AGAGAGAAGTATGGTAGATTAGGGTGTATTCAAAAATCAAGTGACAGAAGTAGTTTTATTTATTTTGTAAACGATAATATATTTGGTTATTATGATACCTACGAAGAAGCAGAACTTGCTTGTCTTAGAAAGTTAATTGAAATTGTACAAGGAGGTAACAAATGAGCAACAATAAACAATATGTAGCGACTTTTACAACAAGCATACAAATTTCACCAGACAATTTTAAATTGATTAATCCATCAATGCTTTGTGATGAAAATACAACATTAGGAGATATTGAAAAGTTTGTTAAAGAAAATCATTGGAACGGAATAATAGAAGTTAGAATTACTGAATTAACATACGGAGGTAACAAATGAAGATTAATCCAATAATTGCAGCACTTTTAACAATGGTGGCAATATACCTATTGATATCATTTGCCATATGGGAATTAAATGCTAAGTATTGGAAGACAGAAGCAAGGGTAATGTACGCTTTGTTCGCCCCAATTTTTGCAGCATTGATGTATTCATCAGTTAAACTTTACAACGATCAAAACTACAAATAAGCGGAGGAAGATTTTAGTAAACTAAATTCTGCTCAATAAAGCATACCACTTTATCTATAATTTGCCACTAATTAGCATTTAGTGGCTTTTTTTGAGGGTGCTTTTGAGGGAGCTCTTGAGGGTGCTATTTGTGAAAAAATCACAATAAGTTGTCATTAAAGTACCAAAATGACGGATTTATGCGTCATTAATGGCCATTTATCACATTAAAGTAGGATTTATCATACATTTTAAAACTATGGAAAACACTAAAAGTACTAAAAGCATTAAAAGCATTAAAGAAAAATCGTTTGAAGAAGTACTCGCAGAATTAGATCAAATGATTGAAGCAGACATGCTTAAGTTTAAAGAAGCACTAGATAATCTTTCTGTAAGGGAGAATACTAATGCTTATTTTGAACAGGAAGAAACGTTAATAGAAGAGTTTGAAACTCCGCAAATTTTTAGTAATTTAGCGGAAAATCAAACCAACTTTATTAACAGTGACGAAGATTCAAGACTCTCTAACTATGTCCAGGATAGCATCTCTGACTAATAAGATGAGTCCTCAGTTTATTGACCACTGTAACACGAATGGAATTGACTTAATTAAGTGGTACAGATGGCAATTACATCTTATTTGGGAACAAAGAAATATTTCCCGCATACATTCAGGTTACTTCAAGAAATCAAAAAAGAAATAAAATGTACAAGGTAGTATTTGAATTTAATCACGATGAAGTAGAAATCGTGCAAGTTTTAGAGAAAAGCGGTGAAGACTGGGTTTTAGTAAAAGATAAAGAATTACTGGATAGAATTGAAAGAAAGTTCTTATCTACTAAAAGCAAAAATCCTTCATCAAAAGGTTACGGTCAAGTAGTCTACACAGAAAACTTGACATACGTAACAGGAAGTTTTGAGAGTATTAAATAAGAACTATGGGCTACGATGAATATTTATTTAGCTGTCTTCTCAAAGAATATGATGAAGATTTTGCTAGCTTACCTTATGATGAGCAATTTGACAATCTACCTAGACTCTATAAAGAGTTTGAAAAATCTCCTTTCAACGAAAGAGAAGAGTCACTTTATGCTTGTATTGAAAGATACCTACTAGATAAAGAGGCTAATCAAAACGATGAAATGGACCTTGATGACGATGAACTAGACTACATCATTTAACGATAAGGCCAGTTAATAGCTGGCCTTTTTTATTATGCACCAGATTTACGTTCAACTACAAATTAACACCGATCCTTCTATAGATTCGCAGCTTGTTTGGGTAGTGTATAATCTAGCAAACACCATTTACAAAGTATTCCCAGAAAATCAAGAACAACAAGCTTATAACTATAAATCGGAGCAAGAAAAACAATTTAAAACCAATGGATTTATTAGTAACACATCCCGTAAAGAAATCTGACCTTGGATTTCACGGTAATCTTTTTGGAGGCAAACTCTTAGCTTGGGTAGATGCTGCTTTAGCCGCTTATGCAATGGAGAAATGCCACACACAAAACATGATTACCATATCTATCGACCAGTGCGTATTTAAAAAACCAGCTAAAGAAAAGCATTTGGTTAAGATCTACGCTGAAATGATTCGCATAGGTAACACGTCAGCTACTTTCAGAGTAGAAGCTCGAGCATATAATGTATTTAGAGAAGACGAAGTTATTCTCTTACAAACCTGTATGACTTTTGTTCGAGTAGACGAAGAAGGGGAACCCATTCCTATTTCTAAACAAGTAAAAGAAACCTTTCAATCTAAAAACCAACTTTAATTAATGAAAAGATTATTTATCGTAGCGTTACTAACGCTATGCTCTGCTATTGCAGTAGGTCAAACATTCTCAGGTATTCCGTTAAGCGGAAACGTAGACGTATTTAGGCAAAAACTAGCTACTAAAGGCTTTGTTTATCAAAAAACCATTGCCAGTGGTTATCTTTACACAGGTAAAATTGCCAACGAAAAAGTAGATGTATATGTAATGCACACTCGTAAGAACCGTTATGTTTATAAAGTTGTAGTGTATTTTCCAGAAAACTTTACTTTTGAGCGTTTAATTGCAAATTACGAAGAGAAAGTAGCAGTTTTAATTTCTAAATACGGAGAGCCATCTGATTCTTTTGATTATTTTACGAGTCCTTATTTTTATGGCGACGGATATGAGTTACAAGCAGTAAGTTCAGGCAACTATACAAAATTTTGTGTTTGGACAGAAGGAGTACATAGTGACTTTCCTAAACTTGTACAGGTTAGCCGCACAAACTGTGTTATGATTATGTACGAAAACACAGAGAACGTAGAAATCAAAAAACAAGAAGATCTCCAACAAATGCAAAACGGTCTGTAAACTATAAATAGATTAAAGAAGTATGGAGTACAGAATTTATGCAATTGACCTCACTGAGTGGGAAACATCAGACTTATCAATTGTTGATTTAACTGATGAAGAATTTATCAAAATTGCTGAACAGCAAGGACGAGTTTACACGCTCAAAGGATTTGAATCAGAATTTAATAATGAAAATATATCAGACCAATGGTACATAAGAATAATCAAAATACAGTCGAACTCTTAGGCTTCTACGGAAGTGACAGGGTGATTGCCCAAAGCGCATGGACTAGTACATCAAGAGAGTTAAGTCCAGAGAAAGAAGCACGTATTCCTAAACTCATCGAGATGTTGTGGTCAGAAGGACACGAAACTCCATTCGAGAAAGCGAACGTACATTTCTTGGTGACGTGTGACATTGCATCGCATATCCATCTTTTAAAGCACCGTATTGCAAGCATCAACGCTGAGTCTGCTCGTTACAAAGAATTAAAGGAAGATAAGTATTACATTCCAGAAGATTGGGACTTTACATTAGATAATTCTAATTTAGAAAACGCTACTTTGAGAGCTTGGGCAAAAACCTTGAGAGAAAATACTGAAAATTGTGATAAACTATATCACAAATGTCTTGAAGACCTTACTCCTATCCTCGGGCGTAAACGTGCTAAAGAGTCTGCTAGATTTTTTAAGACGTACAACTCTCAGATTACAGCAGACGTACAGTTTAACATGCGATCCTTTGCTAATTTTTTAAAACTTCGTGCTTCAGAACACGCACAAGTCGAAATTCGAGATATCGCCTGGGAAATGTGTAGACTAGTAGAAAACATAGAAGGCAATCCGTTTGAGCATACTCTGAAAATGATTAAACCTTAAAAGTATGAAAAAGGCTAACAAAGAACAGAAACAAATCTCAATCCAAGTTAATGGTCCTATGTTAGAAGTCTTAGTGCATTGTACAACAGAGGCACAGACTATTAAAAAACTGAAAGAACTAAAAAACTTAATCAATCCGCCTAGAGAGAAAGTAGTTAGTCGTGTACGGGTTAGATGGCAAGTAAAATCTCGCGTAGATTACATTGAACCTCAAGGCAAAATTCCTGGAAAACATCATTTCCAAATTATTCACAATCACCCCAACCACCCTTTAAATTTTAAATAATGACAAAATCAACCAATCCGTCTGCTTTAGAAGATGCGTACAGCACACTAAGGTCTCTTGAATTATCTTCAGAAGAAACATTACTCTTTATTGGTGTAGAGCCCTCAGAAACCGAAGGAGAATCTAGACTTATGGCTACAATACAAGGTAATCGTTCTAAGATAGCTACAGCAATTTATCAAGCAATGATTTCCGACACTGATTTAGCTGAGATTATTCAGACGGCTACTTTTGAATTTTTTAAGGACTATCAAGAAACTACAGATAAAGACTAAACTATGACAATCCAATCATTTCGTAACGCAGAATTAGACAACGTAATCCTAGAAATAGGAGACCAAGACGAGTGGAAGCAACTAGCCGCAGAAATGGGCTTAGAAAAACAAATGGAGTTTGTTCAGGCTGCTAAATCTCCACTTCCCTACCCTTACATGAACCAAAGTATGCAGAATATCTTTGGTACACTTTGTCCTACTAAAATTGATTTTAAAGAATATTCCAAGACTCCTATACCATTAGAAGTTATGCGAGAGCTTGCTTTCTGTAAATCAGAAAAGTATTTTAGTGATATCAAAATCTGGTATGATGATAAAACACCAGATCCAATTGCTGTAGGAACAACTACTAGGTACTCTGCTACTTATTACAAAACCCAAGAAGATAAAGACAAAGGTAGTTACTACAACAGAGAAAGTACACCTTATGACTTTACCTCTAAAGAGCAGGCAAAAGATTATATTGAGACTATGGGATTGTTTTATAATGACTGTAACTCACAAACTAATCAGTATTTAATTGCTAGATGGGCTGATGAGTTACGTCCTATGGAAGAATTAAAGAAGTTAGCTTTAGATAGACTTAAAGATAAGTACATGAGTGAGTGGAACAAAGCTATCAAAGAACTTCAATCTAAAGTAAATACAGCCTCAGAAACATTAAACCTATATTTAATGGGTGAAATCTCTGAATGGGATTTAAGAAAGAACCTCTAAGTAAATTAACCTTAATTAAAGCCTCGAGAAATCGGGGCTTTTTTGTTTAACCATTATCGTAAAACTAAATTATGTCGTTTGATCCACTAGACCCTGATTACCTTCTATCAGTAGACAAAACAGAAGAAAACTTATCTTTAATTATTAAGACCAAGCCAGAAAAAGCTAAGTCTAAAAAAGAACCTACGGTTAAGTTTCACATGTCCAAAGAGTTGAGAGAAAGACTCATCACTCTAAAAAACAGACAGCCAGAAGAAAATTTAATTACAACAATATGCGACCGCATGCTCAAATTAACGCGAGTTCCTCAAAGTTGTATTAATTATCTAGGCTTATCTAATGATGACTTTTCTAAAATTTCTTACTTAAACCCTGAACGCATTGAAAGACTAAAAGGCCAGAAATTTACAGAAAAGTATATTGTCCCTAGAACCCAAGTTATTGTTCATGAAAAACGAGAACACGAGTTAGTTCATGAAGACGGTACAAAAGAACTTGTAGAAAACAGATTTCAGGTAATGATTCCTTTTGGTAGAGAGTTTTTTTACGAAAAGAAAGAAATTAAATTAGTTAGAAGCAAAGTATTTGATGCAGAAACTAACACCCAGCACGTTGTTTATTCTATTCCTTCTTCTATAGAGACTATAAACCGTCGACACTATAACTTTAAATTTCACAATAAAACACTGGTAACTACATGGGGGTTTTCAACTATTGATAAATGGTATTTTAGACGGCTCAAAGAAGTAACTAGAGACTCTTACTGGGATTACAATTTGCGGTATCACCAAAGTATCCATAAGATTCTTACTAACTTATTTAAAGACGAGTATAGCGAAAGAGACAAAAACATTTTTGCTGAGCAGTACTTTAAGCTAGTAGTAGCTAATAACAAAAATGTACAGTTTCTAATTGGAGACGGAGATTTGTTTAGAGAAGCATATTACGAAGCTAACTACAAAAAACCTAGCAACAATGCAACTCTGTGGCAATCTTGTATGCGGTACTCTTCTTGTCAAAACTATTTTGAGTTATATGAAGAACTTCCAGAAGTTAAGATAGCTGTACTGTATGAGTACAATAAAGTAGTCGCACGTTGCTTGCTGTGGGAAATTGATGGAGTAAAATACTACGATCGTATTTATTATTATAACGATGAGTTCTTTGCTCTTATGGAAAACTACCTAGAAAATTACGGCTATAAGTTTATGAGAACTTCTCATTCTGCAGGTGTAAACAACAAGTACGATTTAAGCGTAAAATTAACTTATAGTGAGTTTCTTGACTTTGGTGCTTTTCCTTATGTAGACACCATGCGTTATTACTACCCAGATTTAGGTATTTTGACTTGTGAAGAACGAGAGTATACGCCCTGCTATGAACTTAGCGACACTACGGGCAACTACGAAAACAATTATGACAGAGACCCAGAATATACTTGTCCTCATTGTGATCGCGAGGCAGATCCAGATGATGCTGTATTGATTGACAGAGGTCCAGGTAGAGGAACAGATTCATGTCCTAGCTGTGTAGAATACTCTGAAGAGTACCAAGAGTATATTTTAAGTAGCTCAGCTGTTTTTTGTGAATTTAGTAATAGCTATGTTCTAGAAGCCGACGTTGTAGAATTAATAGACGGAGAAAACTGCTATTCTGAGCATTTAGACTTGCGTCAATATGAGAACGACTATGGCTATTTTGTTATTGGACACCATGAATACGAAGAAGCTGATGAAAAGTATTATCATCCAAGTGACCCAATGGCTCCTAGTAACCTTGTAAATGCGGTTGAAGAAGCTGAAGAGGTCGAAGAAACTCAAGAAGTACCTGATTTAAGTCCACCATTATTGTAATCGTAAAACGAAAAAATTAAAAAAATCAAAATTAAAAACATGTATTCATTAAATCAATCTTATGATAAAGTTCTAGGTAGAACTGTCATCGAAGACTTTCACGTTGACTTTGCTACGCTAAACTCTATCATGTATAAACAATCCCCTACCTATAACGAAGCTCTAAATAAAGAAAAAGCACATTTTTTGACTGAGCTTATCTTTAATCTGACAGGGGTAAAAGCTACTAAAGATGCGGTGGGAAATCTTTATTTTGTTAAAGGCACTTCAGACTTGTATCCTACTATTGTAGCTCACTATGACACTGCTCAAGACTATCATCCAGGACTTACTATTCAAAGAGCAGGAGATTGGTTATACGGTTTTGACATTACTACAGGTACTCAGTGTGGTATAGGTGCAGATGATTCTGTCGGTATCTATTTTGCTATTGAGATGTTGAAGCGTCTTCCTGTATGTAAAGTAGCGTTATTTTATGGTGAGGAAAGAGGTTGTATCGGCTCTAGTAGTTGCGATATGACTTTCTTTAAAGACTCTCTGCTAGTAAGTCAGCTTGACAGACGCTCTTTCCAGAATGACTTTATTGTTCACACTAACGGAGTTGAAGTATTTCCAACCCATTATGTAGATGTAATTCAAACATTCTTGAATAAGTATGACTATACTCCAGCCAATGGTAGTTGTACTGACGTAGGTGCGTTACGTAGAGCTGGATTACAAGTTGCTTCTCATAACACAGCATGCGGTTATTTCAACGAACACACGGACGAGGAAGTTATTCACATCCCTTCTATGATTAATGCAATGTCTATGGTTTATGAGATTCAATCTTATTTACTCGAGAACAAACTTCAGTTAGAGTTTCCTTATGTTCGGTTTGTTGAGCAGAAATCAATTTATGCAAAACCGTGGGTTTCTGCTTTTGAAGATAGACTTGACCAAACTAGATTCAGCGATTCTTTTTATGACGTAGATGAAGTAGGAACTGGAATTAGTAAAACAGCAAAACAGTACACTGACCTAAACCATGTTCTTACTGACTTCCCTAGTGTAGAAGAGATAACGTGGCAATTTGACGTAACAGAAAGAGATCTTACTTTAGCTAAAGTTAAATCAGGTAAAACTCCTGTATCTGCTTATGTAGCTTATACTAGTATAAGTTATAACACCAAAACTAAAAAAGAACTTTACTTAGAAGACTACGAAATTAGACACGCATTAATTAACGAAAAACCCCACAAAGGAATGAATGCTTGCTGTGTAAAAGATTACCTGTATAACATTCCTTTTAATGTAGTGGAGTGTCAAACTTGTGGAAGTGGTTATCATCTAGAATTTACCGCAGAAGATATCTATACTTTACCTGACGACAGTTTCCAATCATTAGATGAGTGGGCTGAGATGTACGGCTACATTTAATAGGGAGCAGCAATGCTCCCTTTCTATTAAACTTATTATTATGACAGAATATGAACATTATGGCGAGTCACTTAACACACATCCTGATTACTTTTTAATGAAGAGAGCCTATGAAGAAAAATTGTTAATTGAAGAGTTGGAAACAAGAGAACATTTTGCTAAATTCGTAACCCCTGTATCAGAAAATATCCAAAACATTACAGCGGAACAACAAGGTAAACAAGAACTTAACGAAGAAATTAATGAAAACGAAACGAACGTTTTACGATGTGCTATGGGCCCTGTGCGAGAAGGAGGGATTGATAGCAAAATGGAAAGAGATTGGACTGTTGATAGAGTCCAATTCTAAATTCTCTTGGCATCCTAATGCAGGTAGTTATTTAGGAGAAGAAGAAACTCAGATTGTAGGTGCGCTTACAGTCAACGAAGACAAACAAACCAGTGTAACACTTCCCAAAACCAAAGCTCCTAAAGTATTAGAGGATATTCCTTGGTTAGAAGAGTTTGCACAAAAGTTCAACAGACAAAACTTAGGTTTCTCTGGTAAAGTTACTGATAAGAAAACTACACTAGAGAAGATGCACAAGTTTCTTCAAACTTATGACTACACTAAAGATGAGATTTTAGCCGCAACTGATATGTACATTGATAGTCTGAAACGCTCAGGCTCTATCAAGTTCATTAGAAACAGTGGTTACTTTATTTCTAAGGTAATTGACGGAGTACAACAAAGCGATTTGGCTAGCTGGTGTGAAGAGTATAGAAACACTGGCAGTAAAGGTAACTACAACTCAAGAAGTATTATCTAATGTTAGGCTTTAACGATGTACTCAGTCAAATTGAGCGTAACAAGTCTATCAAGGAACTTGGCGGGATTACCTCCATATTGCCTCCTTTTGATAGATTAGGACAAAACTACGGTGGTTTTACTCGTGGTTCTATAACAGCTATTACAGCAGGTTCAGGTGTAGGTAAGACCAAGTTTGTAAAATACTTTACAATCTTAAATATTTTCAAGAGAACCTTTGGCACTAACATTAAACCTAAAGTATTCTACTTTGCACTAGAAGAAAGCGAAACAGATTTCTGGATGTCGTTTATCTCTATGTATCTCTATGAGAAATATAAGATAACAATTAGTGTATCTCAACTTAAATCAATCGGTAATTTTACAGTAAACGATGATTTAATGGAGAAGATACGGAATGCAGAAAAGTTTATTCGTCAGCTTCAAGACTTTGTAGAAGTTATCGACTACATCAGAAACCCCACAGGTATTCAAAAACACGTAAGAGCATATTTTGATAACCCAGAGATAGGCACTTACGAGTACAAAGAAGTTAACGGAAGACAAGTTCCAGTAGCTTATCACTATAAATCAGATGATAATTGGGTCTTTTATATTTTAGATCACATCAGTCTATTATCAAGTGAGACAGCAGCAGATACAAAGATGCGCCTTACTCCGTATCAGACTATTGACTATATGGTAAAAGATATTGTCTTAGATTTATTTTCAAAAAGATTTAAAATGGCGAACATCATTGTTCACCAGCAAACGCCTTCTTCAGAAAGAGCACAGTACACTAACAGAGGTGCGTTGATAGAAGAAATGCTAGAACCTTCCCTGGAAGAATTGCATTTAAACAAAGGTGTACAGCAAGATTACGAGGTAGTATTAGGCTTGTTTAATCCCTCTCGATATAACATACCAGCACACAATGGTTATGATATATCTATTCTTGGACAGAAGTATCGTTCCCTAATGTTTTTAAAGGACCGACACTTTGGCTTAGAGAACTCTTGTGTAGGATTATATTTTAATGGTGCAAACGGAGAGTATTTAGAATTGCCCAGACCCGAAGAAATGAACAATCCTACAAAAGGATATTACGAGCATTATTCAAAATTATGACAGACAACTTAAAGACAGTATTTGAAGAATTGGCAAAAAGAGTCGGCTCAAGTTTAGAAGAAATAAACTTTGACGACAAAAATTGGTTTGAGAAACATACTTGGACCGTAGAAGAAGAATTAAACTATAAGAATTGGCTTATAGAATTTATGGAAAATAATCCAGATGTAATTGAAGATTTAGTAAAGGAAGGGCTACTCCGTAGGGATATCAATAATATGGCCACAGACTTCGTAATCTTTTACGGATGGAATTACAAAAAAAATAATCAATAATCATGTCAAGCAAATTAATCGCAATCGTCGGCCCAAGTGGTACAGGGAAATCAACCTCCATCAAATCATTGAATCCGAAAGAGACGTTTATTATTAACGTCGCACGCAAAGAACTCCCATTCAGGGGAGCAGAGAAACTCTACAATCTAGAGTCTAAAAACTACATGGAAGTAGATGACATCACACAAATTACAGGACTCCTAAACACTATCAGTGAGAAGGCTCCGCACATCAAGAATGTAATTATGGATGATGCTATCTATTCTATGTCATTCTTAATGATGCGTAAAGCTAACGAGGTTGGCTTTGCAAAATTCACAAACCTCGCACAGCAAGTAACTAACATGTTAACTACTGCGCGTAGATTACGTAACGACCTTAAAGTATTTTATATTACTCACTCTGAGAACATAGAAGACGAAGGTAAAATCGTAGGTCAAAAGATTAAGACTATCGGTAAAGCATTGGACAACCAAATTGTATTGGAAGGTTTATTTACTATTGCTTTGTACACTCACATTGACGAGGACAAGAATGGTATTCCAACCTATCACTTTGTAACCAATCGTTTCCGTAATTATCCAGCGAAGAGTCCTATGGACATGTTCCCTGAAGTTCTTATTCCTAACGATCTTCAATTAGTTTGTAATATGGTAGATCAATATTACAATGACGAAACCGCAACTCCTGCTCCCGTAGCAACTATCCCAACTAAAAAAGTAAAAGAAACATTAACTCAACCCGAAACAAATTAAAATTATGAATTTAAACGAATTAGAAACCAGAGAACCTTCCAGTCGTAAACTAGTAACTGGATTTGCACCAATCCAAATTATTGCTGTTAACCCAGACGTTAAAAAATTACGTGAAATTTTAAACACAGAGGATGTTAAAGAACCAAACTATGAGGCAGAGAAAGGCTCTCGTTTAGATTTTTGGTTTGTTAGTCATCCTATGTCTAAGATAGAGTTTCGTGGTAAGTTTGCTATGTGGGCATCTAACGATGTTCGTGTATCTAAAACCGACAAAAAACAATACATAGATAACTTTACCAAGACTATGTGGGCTTCTAACCTAGCTAACGCCAGTGAATTAATGGGCACCTGGGATGAATCTCGTAGACTTGATATGAAGAGTATCCGTGAAGCAAAGGAAGGTGAAGAGAACATCTATAACTTGATGAAAGCTTACGCTAACGCAAGTCCTAAAACTAAACCATTCGTACTTGATAGCTGGAATGCTATTGCTCAAGGTAATGGTTCTGAATTACAAGCGTTCTTTGACCACTTCAACAAACTTGACCAAGGTGTTAAGGTGTTGTTGGGTATTAAAGAAGGCAAGTATCAGGACGTATTTACAGGCATCTTCTTGAATGTAAACGGCAGAATTACCGACTATGTAACTTCTCGTGTAACTGGCGAGTACGGTTATAAAGGTGACTATCAAGGTAACTTTGACCTAAAAGAATATAACATGGAGTCTGCTCCTAGTTCTAACGAAGTAGAGAGTGGAGTAGCAAACATGTTTGGAGATAGTCCTGTGACTGCACAAACTGAAACTCCTAATCCATTCTTGGATTTCTAGTTTATTGTTGTTGATAAGGGGGATTGTTATGCAGTCCCCCTTTTTTATTTTATAAGAAATGGATTTAAATCAAATAGAAACGAGGCCCACTGTCCAGGACATCTATAAGATTATTGGACAAGAAAGGATAATGGAATATTATTTAAACGTTCCCATAGTTATGGGTAGACGGTACGTTAATCCATTGCGAGCCGATTCAAATCCTGGTTGTTTCTTTAAGTGGCTTCCTTCGGGTAATCTATATTTTGTAGATTATGCAACCGAACAGGTGTATTATACCTGTATAGATGTAGCTATGTTGGTTACGGGCTATAAGTATCCAGACGTTTTATATAAAATAGAGTCAGACTTTCAGCTTACCAACTTAAATCTATCAGACAAAGCACGCCTTAAAGCCGAAACCAAAGAGACTGTTATTCCAGAAATGATTCCTGCTACAATCAAAGTTAAGTTAACTAGATTTACAGCAGAAGATTTAGCTTACTGGAAGCAGTTTGGAGTTAGTCCAAGCATCCTTAGATTCTATGACGTAAGACGTGTAGATAAAGCTTGGATTAATGACGATTTATGGTACGTCAACAACAACGACGATCCCTGTTACAGATATAAAGAGAAAGATAAATTCAAATTATATCGTCCCTTAGTTCGTAAAAAACAATTAAAGTTTAGAACTAACTTCTTCGGAGGTATTTTGGAAGGCTACACACAACTTCCGCATAGAGGACAGTTGCTTATTATTACCAAAGGCTTAAAAGACGTGATGACTTTACACGGCTTAGGTTATAATGCAGTAGCGGTTAGGGGTGAGACCACTCCTATTTCCGAAAATGCCTACGAATTACTTAAAAACAGGTTCGATCAATTAGTGCTATGGTTTGACCCTGACCAGGCAGGCATCACAGGTGCGAGGAAAATGAGCGAGAAATATAACATCCCATTCTTCCAGTATGACGGTGCCTATGGTAAAGACCCTAGCGACATTTACAGAGATCACGGTCCAGAAAAAGTATTAGAATTATGCAAACAATTAAAGAATTTGTGATTAAAGCATTTTTGTTAGTAAATCCTAACTTAAAGAAAGAACCTTTAGTTATAGAAAAGATGTACAAAAAATACATCAAAGACAATAAACTAGAGCCAAGATCTCTAACAAGAACTTTACCTACAGAAAAAACAACTAAAGTTATAAGACAAAAACAACCATTAATCCTACATAGTTGGTCTCCAGAAGAATTACTTATTATGAGTGTATTAGTTAGAATACACAAAGTAGAATTAAATGATGTGTTGAGTATATCTAGAAAACGTGAGGTAGCAGATTGTAGAAAACAAGCTATGGCTTTATTTTATGTTTGCTTTGACTACTCGACTGTTCAGGTAGGAAGAATGTTTATGCGGGACCACTCAACAGTAATTCATGCAGCAGAATCTCATATTCACTTATTAGGTGTTCCTGGTAGATATAAGAGATTGTTTGAAGAAAGCATAGAAGAACTACAAAAAAGAGTACCTGAAGCATTTGTACGCACACACAAGCGGAGTACAATGGGTAGGAACACTAGATTTATTCAACTAATTAAATGGGAAGAACAACTTAGATAATGGAAAAACTATTAAACATACCAGATGATTGGTATAGTAAACTCAAGCACATCGTAGAATCAGATTATTTCAAACAACTCTCTGCTTTTATTAAACAGAGAAGATCTGTTACTGCTGTATTTCCACACAGCAACGAAGTATTTAGAGCATTTAATGAAACTCCATTTGGGAAGATACGCTGCGTCATTATTGGTATGGACCCGTATCCAACCCTCTACAATGGACAACCAGTAGCTTGTGGGCTAGCATTTGCACCTAGATACAAAGAATTTGTACCTCCGTCTCTTAGAATGATTTATAAAAACCTCAAGGACGGTTTGTACAAAAACGATTTAGATTGCCCAGAAACTCTAGATTTTACTAGTTGGGCACAACAAGGTGTATTCTTACTTAACGCGGCTCTTACAGTAGAGCATACTAGGGCAGGTTCACACCTAAAACAATGGGCTCCATTTACAGAAGCAGTAATTAAAGCTATCTCAGATTATTCATCAGGAGTTATCTTTTGTTTCTGGGGTAAAGATGCTCAACAATACAGACAATTTGTAAATCATAGTGCACATTACGTTCTACTAGCACCGCATCCTGTATCAGCTGTATACAAAGGTGGTACGTGGGACTGTCGCCACTTTGAAGAAGTCAACGAGATACTAAAAAGAAATAACGGAGAAACAATCCAATGGCTGAGTTCCTAGATAACAACGATAACATCATCAAAGAAGAATTGATGACCTACTATCATTTCAGAGCTAACTTACTAAAGCACATCAACGATAGAATAGATGAGCTAAATCCTTCCAACGGCACTGAATATGACTACTGCACTACACAAGGGCAGTTAAAAGAATTAAAATCTTTATTAGACTTTGTAAAGTCACAAGGTAGAAATACCGTAATCAGTAAAATCACAGAATCAACAAATAAAACCAACTAATTATGTCAGTACAACAAATTTTAACCCAAGCAAAAGCAGATTGGACAGTAACTAAACATCCTTTATTAGGTCCAGAAGGACAAATCACACCAGGTTATGGTATCTTCAGAGATGACACTAAAGAGTGTCTAGGTGTAGTAGGTAGTAAGTATACTCCTACACAGAACGCTCACATGGCTGAAATTCTTATGGAAGCAGCTGGACGTAACAACGTAAAGATTGAGCGTGCAGGTATGCTAGGTCACGGCCACAAAGTATATTTCCAAATTAGTCTACCTGATGTAAAAATCGGTGGCTCAGACTCTAAGCGTTTCTTAACAGCGTTAAACAGTCACGATGGTAGTGCGCCTATCGGTTTCGGTGCTACTAATGTAGTAGTAGTTTGCGCTAATACTTATTTTGCAGCTATGCGAGATATGACTAGAATCAAGCACACCGCTAATTCTAACATTCGTTTGCAAGAGATTATGCAAAAGATGAAGAGTTCTCTAGACCAGGAAGAGCGTATGATTGAGCGTATGATTGAGATGAGTAACACTACTATCTCTAAAGATGCTATTACAGATGACTTCTTGATTTCTATCATAGGCGGTGATGACGAGACTTCTCGTACAAAGAATCGCTTGGCTATGGTTAAGTCAGCCTTAGTACCTGAGTACAGTAACCACGGAGAAACAGCATACGCTGTATTTAACGCAATCACTCGTTACACTAATCATATGATTTCTTACAAAGATGTTGAAGCTAAGCGTAATGCTTTGATGAGTGGTGTAGGCTTTAGAACAAACCAGAAAGCATTTGATATTATCGAAGAGACTTTCTTGGCTCCTCCTAAGACCTACCATCTTGTAGGTGTAGAAGAGGTTAACATTTAAAGTTAATTTATAAAATGTGGAAGCTCAGTTAATTCTGGGCTTTCACTTTTTAAGTTAATTATTTATATTTGCTTATGTTCAAACGCAACCCCAAAAAGGTTCCCATTAAAGGAGAGCCTGAAAAGAAAGTCATTGAAACAATCTGTAATGACTGTGGTCGGAAACGGCCATACGCAAACAAGACTAAGAAATTATGTAGTGTGTGCGTTCAGAAACAAGCAAAAGAGAAAGCCAAACTAAAAAGAGAAGCAGTCCGTAAAAAGAAAGCAGACACTATTACACAAGCTAAGTTAGACCAAATGACTTCTTGGTTAATCAGAGCTGCCTTTGAAGAAAAATGCCATGCCTGTGGGGTTCAGATGCCTAGAAAGCAATTACAATGCTGTCACTTCGTTAGTCGCACAAAGTCAATGACACGATATGATTTACGCAATATGCTTCCTGGTTGTCCTACCTGCAACATGTACACTCCACACCACGTATGGAACTTAGGTAAGTCCATCAACAAGATATGGGGTAACGACATGACTGAAACTCTTTTAGAGATTTCTACTACTAGCCTTAAACTAAACAACAACGATCGTAGGCAAATCTATGATATCTTTAAGGATGCTTTGGAAAGAATCGAATCAGGTAATTATAATTTAAGTGAGAAGCAGGTGATACTAACCATCTGTTACAATGAGTATTCTGTGATAGTAGATAAAATTATAAAGTAACAAGATGATAGGATTTGTTTCAACAAGTAAAGAAAACATAGCTGCCATTCAAGGTAAGCACCCTGAGATTATCTGTTGTGGAGTTAATCACGCACTTGAATATCTGGATAAATTAGATTGGATAGGTTATGACTCCGAGACTTTAGGATTAGATCCTTATACTTCGGACATAATTACTATTCAGTTAGGCGACGCTAAACATCAATTTGTAATTGACGTTACCAGCGTAGATATCCAGTACTTTAAAGAACTACTAGAGACCAAGCCTATTATTGGTCATAACTTGAAGTTCGACTTACGTTTCTTATATCACGAAAGAATCATACCCTCTAAGGTATATGATACGTTCTTAGCTGAGAAAACAACCCGTTTGGGTATAAACTCGCATCGTTCTAGTCTAGCAGATACCGTGTATAGACATCTAGGAGTTATTTTAGATAAGTCTGAACGGGCGAATATCAACGGCAGGTTCACGGTTCCTTTCGTACTCTACTCTGCGCTGGATGTAACTTACTTACATCAAATTAAAGACATTCAGCTTGGCATACTAGAAAAACAAGGATCACTAAACTCGATTGAATTAGATAACAGATTCGTAAAAGCACTTGCTTATATCGAGTACTGCGGTATTAAACTAGATGAAGGTAAGTGGCGTAGTAAGATGGCTCGAGTTAGAAAAGAGCTAGAAGAAACAGAAGATGCGCTAAATCAGTTTGTAATAGATAATAAGATGAGTAAGTTCATTAATTATCAGGCAGACTTGTTTTCTTCAAGTTTAAAAACCACAATCAATTGGAACTCTTCAACGCAAGTAGTCCAGTTCTATAAAGCTTTAGGTGTAGATACCTCCGTAACAGAAAAAGGAGAAACTAAAGAAACAATAGAAGCAGGACACTTATCCAAGTTCGTTAAGAAGTTTCCAATTATAGAAACTTATCTACGCTATAAGCAAGCACAAAAAGACTTGGGTACTTATGGCGAGAACTTTATTAAACTAATCAACCCCGTAAGCGGTAGGATTCACACTCAGTACAAACAGTTAATGAACACTGGTAGGTTGTCTAGCGGAGGAAAAGATAAAGCCACAGGAACGGCTTATCCTAATCTCCAGAACATTCCTAGCGATGAAGAAACAAGAAGTTGCTTCGTAGCCGAAGAAGGTAATGTCATTATCGGGTGTGACTATTCAGGTCAGGAACAGATTGTTCTAGTAAACAAATGTCTTGATCCTAACTTACTACAGTTTTACGACCAGGGATTAGGTGATATGCACAGCTTCGTGGCCAGCAAGATGTATCCTGAATTAGAAGGTTTAACATTAGATGAAATTAAATCTAAGCACAAGGACAAACGTCAAGCTGCAAAGTCTGCGGGTTTTGCTATTAATTACGGTGGTCAAGGTATTACCATCGCAGAAAACTTAGGTATTAGTTTAGAAGAGGGTAACAAAATTTATGAAGCGTACTTTCAGGCTTTTCCTGGACTTAAAACATATTTCGAGGAAGTCAAAAAGTTTGGCGTACAGAATGGATTCGTACTTATCTCTAAGGTAACAGGAAAGAAATCTTATGTAGATTATTACGAAGACTTCCTAGAAGCCAAGAAAGCAATTGAAACGCCAGGATTTTGGGATGACTACAAGAAACATAAAGCTCAGCGCACCGTGACGTACTCGAAGATGAAAGATCAAATCTCTCGATACTACACAAAGAAAGGTGAGATTGAACGTATGTCCCTTAATTTCCCGATACAAGGAGAAAGTGCAGAAATCACAAAACTTGCTGGAGTTTATTTTTTTGAAAACTATTTAGTTTCTGAAAATTTACTTTTTACTGTAAAATTAATCAACGCTGTACATGACGAATACTTAGTAGAGTGTCCCAGTAGTATTGCAGATGAAGTAGCCAAAGCTTTACAAACAAGTATGGAAAAGGCAGGAGAAATTTTTTGTAAAAGAGTAAAATTAAAAGCAGATCCCTCTATTAGTTCGTATTGGAAAAAATAAATTATCCTAAGCTATTGTTGGATAGTTTAAATTTATGTATATTTGACTTATGAAAGTATGTACTAAATGTAAAATTGAGAAAGACCTTTCTGAATTTTATGAAACTAAAACAACTAAAGACGGATATACTTATAACTGCAAAAATTGTCACTTAATATACAGAGAAGCTAATAGAGATAAAGCAGCTAAGTATATGCAACATTTGCGCAGTATTAAAGGAGAAGAACTGCGAACAAGAAAACGAGAGCTAAGAAGACAACAAGACTACAGAAAAAAATTAATCTGCCAAATTCGAGGAAGGGCAAAAACTAGAGGAATTGAATTTAACTTAACTATAGAAGATATTCCTTACGTAGACGTGTGTCCTTTATTAGGATGTAAACTAGTTCCAGGAACAAAAGATAACTATGAGTATACTCACTCTGTCGATAGAATAGATCCAACAAAAGGGTATGTTCCTGGAAATATTTGGGTTATGTCCAAAAAAGCAAATAGCATGAAAAATAATGCAACTAAAGAAGAATTAATTCTTTTTGCACAAAACGTATTAAAAATTTTTAACAACTAAAAACAACAAAATGGGAGCAACACAATTTATCAATAAGACAAGAGCCTACTCTATGAGAGAGGCTTACAACCAACTTGTAGAAGATGCAACACAAGAACATGGCCACGACAGCTACAATGGTACTATCAGTACTACTCAAGGATTTAGAGATATAACTTCTGAGTTCCGTAAAAGCGGGTTAACTATTGACGAGTTTATTGACGAGAAAATAGAAGACGCGAGTAAATGGGGTCCTGCATTTGGCGTTTGCATTGTAGATCCTATCCAAAACAAACTAAAAGTAAAATCTCAGGTAGAGCAAGTCGTAGTTCCTGGAACTAAGAAATGGGAACTTATGTACTTTGTACTTGACCCTAGAGGAAAGAAAATCGCTAGCAGTGACAACAAAACAGAAGCTGTTAAGTTGGCTCGTGCCTACACAGAAAAGACTCAAGAGAACACAACTGTTATTATGGAGCGTGTATTGGTGTCTTGTAGTCCTGTTGTAGCTAGAATTAAGTTTAAACACGATAAGAACCAAAAACCAGGTGCTTATTATTTCTTTGGATACGCAGCAGAATAATTTGTGAGTAACAGTTCTGATTATTTTAACGGAAGTGTAACTGACAACGTAGAAAAACTATTAAGGGAAAGACCAGAAACCAGGGATGAAGACAGCAAACTAGTCGCTAATTATTATTATTACTTTCAAGCAGACCTTGTAAAAGGTAAAACTGCTGAAGAATTTTTAAAAGCACTAGGTCGAAATGAACTGGTTTCTTCTGACCTTATTACTAGAACTCGTAGAAAGTTACAGGAACACAATCCCGACTTACGAGGTAAGGTATGGGAAGAAAGACAAGAACGGAGAGAAGCAGTTAGGCAGGAAACCAGGAACGCAGAAGAATTTAAGCGACCTAAACCACCTAAGCCTCCTAAACCTCCACAAATTAAACCAACTAACAAAAGAATTATTTAATGGCAAATTATTGTTACAACTCCATCACTTTCACAGGTGATGTGGAGCAACTAAAAAAACTCGAAAAACGTTTACAAAAAGCACAAGAAAATCGCCTCAAAGAAGCATACACGGACCAAGGACTTCCAATACCGACTACAGTTTCAGACGAAAATTCTCTATGGTTAAATGGTGCAAATTACCACTTTATCCTATTTAAAAAAGCAGATAATTGGGCGGACTCTAGTGAAGATGTGTATGAGAAGTACGGAAGTAAGTGGTTCGAACCTTACTGGAGTTTTGATGAAGACACTTTACAGATGTGGGGAGATAGTGCTTGGAGCCCTATGCTGCCTTTCTTTGTAAAAATCTGTAAGTTTTATAAACTTAACGCTTCGGGTTTCTACTCAGAGCCAGGGATGAACTTTGCAGGAGACTTTGAAATGAACGAAGCTGGAATGATGCAACACATACCTGCAACTTATAGAGCGCACTTAGCAAAAAATAATCCTGAAGTTTTTTGGGAGGATATTATAGTGTGGATAAGTGACGGAGTTTATGATAGTTTAGATGCTATATTTGCTGACTTCAAGGAAGTAGATTGGGAACTAACACCTAGTGAAATACAAACACTTGAAGAAGCATTTAAGGAGTTTAAAAACGTTCCAACCCCCTAATGAGTTTAAGTGAAGAACAAAAACTAAAGGATATAAGAAGGGCCTATGTGTTAGCACGGGCCCTGAATATCCAATATCAGTGGATTAGAGAGTTTCTTAATCCAGAACTTAAAAAAGCAGCCAACGATGCTAAAGCAGCTAATTCTTATTTTATTAAAAAAATTGACGATGCCTTTAAGCGCAGATTGCGAGAAGACAAACTCATTAATGAAGAAGAAGAGCTAGCCTTTAAACTATTGGAACAATTAGAAAGAGTAGAAAAAGTAGAAAAATTAAACACGGATAAAGATGTCAATAAATAGAATTTATTTGCCAGGAAAACTTAGCAAAAACATTGACGGCACTATTCATCTTAAAGTTGATAGGGAATTGTTACAAGCCTACTACTTAGAATTGATGATGGGTGATCCTGAAATTGATGTTGAGATTTGTTTTACGCGGATTGATGCAAAGAAAACAATCCCACAATTAGCATACTTTTTTGGCGTTGTACTTCCTATTGTTAAAGAACAACTAGAAGAACTAGAAGGAACTACAATGACCAAAGACGATGTAATGACTATCCTAAAAAGTCTTTTTCTTTATGAAGAAATTTTATTTGAAGGAGAGTTTAAAAAAGTGCCTATGTCTTTATCTAAAGCTAAGAAGTCCGAAATCAATCGGTTTATACAAGATGTAATGGACTTTGCTAGAGATATGCTGGGAGTAGAAATACCAGAACCAAACAAAGAAATTGAATATGGAAAACAACGAGATTAAAAAAGAAATTGCCCAAGTAGTTGATGACTTCGAGAAGGCACTAAAAGAAAGAGACAAACAAGAAGCCTTCAAAATAGAGGGCCATTTGACACAAGAACAGATTGACGGTATTAAAGATTCTATGAAAATTACTAATCAAATGGAACAAGCTCTACGCTACAACAACGGCAAGCCTCAGTGGTCGTTAGTAGATTTTGATTCGCTTGAAGGACTAGTACACGTTCTAGAGTATGGTGCTAGAAAATACGCCAAAGACAACTGGAAGAAAGGTATGCCCGTAACTCAAGTAAGTGAGTCTTTAATGCGCCATTTGTTTGCTTTCTTACGAGGTGAAGATGTAGATCCTGAATCAGGATGTCGCCACATCAGCCACGTAATGTGTAATACAATGTTTCTTGAGTATATTCTAAGAGAAAAACCCCATTATGATGACAGAAAAGGTGAAAATAAAGTTTTATAATTTCTTTAGAAAAAAAACAGGACAAAGAAATACACCATATGTGTATTTTTATTTTGTACCTTTAATAGCATGGTCTAGAACAGTTAACCAATCTATCAATTTACATATTGGATGGTTGTATTTCACAATTTTAATTACAATTAAGAATGATTACCGACGAAAAATATTTACAAAGTAACGCTCTCAGCCAAAGTAAGCTGAAGAAGATTTTAATTGACCCTTCTAACTATCTAGAAGATAGTTCAGACAGCGAGTTTGACGAACCTAAAGTTAACATGATTATAGGAGATGGTGTAGATATTCTCCTAACACAAAATGAAGACGTATTCTTTGAACAATTCCACATCGGTACTGTAGAAAGACCTACAGGACAAATGGGTGATTATGTATGGAGTTTATTTGTACACAGAAGTAATCCAGATGCAGAAGAAATTGCTTATCAAGAAGCGGGATTCAAACGCGACACTTTTGAAAAAGTAAAACAAAGATTTGAGACTGAAGGTGCTGCGTACTTTTATGATTTAATAGACGGAGAAAACAAAACCGTTATCACTCCAATACAGTTTACGCAGATTCAAGTAGCTAAAGAAACTTTATTAACGCACAAGTTTACTGCAAAGTATTTCCGTAATACTGAACGTTATGAAGTTCGTTACCAAGTTCCTATCTATTTTACGTATGAAGGTACTGACTGCAAGGGTCTAATCGATTTAGTAATTATAGATAAAGAAACCAAAACTCTTTATCCTGTAGACATTAAGACTACTAGTTATAGATTAAATTCTTGGATAGGTAATTTCTGGTCTTTACGTTATGATATTCAAGCAGCTTTCTATAGTTATGGATTAAAAACTATGTTAGACAAGTTTGAATGCGAAACACTTGGTGACTTCAAGTTTATTGTAGTTAACCAAACCAAGCCAGAAAACCCCCTAGTTTTCCGCGTACCAGACGAAGTATTAAAGTTTGGAGAAGTAGGTGGTAAGAAGATTACAGTTGAATACGAGGGCTTTAAACAAGCCATAGATAGGGTTAAGTGGCATACAGAAAATGACCTATGGGATTATCGTATGGAAGACTATTTGAATAATGGTGTCAGAGATATAACTTTGCCTAAAATCTGATGAGTACGAATACAGAAGTGAAAGATCTGAATCTAACGGCTAAGCTTTTATGCGGCTTTGTTTTTTCAAGCAATAGCTTAGGTCCGTTGGTTAGTGCTGGCTTAATAAACATCTATCTAGATGATTACGGTCAGTCAGGAAAGTATAAAGATTGCATGTTCTTCTTATTCAATTCAAAAAATAAGTATTATGACTCTTTAGAAAGGAAAATTACTGATTTTAAAAGCTTCCAAGATTTTTACGACATAGAAGAAAATCGTAGGATGTTGGTGTTTAAAATAGGCAAAGCTTATATCCAAGATTATCAACAATTCAAACAGAATAACTTTGATGATTTTTCTACAGCTGCGTTGAGTGTTTTACCAATAGTTAACTTTAACTTTGAATTAGATTATTCAAAAGAAATTTATCGCTACCATTTATGTACAAATTAACTCACGCTGAAAAGAAACTAAACCTATACCTAGACATAGCAGAAAGAGTCGCTCAAGAATCTTACTGCAAGCGTTTACAAGTGGGCGCTGTTATTGTAAAAGACGGAAACATTATTTCCTTCGGATACAATGGCACGCCCTCTGGTACGCCTAACAAGTGTGAGGAAAATGATGTAACCTATGCTTATGTTCTACATGCAGAATCTAATGCAATAACCAAGGCTTGTAAGTCACCTATATCTACAGAAGGGGCTACAATGTACTTGACGCACTCCTGCTGCCTAGAATGTGCAAAGTTGATTATTCAAAGCGGAATTAAAAAAGTTTATTATTTACAAGACTACAAAGATAAGTCTGGTATTAATCTTTTAAAAAATTGTGACATTGAAGTAAGTCGCATAAATAGAAAATCAAAATAAACCAACCAAAACAATATAACTATGAAACTTAGAGGAACAAGAGTCTTATTAGACCAACCTAAGATTAAAGACTTAGGGTTAGAGTTATCTCCTGAAATCGAGAAGGAGTTAATTGCCGATGAATTAAAGAAGTACAACGCTCTTGCAGTATTTGCTGTTGGAGATGAAGTAACCGACTTAAATGTAGGCGACTTAGTATATGTAAGTCCTACTACTTTAGCTATGGCTGAGATCGTAGAAGTAGAAGACGAGCATAAGATTTTAGTACGTGCCATGGACATTTCAATTATTTGGTAATATGATAGTAATTGTTTTAACTTTAATTGCAGGTATTTTAATTGTATTGGGAGTTTCTTTAATTAATGAATTAAAGAGTATCAATGCTAATTTAAGCAGACAGTGTGCGCAAAACGAGTTGTCAGTGGCCTGTAGTAGAACTAGTTTAGATATTTTAAGAAATAACTATACTATAAATAAAGAGATGTCTGATTTACAGAAAAATAGAATGATGGAAGAACTTACAATTTTAGCTAAGAAAGTTCCAGCAGCTGTAAATGACCAAATCACTGACTCTGTTACGCAGAAACCTAATCTGCAGAAACGTAATCCAAAAAAACCTAATTCAATAAAACCTAAAAAGTAATATGAGACTATTTTATTATACCGAAAAACAAAAAATCGAAGACGGGGAAGAAATGGAACTAGTTACCAAAACTGGTTTCTGTTTTGACCTAGACAAGGTTCTTATGACTTATCCCGAAGACAAAGGATTAGCCGTTGTATTGGCGCACAATGCAGATAAACTAAATCCTGTAGAGTATGAGTTTAAGATTGATCCCGTAAGCAAAAAGAAAGTTCCTGTAAAAGTTAAGAAGTTTGAAATTACTTCTGAACCTGTAGTTATTTCTTTAACTAACATTGAGGATGTAAACAGATTCTTTGCAGAAACAGGCGGACCAAAATACTAACTGTTAAATCTACTAAATAAAGAAAACCCAGTCTTAATAGGCTGGGTTTCTTTTTTTTGTGGAGATAGAGGGAATTGAACCCTCGTCCAGAGAAAGTTGCAATCTAATGCTGTTTACACGCTTAGTACTGAGCAAGCTCTGCACCGTAGGGTTGACCGAAGTCAGATTCCACCACTTGGTTTAGGTCCAAGAACCTTAACTTGTCATTTTCTGTTCCAGGGGATGACTCCCCGTGACTTAGGCTGCCATTTGATATTCGTTCACGAACTCAACTGCATCTTCAAAAGTCATGTCAGATAATTCTACGTTGCCGTTTAATTAGTTTGATACGTGATTATAGAGAACAGTACCATCTCTCTGCGTGAGCATTAAACCCAATCAATCCTGTCGATTCCTGTTATCCCCGATTGATGTACAAATTTACATTTTAATTACTCTAGGTGTTTCAATTTCTTCAGAAAAAAGAACTTTTAAACCGCAGATAGAAGCAATAAAGACTCCTTCAGGAATCTCTACGTTATCTTCTGCGTGGAACAGTTCTTTTAAAAAGTTCTTGTAATGTGTGCTGTTCATTATTACAGCATTAGGATAAGTGCCTATCTTTCGAGTACCTGTACCTTCTGAGTCTTTTTCTGAGTCGAGAAAAAACTTATTGATCTCTAACTCTAGTTCTTGAATAGTCATTAGGGTAGCATTAATTAAATAAATTAATGGAAGATAATCAAAAGAAATGAAAGTGCAATCGCTCCCCAAAAACCTTTTTTGTAAAATTTTAATTCTTCTTGACTTTCATCGTAGAGTTTATAGTACTTTTTTAACTCTACACCTGTAGTATCTATGACGTGTTGCATGCTAGGCACTACAGAATCTTTGTAATTTTTGATAATAACGCTATCTGTCTTTACTATACGTTGTAAAGCAACTACTCTCTCACGGGCTTGTATGCCTTTGAGAAACTCTTTATTCAATTCCTTTAGCGGTAAGCTGTCTAGAGATTGAGAATAAGAGTTTTGTACCTTCAAGATCAGGCATAGTATCAATAGCAATCTGAATTGTGTCATATTTTAATTTAACTTTAGTGTACTCTTTGTAAAGCTGAGTTTTTACTTTCTGTAAAGAATCAACCTTAGCAAATAAAAGTTCGTTCTTTTTATTTATAGAATCTAAGTACGAGAACAAACGTGCGTCACTTTGTTCTTTAGGACTGAACAGTCTATAAGAAAGTACTAGGGTTATAATAAGTAAAAGGACTACAATTAGAGTCCCTTGTACGCTATTTATCTTGTTTTTCATTTATCTTATGAGTATCTATTTTTGATAGAATGATTGTAAGTAATTCATTCTTTAGTAAGCCAGCACGAGCTGCATTCTTTAAAGCTGATATTAATTGAAATAGAATAAAAGGAGCAACTACAGTTTCGCTTAACCAGAAAGTTCCATCAAAGCCTTTCTCAATAACAAGTACTCCTGTCAATAAGAAAATCCAAGTTACTAAAGTCTGTAAGACTCTAATAGCTTTATTTGTGCGGAATCCTTCCATTTTGGTTCCAGCAATAACCCCAAAGAATCCATCAATAAATACCACACAAACAACCGCTAAATATTGGTCAATGTTTTCTGCGCCTAGATTAAAAAAATACGTGCCAAAAAATGCACAGAGAGTAGTGAAAGAATATAACAAAGTAGTAGTTTTCATTATGGACAATTAACAACTATTGGTGGGAAATCATCATCAGTTAAAGTTATAATAGGAGCGCCTTGTGGTAGAATGTCTCCAAAATCTTGTAATGCATTAGCGTTACATACGTAGCGACCATCTAAAGTAATAGCGTAATTAAAAGTATCTACACCCCTACGCAAACCAACATTAGTTTCAGCTACTTCTTGTGATATAACAATGTATTGTGCCATTATTTTCCTGATGCTATTTGAAAGTTATACAAAGCTAGTCTAAACTGCAAGAATTGAGCATCGTTAATTGCAGCTTTTGACATGTAAAAATACTTATATAATTTATTTGAACGTAAGTTAGGTGTATTTGCTCCTGGAGCACCGTCAGAAGCAGCTGCTAAAAACATTTTATTAGTTAAAGAAGCATTTGGATTTATAGTAACAGAGTTTTGCCCCTTCATATAGTTACTGCCTGATCCTGTATTAAAGTAAAATACTTTTGCTTCGTTTACTGACCTTCTTAAAAATGTCCAGTGACCTACAGCTTGGCCATTTTCATTTACTCCACTAAAAACAATACGAGCAGCGTCTTCATTGAAAGACCAAATATCTAATAAGTTGTAATTGGTAGAAAACCACACTGCTCTAGCTCTGCTATAACCTACTACACCTCCTACGGTTTCTGTAATACCCATAGGAATTTCTGTTCTAGAATTAAATCCTGTAGCGTCATAACATCCAAACATAAAATCAGCTATCGAAAATCCAGGAACAGATGCAGGAGAAAAATTTGTATCCCCGTGTTGAGTTGTTCCATCAAACTGTAATCCTTTAGATGCTATTACAGGACTACCTGTCCAAATAATTTGGTAGGTAGCAGGATCTTTTAAATTATAAGTTGTCTGTGATAATGTATTACCAAGTAAAGGATAGAAAGCATAAATTCTATCCCACATGTTACAAGCTTTTAAAGCAATAACAAAATTGTCTACAGCGGTTCTTTCAGCAGAATTAGTAATATTAGCTGCAGTAACATAAGCTAATGCATCTAAGTCATTAACGGGAGAAAGTCCTTCTCCCCCTCCACCTATAATTTTAATAGGATTACGTATGCCAAAACTTAACCCAATCATGAGTCTTATTTATATGCTATGATACTTCCAGAAGAGATAGCAAACCCTGTGATGTTTCCGCCTCCAGGTAAGTAGGCACCTTGTTTAAAGGTTACTCCTGACATACCACGAAGAGTAAGTTGCTCTACTCCGTTTATTTTAAATGAAGTAAATACTGTGTCTTCTTGGGGAATAACAGCAACAAAGTTTACATCGTTAACTGTGCCTGTTGCGTAACGGACAAATCCGCCTGCTCCAGCTAATGTTCCTGTACTTGCAGCAATCTGTCTTAATTTCTTAGAATGCTCGTCTAATTTTTGAGAAATGTCCCATGCCATAATTGTATACGTTTAAGTTAATAAACCAGTCTTGCGACTCGCTAATACAAATATAATTTAAAATAAAATAAAAACAACAGGTTATCTTCTATCAGCTCCTGTGTAATCAGAGTAGTTCTGCTCTAAAATTTCTTGTGCTTCTTTATCTCTTTCTATTTCGGCCTCGAGGCGTTCTATTTTTTCATACAACAACTCTTTAGTATCTGGATCTTCAATTAACTTTATCTCTTCTTTGATTGCTTTAATCTCAAGTTTATTTGAACGCTGTCCTCTTTTTGCCTGACGTAATTCTTTTTCATAAGAATCAGTAAAATATTTAGGATTTAAGTAATCGTACTTGCGATACATAAACTCTTGGTTTCCTATTATATAGTTTACAGATTTATCTAAAGCAAACAATTTAAGAGTACGGGCAAGGATATCAGGCATACCTTGTAAGAAAGGATCTGGTTTGTAACGATTAGGATTCATTACTTTACCGTTCTTGCTTAAAGGCACATACTCATCAAACATTCCTAAATCTCCGAAAGGAGAATATTCATACATAGCCCTTCCTATATCTTGAGATACGCGGAAAGGCTCTGTAAAGTATTTTTTAAAGTAATAGGTAGCAAAGTTGTCTCCACTTACTTTATTTTCGATACGAGAATAAGCAATAGCTGCAGGACCAAAAACAGGATGTAATGTATTTAATTCATCTTCTAAGTAAAGAAGATTATATAACATTAAATAAGCCATTGGATTATCTACATCATCGTCATCGTCGGAGTACACAGCTTGGCTGATAAGGTGAGAAAGACCCATCATAACAGAAATTCCTAAAGTATCAAACATAACACCTTTAAGATTTTCTTTCTCTCTATTGCTTAGTAGATCTGAAGTAGCTGAATAACTCATCAACTGCCAAAACTTACCCTTGTAACCTAATACATTCCATAAGGTTCTGTACATGCCCTCGAACTCCATACCTGCTCTAATAGACATTCTACGTGAGCCAAATCTGCTTAACCACTGATAACCAAACCAGTTACGCATCATCATTATAAAACGACCAATAGCATAACGCTGATATTCAGCTTTGTCCATTGCACCATAAGCACCATGAATTAAACTGTTAATTAAGTTTAATCTACCTTTAAAGTAACTTTCTTGATTTGAGAATCCTGCTAAGTCTTTTATGTCAGCACGAGGCACCAATACTCCCCCTACAGAGGTATAGGCTTCCATAATAGGAATAAACTGTCCGTTATTAAGTTCTATAAGGTGTTGTTTAGATAAAGCTTCTGCTACTCCTACACGCATCTCAAATTCTAAAGCCTGTCTAGTAAAAGCATACATCCTCAATGGATTGTAATTAGCCGTTTTATCTAAAGAAGTACGATACATTTTTTTACCAACTTCGTTTAAATGATCTTCTGGCATAATATTAAAGTATCTAACCTTTTGAATATAAGGAGTAGACACACCATCTTCTACACTAGCTCTATAAAAATCTCGCAAGTGCATAGCTGCTTTTGATTTTCCTACTGCTATATCTTGTCTGTTAATACCAAATCTTCCTGCTTGAGTATATATGTTATAACTACCTGCGGTAAAGTTTTTAACTGCTGAAGGTAAGTTAACAGATAAAGTAGCCTTAGCTGTAAGTCCTACAATTAGTTTATCACTCATGTAGCCAATAGCATTTAAAATAGGATTACCTGTAAGCGATACGCGAGATTTTCCATTTACCTTACGCTCAATAATATTATTTACTACGCTCTCAGTTACGGTTCCGCCTAAATTCTTTGTTACTAAGTCCCTAGTTCCAAAGATATAAGCCATATTTTCGTACAAGTTTTTAAAGCGTAAAGCATCTGCTCCAAACTGAGTAATAGACTCAAAGAAGTTAATGCTCATTTTATCCGCTTCTATTGGAGTTAAATACTTTAAATGTATTCTATCACTGTACTTGTTTAACTCTGACTTATTAGGGTTCAGTTTATCTAATAAAGAAACTTTATCTGTAGGATCTTCCTGGTCTTTACCAGTGGCTCTATCCCACAAATTACTTGCAACACTTGTAATTTGGTCTTTTAGATTGCCTACTTTTCCATTAAGACTTTCTAATCCTGTCTTCATATAAGCAGGTAATTCAGTTCCTAACTTTAATTTAGTAGGTAAGCCATCCTCTAACTCTCCTAAAATACTTACTACTTCACTGATAATTTCTTTCTCAACAGAATCTAATGTTTGATATTCAGAGTTTCTAAATCCGCTAGTGCGCTTTAAAGGTACTCGTTTACTATATCTAAAGTTTTGTACGTCTTTATTAATGTATAGAGGCTTACCCGTATTAGGATCAGTGGCGTCGTTTACTTCAATAGTGTACCAACGGAAAGAAGGCTCTTCTTCGGAAATAAAATTAGGGTTAGTAGGTAAAGTAACCCTCCAATGAAATAGTGGAGTTCCTTCCCCTGTAGGTTTAAAATCTCTATGATTTTGCTTATACCACTCAGAGGCTCTATACTTTTTAAGTATAGCACGTTGTAGTTGTTGATTTGTTAAATCCTTGTACGCCTCTCCTAGCTCAGAAATAACTGCTGTACGAGCTTTAGCTTGTTCTACAGCGACTACCTTTTTATAATCTTCAGTAGTAGTTTTTGTTTGAATGTTCTTTAGTTCATCAAATAAAGCAAACAAGTTATCTTTGTCTACTTTAGACATACGTACACCTTCGCTCATTACATCACGAATACGGTCAATACGATTTTCTATGTCCTTAACTCGTGTCGCTACGTTAATTTGTACTACCTCACCGTCTTCAGTAACATACTCTACTAACTCAGTAGGCGCTTTTGATCCTACATACTCTCCGTTTTGGTTCTTGTAGGGTTTTAATAAGGTAAATAACTCTTGGTATAGTTCACTAATAGCTTCTACACCGCCCATCTCAGTCCTGTACTTACTTTGAATGTTCTCAATTCCCTCTAAGATAGAGTTACGTAGTTCGTAAAACTCTGGCTTAACCTTTTTAACTACGTTGTTTCTTTTAAACTTAGCTAAGTCAGCTTGAGCTAAACGAAGTATTTCTTTTGCAAGTTCTACGCGGTCTGATGTATTAGTTTGGAGTGCTTGAGAAATTTCTTCAGCTAGGTTTGGATTAGATTCAGCATTTGCTATGCCTAGTAGATTTGCTAAACTTAATTCGGCTTCTCTTACTTTTGCTTTCTTTGCGTCGAAGAAATCATTAAAGATTGCACGATTGGTTTCGGTCAGTTTATAAACATATAAGTTAGCATTTCTACGTTCTTGTTTCCACTGTTGAATATTGTAAGCAATTTCTTGCTGTTCAGGAGTCTTACCAAATGGATTCTCCAACTCATCTAGTTGAGTCTTTAAATCTTCTAATCTATCTAAGTCTTCATCGGTTTGATCACCCTGTGTAGCATTAACCTGAATTTGACGCATCTGGTTAATAATCTCTTCTCGGGCTTTACGTGCAGGTTCAGATAATATATTTTGAATACGATGATATTCTTCAGTATACAAACTTTCAAGATTTTGTTCTTCAAAATCTGCTAAGTTGTCGATTAACCGTTCTAATTGCTTTAAATCATCTTCGGTTTTATTCTCTTTGTTTTCTAACTTTAAGATTTCATATCGTAGTTCGTTATGTCGATTCAAGTAAGATACCTCATCCATCTCTGTTTGAAGAACATAAGTATCTCTTTCAGATAACTCTAATACGCCATTTACGCGTTTAATCTCTTTAACAGTGACTCTACGAATATACTTACCAAAAATATCACCAAATCCTAAAGAAGTAACAGCTCTCTTACCTTGTGCTTCTAAATGATTTTGTAGTCTTGTAGACAAAGACTTCATTCTTTTCTCTAAAACTAATGCTTCTTCTGTAGCCTTTGAGTGTAGGTCATCTACAAAACCTGCTAAACTACCCTCAATTAAATCCCCACTTAATGCAGCAGATTCAATGAAAGCACCTAGTCTAGAACCAAGAGTACTCTTGCTATCTCCATTTACTAAGACTCCCTTTAAAGCTTGTTCTAGGTTTTGTTTAGTGGCAATAGCTTTAAGTCTTTCTGTTTCTTTAGTTAGTTCTTTCTGAAGAACTTGGGCTTTTTTAGTATTACCTGCTCTATTAGCAGTTTCTAACTTATTAGTTAGGTCTTGTATCCTTGCAGTTATTTCTTTTCTTAGTTGGTTTGTTTGTTCCCAAAAATAATCAGCAAACTTAGAAGCAATAGCGGGAGCCGCAATGCTGTCAAATCCCCCAATTAATTCTGTAGAAATGGCCTCAATGCTGTAAATATATCTACCCATTGGACTTGAGCTACTAGGATTATCCATTAGACTTTTAAAGTCTTCAATGTATTTCTTGTAGTGTTGTCCTATGTTTTTTGCATGATACGCTCTGCTAAATAATGTATGTTCAGGTAAAGACTGGTTCTTCTCTAATTCACTCAAACTACTTTTCAGATTACGCAAAAAAGTATGTGTATCTGATAAGTGTGTCATAACGGCCTTAAACGAAGTTTTTAAATCGCTTCTTGTAAGTGCGCCTACTTCTATGTTTTGTAAAACATCTACGGAGTCAGTTAGAACTTTAAGCTGAATACCTGTAGCCTTAGCGTGCTTAAATATAGACTGCCAGTTAATTTTAGGATTATTAAGCAAACTGTCTAATGCACCATAGAATTTATCAAAAGAATTTTTTCCTGGAATACTCTTTAAGAAATCGTTATACACTTGATCAGTTACTTCATAGTTAAAAGCATCTTCAGAAGTATAAACTCCTGACGTATTAATCTTTGAACTTAGAACATTGTTAAAAAAATACTTAGTTAAATCGGTTAAGTATTGGGTATCTTGTCTGTTCTTGTTTGTCAAAAATTGATTAAACAACTTCTTAAAAAAGTTTAAGACAGATTGATAAATAGATCCGTGTACTACAGGTGCTTCTTTTTCTAAAATAGAACGAAACTCTGGATTACTAAAGAACTCGGATAAAAACTCATGCTCATTAGTTAGTCCGTAAAATTCTCCTACATAAGCCGCGTTCGGAAATTTAGCCTTGTAGTATTCATAAATACGTTTTATCTCTGATGCAAATACTTTCTCTGCTTGTGTCTGTGGGTTTTTTAATGTAGAGAAAAACAAAGCATGTGTTAACTCGTGCATTAAAATGTGCTTAAACTGCCCTGAATTATAATTAGATAAAGGACCTGTATATAACGTAATAGTGTTAGTCTTTGCGTCGTATCTTGCTGGAACTAAGTTATCGGGATTTAATTCAGATAACATTAAGTCTTTGCTGAAGTTTACGTTAATTTCGGGAAACTGCTTTAAGAGAGTCAGCATAGTATTCATAATGTCCTTTTCAAACTGAGTAGTACTAGGATCATTAAGAATGTTTTTAAGCATCCCCACTAAAGTAGGGTTTGTTACATCTACATAATTAGAAACTGTGTTTAACGCATTGGGCGCACCTACTTGTTCATAGTAAGCACTTAGTTGTTCATAAATAAAATTATTGACTGCCTCGTTATTCGCTTGAGTTGGATTTACTGGATATACACGATAGATTCTATCTGAAGGTTGTTCTTCAGGATTAATTACCTCCAACTCTAAAGACAAACCTAAGTCTTGCGCATCTTTAATAATATCTTTAGCTTGTAATAAGTTTAAGTTTGTACCTAAATGAATGTTCTTTGAGTCATAAAAGTCTTGGATCAAATTAATTTGATCTACTAGACCAGGCACAATCTCTAAGTCAAACTCTTCAGCTAAGTCGGAAATACGAGGTTCAATAAAGTCTGTGCTTAGATTATTATTAGTATTCCATGTCCTTTCACTAAAAGTATCAGGAAGTTCTTCCTGCTCTACAAACTTTTTAAATCCTTCTATATCTTGTTTGTTTCCTAGTATGTGGATTTGTTCAGCTTGATTTACAATGTAAATAGTTCTCTCACCAGCATCGTTATTTGTTAAAACAGTATCAAATTCTTCAGTAGTAACTAAAGCGTTATTAAGCTCTTTTAACTTATTTTGTTTTACAGATTCCGTTAATGGTTCCCAACCAGAATTTCGTTCAGAAAATTCAGTGGCTTCTGCTAAAGTAGGAAATACTTCTATTTCTACCACTTCGCCTATAAATTCTAACGCAAACTTTGAATTTTTAATTGCATCAATCTCTGCTTGAATCTCCGCTTTACTTTGTGGTCTATTACCAAAAAAAGCATCTCTTTGGAATTGTACATTTTTTGCATTAATTAATAAAGATACTATACTGCCTTCTTTTTTAGCGTACCCTTTAGCCTCCCTTTTGTCAGTACTTACATAGAAAACGCTACCTCCAAAAAGGAAGTTGTCGTGTACTTTCTCCTATTATTTCATACCTACCATCTTCAAGTTGTTCAGATACACTAGCTATCTTAAATAAACCTTCTTTTTCTAACTTTTTATAAATTGAGTAACTTTCAGCAGCAGACAAGAAATCTGGCTTTAAAACTCCTCCCTGTTGCGTTACGTACTCTATTGCTTTTTTATATATTTCAGTTCCAATGCCTTGATTTTTATCAAAAACTCCTACATTTCGCACAAAATAATTGTTATCAGATTTCTGAAGATCTATACCCCCTACGTTCTCTCCACCAAAAAAAACATTAATACGTATCCCATCCTCTGTAGTAATCTTAAAATCAAGATTAAGTTTATTGGGTTTAAACCCAGCAGCTTCATATACAGCATTAGCTAACTCAGGATTAGATTCAAATAACTCAGGTACTCCTAGTTTAATTGAATTTGTAAAACCTTGAGAAGCTTTTGATTGATATAAGTTTTCCAATAAAGCATTAACATCATTGACGTTAATTCCTTGTTGGTTTAATATATAACCCAACAAAGACGTTTGTCTTTGTCCTGTTATTGGGTTATTAAATTCAATGATACAGTGTCTAGGCATGTTAAGTTAACTTATACAAATATAATTCAAGTATTAGCATTCCGAACTAAAATCTATATTAGGGTTATCCTCCTGTAACTTCTCTCTAATATGATTAGATAAACCTTGAAGCTGTTCTTGAGTTAATGTTGGAATTTGTGTAGACAAAAACTCTGGAGTCGCTTGAGCATAACTTACATCAAGTACACGATCTGGTAACTTAATACTAAAGATTGGAGTACTTATAGTAGAAGGAGCTTCTTTGTTAGCTTTCTTTGGTGTGGTAGAATTTAACTTCATTCCAGGAGCAGTCATATTGCCTAAGTCATCAAAGTCTACTCCGCCCTCCTCGTTATACAATGCTTTGTTTTTGTTGTTATCTTCAGAGGGTTCAAATGCAGTACTGTCTTCAATTTCTGCTGGTTGATCTTCGTTCTTTTGTTTTTCAGAAAACTCAAGCCATTGTGATAGCATCTCATCTTCTACATCATTATAAGCATCTGCTAGTGATTGAACATAAGCGCCTACAGAAGTAGTATTTGTTTTTAAGAAATCATCACCTTCATTGTAAGAAGATTTAAGCAAAAAGTCTGCACCGCCTTTATTGTATACTGCACCAAATAAATTTAAGTGTTGACGGAAACGAGTTGCAAAAATTTCGCGTAACAAACGTGCCTTAGATATATTTTCTTCATTCTCAGCCCCTGCTACTGCGTAAACAGTTTTAAACGCATCGTAAGCTTTTCCTGCATCTGCGTATTGTTTACCTCTAAACTCAATTTTATAATCGCCAGAGATGCGTTTCTCTTTCAGTGCTTCTGCAGTATTTAAAGATAAAGCAGCATTTAGTTTTTTGCCTTTAGAAGAAATACGAATACCTGAACTCTTAGTAGCATTTACATAATCAGGGAAGAATTTCCAGTAGTTTAAAGACTTTACACGCTTTGAGTATGTATTACGAGCGTATATCTTTTCAACGTCTTTAATAAATGAGAGTAAATCAATCATGTTTTGTTGTAACTCTGCATCTTCTTTAAGGCGCTTCTCTTGGGCTTCCTCAGTAAAGAGGACTCCCTTAATTCTACGAAGTTCTAAAGATGCTCTAACAGAGCTATCTAATGCCTGTATAGGTAAGTATGGGTGAATACTTCTAAACTTAATAGAGAAACCTTGTCCTACAATTGTAGCGTTTGCTAAATTACTAAAGAACTTCTGAACACGCTCATTAATTTCTGGCGTAGATTTATCATAGAATAATCCATCAGTGAAAGACTTCTGCATTTCATTTGTAAACACAACGTCTTTTTCATTATCTAATGTAGCAATATAAAACTTCTTAGTCTTTTCTACATCCTTCTTACGGAAGTTTCTTAAAAATAGATTCTTCTTAACAAAAGATTTTAAGTTAGCATCTGCTACTTTAGATCCTCTCCCAAATAAAGTTATATATTCTGCGAATAAGTTACCCGTAGCTCCTTTAGTTAAGAAGTTAGATTTAGGACCAAACTTAGTATAAAAATCTTCACCGTCTAGTTCAGAGTACCTTTGTATTAATGCGTGAACAATTGCATTGTTAAAGTTATTAACTTCAGTTACTCGTTGATCAGGAGTCCAGAAATCGCCATAGAAATTAACAAAGTTATTCAACATATCCTGGTATTCTCTAGAACCCATTAAATCAAATACCTGTTGACCTATTGACATAGCTTCATTTGTTATGTTAAAAGGTGCTAACACACTGTCTTGTAGAATTTGATTAACAGCACTCTCGTTAAAGTTTTCTCTAGCAGTGTTCAGAGTTGAACGAATTAAGTGGAAATCATTTAAGTTTCTATAACTAGCCGTGTTAAAGTCTACTACGCTTGTTAAGTCTAATAACTCTTCATTCATTACACTAGCTACATAGTATTGGCTTAGAAATACTAGTTGGGCTGCTAAATCACCTTGATTCTTAGAATTAGCTTCTTGAAACATTTTATTGTAAGCGGCCTTCGTGTTCTCAACAGACGGAGTAAAATTAGCTTCTGATAAATTGTCTAAGGCTTTAGAGAATAAGTTTTCTTTAAGCATCTTTTCAATAGTACCCTGTAAAGAAAATTTTCCTCCAGATCTAACAATCACGGAACTCATTCCTATTTTTCTCAATCCTTCAGCAATATAAGTACTAATAAATTTTCGCTCAATGCCGATTAACTGAGCAGTTTCGCTTAATTTATTAGATTTTAAAAAGTGTTGAACAATAGGTTGGTTAGCAATTAACACAGCATCTTTAATTGGAGTACCACTAAGCACCATCTGTAAGATTACGCTAGTTCTGTTTTTATCTGCATTAAAGAAGTTAATCCACTCCTCTTTCTCAATGTCTACGTGTCCGTTGATAAACTCATTAATAATATCTGAGATTAAGTACTCGTTGTTCGCATCATACAAGCCGCCTAAAATAATATGTCCATCCGCTGTCTTATTAGATTTTAATAAGTACATTCTTGCAATAGGGTTAGTATACTGTAATCCTACTTGTTGATAGAGTTTATGTAGTGCGTTGGTTTTTGCGTCAATACCTAGTGCTTTCTTACCAGTTGCATTCTCTCTAAAAATCTTAATAGAAGTTCTTGGAGAAAATACAGAAGTAGAAGTGATAGTTGATCCTCCGCCTCCGTAGTTATTCTTATAGTCTTCTGATAGTTGTTTAAGAATAGGAGAGTCGTTAGGCTGTAAAAACTGCGGCATAATAGCAGGCTCAGATAAAATCTCACTAATTGTCTGAATTAAACCATTAGAAGCACCTGCTTTAGCAGACTTTATAGAGTAACCTTTAAACGAAGCCAAAAGTTCCTGAGTCTTTTTTAATTTTTTTTGTAAAGATTTAATCTCTGGATTATCTTTTTGAGTTTCTAAAAACTTACTTAATGAAAATGTAGCTAAGGTTACTTCATCCAACAATGTGCTCTCTTCTCCATCAGTTAGTTCTTTCTTGCGATTCTTTAATGGACGAATTAACATTCCATTACTAGCAATCAAACTATCGTATACTTTTGCTTCTACAGTATTTGAACCATTGTTTCTGATAAACTCTTGGCGTTTGTTCTCTAAAATAGTATTAAGAGACTTTAGCTCAGTAATTAAAATTTTCTTTGCTCTAATGTACTGGTATACTGCTTTAGGATTTTTAACAAACTCGGGAGTTCTTTCAATAAAGTTACCTTCAGAGTCTAACTCAGGCTCGTACATAAACAATTTATCTATGTCAAAGTCAGATCCTGATTTAGTTACAAGTGATGGAGGCACAATAATAATTGGTCCTGCAACTTCTGGTAAGAATTGTCTTACTCTAAAGTGTTCCATAGAGTTTAAACCCTGTACAGGAATACGAACACCTACTAAGGTAATTTTATTTGAGTGTAGTTCTACCCAAGCATCGTCTAGTAAAGCTTCGTTTAGTCTATCAAGAGTTTCAATTTTTGAACCTTTGTAATCTAAGTTTAATAAAGCACCGTACTTTTTTGAGTTAAAAGCAATTTTAATATCTGCAGGCTGATGTTTGCCGTTTACAATACGACCATAATCTCTTAGACCACTGTTACCGTATTTCCTTACTTGTTCTCTAGTAGGGTTTGTAAAACGAGTTCCTGCTTGATTAAAGCCTAAAGAAGAAACCTGCACAAGTGCTTCCCCAAACATCTTGGGACGTAATACTCTTTTAGATAAAGCAGAAGCAAGTACACTTTCAAACAAAGCTCTATGAGGAGCTACGTCTAAAGAAAACTTAAAGTTATTGTTTTCAATAATTAAATAATCGTAAACAGACTGGGGAACATCTTTCTTGTCAAATTCTTTTTTAATCCAATCAGAAAATGCTTCTGCGTCAATGCTAGTTACTCTATCACCCTTTAACTCTGCACCAATAGCTGCATAGATTTTAGCTTTCTCGCTCTCTACAATTACTGATAAATCATTGATGAAAGCTTTTTGTAATCTATCAATCTTTTCAGGTAAGCCTGCTACTTTACTTATGTTTTCATTAAGCTCACCATTAGTATAAAAATTAGAGAATACAAGTTTTACTAACTGTGTAGACAAAGTAGCTTCTTCTTTAAACTTAGGCGCGATATATTGCTGTCTACGTAAACCGCTTATAGGAAAAGTAACAATATTCTTTTGAGGAATATCATTAACAACTAGACGCTCTTCATTGCCCTTGCCTTCTTTTTTGTAAAAATCTAAGCTAGAAACAGGCAAAGCCATTTTATTTCCAGAATCAAAAGTAATAAAGTCTACCCCACCTATTAACATATTTGACATTTGATCTTCTAAATCGGTTTCAAATAATGTTGACGGAATCAAAGGAGCTACCGAGTACTTACCTAACGTAATATAATTAGGATTATCAATTGGAGAACCCCAGTACCCTAACTTTAAAGACAATAATATACCTGCATTTGAATTTTGAATTAAAGTTCTAAGTTCTGTTAACTTAGTTTCTGTCGGAGTTGCTCTATATTCTAGGATCTTTTCGGCTACCTTTAGTTCGTGTTGGTAGGCCGCTTCTTGTTTTGGTGTCCATTCTCCTATAGAGTTTAGATAGAACCTTACAAAATCTAAAGTTGCATAGGCTTGACCGTCTGCTTCCTTTTTCTGAGTAGTAACACCATCTATAGTAGTCTTAAATATATCAGCAGCTTCTTGTCTGTAAGCTTCAATAGGCTTTTTAGCCTTGTCTTGGCTAGATAACCAATTAGCGTAACCTTCAATTAACTCGCGTTGATATACTTCTGCTTGACCTTCTGTAAATGATTTTACATCTTTATACTGAACGTAAGTAAAGTTTTCATCGTATACGCGGGCTTCTGCATTAGGATTTTGACTTTGTTTGTATAAACGCTCAAGTCCTCTGCCTAAATATCCATTAGGTGAGTTATTAAATGAATTTAAGAATTGAGAATCTATTAAAGGTTGTTTACCTGGAGAAATAGAAGCACCTAAACGTTTAAATAATTCACGCCAGTTTTCTCCTTTAACTTGGAAGTTAGAAGGATCTCCTACAAATAAATGCAAAAACTCAATCTGTTGCGTGTAGTAGTGGGTTACATAGTCGGCTATTACTTCATTGATGTTTTCTTTTGTTCCAAAAACTTCAGCAAACTTAGCATCTCCTTCTCCAATAATCTCTTCTAAATCGGTGCGGAATGCTCTTACTTCCTCATTAAAGTATAAAGTAACTGCTGTATCAAACTCTGCTCGATTAACAGTATTAATCTGATTAATGATATTGTTGACTGTAGTTTCTTTATCTTGGGTTGAATTTTTAATTATGTCTTTAAACTCTTGAACCTTGTTAGGCAGAATGTCTTTTAAAATGATTAAATCAAATCCACGTTTCTCTTTTTCAGTAGACTCTGCACGATCATCAAACATACGATTCAATTCGTAACGTAAGTAGTCTAAAAAGGTATCCATTACCTTTGGGTCTAGTCTAACTATATCAGTGTCAGCTGAGTAGCTAAAACGACTTCTGTCGTAGAACAATCTTTCATTTCTAGAACCGTTTACACGTACTCCTAAACTAGTAGATTTTGCACCAAACCGAAGATTCTCAACTAAGCCGTCTTTTAAGAACCCAATAAAATCTTGGATTAATTTATCGTCAGGATTTAAGTTAATTGTTTTCTTCCCTTCTACTTTAGTAGAGTATCCAGAAATATTAACTAACTCAAAAAGAACATTGTCTTCATCTCTGTTTAACTTACGCTCGCCTGTCTCTTGGCTAAATGCTTTTGCAAGTAACTTAGACACACCAACAAAGTTATTTGTAGCTGGGTTTAAATGGCCTGTTAAGTCAGCTAGAGTTCTGGCATTATTAATACTGCTTGCTTGGGTTACAACATGCTGCCACTCACGGATAGACCACTCCATATTGTTCTCGTCGTTTAAGTAAGACGCAGACTTAACTACTTTATTGTAATAGTTTTCAATAGCTCTGAAAAGAATCTGTCTTTCAGTTCTGAGATTATTGTTATTTTTTATAGAATTAGTAAATAGATCAACTATCTCTTTAAACTGCTCTTGGTCTTTTGCGTTGAGTGTGTTAAAATTATTGCTTAAAGTGTTTAATGCTGTAACTAAACTTTTCTTTACATCAGAGATATAGGTCTTAGCAGGAGTTTCTACAGATGAAGGAACTTCATTTTTTAATTTATTAATTATAGGTGACTTACCTTCTAAATTGTTAATTAAGTGATATAACTTAATCTTATTATAAGAAGCTACAATAACCTGCGTAAGTGCGTTTAATTGGCTCTCTGTGTATGGAGAGTTAGCAATGATAATATCACCACGCTTATCAAATAGGTATTGCTCGCTAATTCCCTGATATAAGTCCACTCCAAAAGCATCATTCATAAATTCAAATAATGTCTTATAGGAAGTAGTGCTATCAATATCTTTATATGCGTCTAATACAGAAGCTGTAGAGAATGTAGCAAACTCTAAACCATTTATGCTTTTGTTAACAAAGCTTCTTTGTTTTATAGTTGATTGATCGGTTTCAGATTTAAAATCAGAAGCAGCAGATATTTGGAACTCATTATCTAAGTACTCTAGAAGTGCGTCTTGGGTAAGTGTACTAATGTAGAAAGTATTAAACTGAATAACTTTCTTAGATGTTATAACATTATCGACTGTAGTGTCTTCAGTTTTTTCAATTGCTTTTACAGAATAAGGATCTACGCGAGGCATAGACAAGGCCTGCATAAACTGATTCTTTAATGTAATCTCGTCTAATGTTAGAGTTTCACTAACAGGACTAGGAAGCAATTGAATTAAATAAGTTAATTGAGGACTTACGGAAGAAGCTTCTATTAATCGCTGAATAGCATCTTCATAAGACGTAGATCCTGATAGAATGTTCTGAAGAAGATTTTTATTATGTTTGAAGTTTCCGTTTTTTGGTAAACCAAGAGTGCTGCCCGTACTAGGGACAACCTGGCCGTTAATATTAACTAGGTCAGGTAAACTTTTAATTAACTCAATAACATAAGGATCATACAACTCAAGTGGGTTAACATTTGACTTATCCCCGTATTGAACTTCGTTTCTAGTTTTTTCTTCTGCAGGAGCTTCGTCTATTCTGTTTTCTATATTCTCTTCTACAGAAACAGTAACATCCGCATCTATATTAAAGAGTTCGCCTTGTGTTGTACTTTGATGTAGGGCAACTACTCGGTTCCAGGCTTCATCTTCGTTTACTAGTGCAGTTATATTAGCGTACTGGTCTTCTAACATTTCCAAAGCAGCCATGTTGTTAGATGTTTCAGCTTGTTCTATTTTTATCTCTAAGTTATCTAATACATCATTTAACTCTGCTCTAACTGCTGTATATAATTGAGGGATTAAATTCTTTTTGTGCTCAGGATTTAATAAAAGACTCATGCCAATATTCTGATCACGCATCTGTTTATAGATACTATAGCTTACATAACTTATAACCTCAGCACCGACTAAAGGGCTTAACTCTATCTCTTGTAAACCTTCATCCGTTAAGATAGGCAAGGTTAAAGCTGTACTTCTATTTAAAGAATCTTCTACTATGTTTGTTTCTGCTCTACGAGATAAATCTACGTTACCTTCATATAAAGCGCTAAACATTGCAGAAACATTTTCAAACTCAAAAGTAGATTCAGGTTTTTTTGTTTTTTCTGGACCAAAGAAAAGCCACTTTAAGAAATCATACATTCTCTCAAAGAAGTTTCTAATACGAGGTTCTGCAGCAACCGCTTCGTTTCTGTTACGCTGTATAGAATAAGCACGAAACTCTTCCGCTAGTACTTCTTCTACTTGTCTATTAGTAAGACTGTAGTAAGGTATCTCTAAGTCGCCTATAGTAACTGTCCCTTCTCTATTTCTTACAGTATTGTATAGTAATGCTTTTTCAATCGGAGAAAGATACCATTGTGTAAACTCGTGCCAAGACTCGTGATAAATGTCCGTATAGTCGGAGCCTTTAAATAAAGTTAAACCGTGTTTAGTCCATTGTGCATAAGCCCCTGAGTTAACTACTTTTTGAGCATTCGTAAAGCGAATATTCTGAGCAATCTTGTTACGTTTTAAAAACTCATAAGCAGCAGTCCTGTCTTGAGCAGTAACATCTTCAATTTGATTAATTACTGAGTTAGGGTCTTTACTAAGATCTTCTCTAGTTACAGCTTCTTGTGTTACACTAACAGCTCTCTTAAATGTTCTATTAATTTGATTTGCTCTTTTAATATAATTTTGAGTTGCTTGCTCTAGTGTAATATCTAACTTGTTAATGTAGTCATTAATTAACTGTACTTGACGCTCAGGAGTTGCTCGGTTAAATCCTACGTATTTTTTCTGAAAAGCACTACTAAACGTAATAGCTACTCCTAAAGTAGCTTTAGTAGAATTACCATTAAACTGTTCATCCAAAGCTTCAAATAAAGGATTAGCAATTGCTTCATTAAGATTAGCTGGATTTGCTTGTAAAGTAAGAGGTAGTCCATTATTCTTATCCCATAGGTAATAGGCAAAATCTTCGCCTACAATACCAACAAGATTATAAAAATCTTTTCTTATGCTAGGATTACTAAAATTAGGGCAAATCATGTTCGTGTTTTAATACAAATATAAGTTAATTAAAAAATTATAAAAATAGACTTATGGACTAAGGTTTCTTTCTAATAGATCTCGGAACCTTTGTAGTACCTTGTTGAGAGAATCTATCGGTAGGATTAGCACAGGCGTCTTTATTTTGTTTACCTTGATTTTCTTCTTCTGAATTAAATACAGCAGCAGATAAAGGTTTAGTTTGTTTTTGGGCAGCAGGAGCCTGAGGCGTTTGGTTAGCTGCATCCATTAAGTCTGCAGGAGACATTTTCTTAGGCGCACTAGGATTAATCTTTCCCCAGTCTAATTGACTTGCTACGTTTTTACCTGTAGTACTGTTAACATCAATCTCTGCATTATCTTTATTAAAGATTTGCACAATCTCATTTAATCCTGAAAAAGGATTTTTAGACAAATGAACTGTATATTGACTATTTTGGTAAGTGACTGACTCTACGTTAATATTGGAAGGTACTTGACTTTTTATAGGAGGAGTTGTCTTTGATGGGAAATACTTAGGATCTGGAGTCAACTCATAAATATAGCCAGAATTTCTTTTGTTACCTATAGCACTTTCATAAGTTTGAGTCTCTCTTGATAATTCCACTTGAATTGGGAAAATTTTTAATCCGTCTATTACAATTCCTGTACGTTGTGCTAACGCTTCTGCGTAAGCTGATTGTTGAATTGTATCTGCGGAAGTATAACTTTCGTAGAATTTATTAGTAGTATCTGTTCTATCTTGTGTAGATGTTTTTAAATCTATTATATAAACTTTACCATTAGTATTATCTATTGCTAGTAAATCAATAGTACCCGCATGATCTACGCCATTAAAAGTACCCCATAAAGTAGGTAAATCGGCAATAAAGACTAAGTTAGGATTACTTTGAACAAATCCATTAAAGGTAGCAAATAAATCAGAAATAAAAGGAACAGTAAAAGTATCTGTAGGGTACTGGTTAGTTTCTTTAATTTTTTTGTAAGCCTGCATCATTTGGCCTTCCGTTTTAATATTCCCCTTAATAAATTCTCTAAGTAAAGAATCAATAATAGTTCCTCTATTTGCTGCGGTCTTATTGCTAAATTCTCTTTTACCTGTAAGACTAGAAACTCTAGGATATTTTTTATCACCTATTCTTTGCCCGTTTTTATCTACTTCTATATAGAATTTTTCATCTGTAGGATCTATAACAAGAATTTTTTCGTTTAAAGCACTAAGTTTATTTACAACATCTGATGCTACAGCTGAGGGAACTCTAGGAGCATTAGAAGGAGTAGGATTAGGAACATCAGTGTTTTTCACACTTGCAGTAAATCCTCCCTCAATTTTATTGATGTTTAAGTTCAGTCCTGCGCTTTGCTCATCAGGTTTAAAAAACACTTTATATTTTTGACCATTAGGAAGAGTTACTGAACCAATAAGTAAGTTAATTCCTTTAGTATTTCCTCCATCATACTCAGAAGTAACAACCTGGTTATTCTCGATGCGAGCAGTTACTAGGCTTAGAATACTTGGGTCTTTTTTAATTGCTAATACTAATTGGTTATAAATTTCTTCAGAGTAACCAATTTTTACAGGAATACCAAACTTCGCTAAGAAAGAGTTAATCTCTGCATAGGGAATCATATTCAAAGTAGCTGAAGCAGTTCTATTTAACTGTGGAGCAGTTGGATTTAAACTTCGGGCATTACTATTTGGATTAACGCCTCCTACTGTCTTTCCTTTACTGGTTAGTTGTTGGTCGTTCTTGATTTGTAGATTTAAAGCTTTAGTTTGTGCGGCTAAGTCAGTAGTACTTGGATAGACAATCTTATTAACTACAGTAGATACATTTCCCTCACTATTAATAGGAGCTTGATGTGTTTCTTTAATATAGTCTAAGTATGGCTGTTTTAATACTTCAGGAACACCGTCTTTCATTTGGAAACGAGTAATGCTTTCGTTAAAGCGTGCGCCCCCAGATAAGAAAGTTGGACTTACTTTATAGTAATAGTTTCCTAACTCTTTAATGAATTGTTCTTTTGTGAGCTTTTGGTACTTACGTTTGCCGTTAACTTCTTGAACTAATGAAGGTACTAACATTTGTTCGTAAAAAGTTTTTAAACTACCGTCAGCTTGAATTTGATTAAGCGCCTCTGCTGGGAAGAATACAATACGATTGTTCTTATCGATTTGGTTAATTAGATCAAATAAAGCCTCATCTAACTGGCTCATACTAATATTTCCAGTTGGAGGATTAAATACTAACTCAGCTATTGCTTGTATTTCCTCTTCGTTAAGTTTATTGTTCTGTAAAATAACAGGATTACCATTATTGTTAAAGTACAAACGACCTAAATTAAATTTGTAGCGTCTGCCTGCTACGCGAGATCCTGGCTGTGTTGGAATTGAAAAATCTTTAAGACTAGCGTTTTTAATATCAGAAGATTCAACTTCTGCCATTGTGCTAAAAGAATCTTTATTAGTAAGAACCCCTTCACTGATCTCATAGTCAACTAATACGCTTTTATCATTCTTTCCTAAAAATTCTTGTAATAACTCTTTGCTTGCAAAAGTTTCGGTATGGGCAGCAATAATATCTCCAGGTAAGATTTTAACGTCTGTAGATTCTCCTTGTATACGTCCTGACAATCTCCACGGTACAGTAGAAAACTCTTTAGTATTGCCTTCACCCGTATTCTGAATAAAACTTAACTCAAGCGGGTAAGAGTCCTGTAATAAAACTTTACCGTCTTTACTTGCGGCAGTCATTATAACTTCAGGATTAACTAGTAATCCTTGAGCTTTGTTCTTTACATAGTATCTAAGCTGCCCTTTATCAAAAAATTCTTTACCTAGTAACTGATGCACCGAAGCAAGAATTTCATCTTGATTAGTTAAGGTATCCCAGTTGTCTACTATGTCTTGAGGTATATTAGTAAAGAACGTTAATAGACTCTTTAAGTCTTGCTCAATGTCTGCTTGGTTTTTCTGCGGATACTTGCTAGCTAAATACTCACGCAAAAACTGTCGTTTGTTTAGAATCTTAACTTTAGTATCTGCCATCGTAGAAAGTGCATCAATAAATGCAACTCTACGTTTTACTGCAGGATCTGTTACTATGACATTATCTGGAGTTACTTCTATTCCATTACTTCTAGCTGGACTAGTTAAGTCTAGTAGACGAGAACGTCTACGTTGAGCTTCTTGATTCAGTTGGTCAATCTCAGATTGTTTAGTTTGAACTTGTGCTGGCGTTAACTCGTCCCCAAACTCTTCCTCCAAAACATCATTTTGAAGATCAACAACATTTGTTCTGCTAGGTTCTAAATTAGTTAAGTCACCTAAATTAGCAGCAGGATTTTGAATAACCATTTTCTTTGCTGCCTTAGTCCACAAATCTAGTTCTAGCAAAACTCCCTCTAGTGCTCTGGCAGATTTAGAGTTTTTATCTACATTTCGTAGTGCATCAATTTCAGCTTTAAGAGCTTGTTTTACTTGCTGAAGCTGTGCGTCAAAAGAAATAGTATCTTTATTTGTTAGTAAGGTATTAAATGCGTTTAGAACAGATGCTGCACGTGCGCTGCCTTCGTTAAATAAAGAAAATACTCTATCTTTTAAAGCTTGAACTGCTTCTGTTACTTCTTTGTTTTTTAAGAAGGAATCAGTGTATTGTTTTTCTAAAGCAGATTTTTCAGAAAAACCATCATCATCTAACTCACTAGATGCTGCAGCAACATTACGAGCTAATGTACGCATAGCATCTTCTTGCTCTTCGCTTTCAGTTGGTACACTAACATTATCTACACGACCAGTGGCTGCCATTGAGTTACTCTTACGTATACCACGCATCCGAATAACTTCGGCTCTTACTTTTTCAAATTCTTCTGGAGTAATAGAAACAGTCATAGTCTGCTCTACTTCTTCGTTTGTTTCTGAATCTAAGCCATAAGTATAACTTGTAATAAATTCACTAAATGCTTTTTGGTCAAAATAAGTAAATGTATTAAACTTTACAGTTTGATCCATAATCTTAGCTAAAGCTTGTATTTTTTGATCTCCCTGTAGTTTTTGTATATTTTCTATAATCTGTGCTTGAGCATTTAACAATTCTTCGTTTAAATTCTCTGCAAAAGCACTGTCAACATGATCCTTGTTTTGATCTAGTCGAGAAGATAACTTTACTAATTCATAAATATTATAATCAGTAATAGCTTTATTAATATCTAGTTCTCGGAGACTTGCTTCAAACAAGTTAGCACCAGAGGCATCGCGTTGAGTTAGAGCATCGAATCTTTGTTGGTAAGCATCTAAAAGCGATGCTTTGTTTGCAAGAACTTCTGGATTTACTCCATAAGCATTTTTTTCTAAATATTCGTAGTCTTTTTTTAACGCTACTAATGACTCGAACAAAACCGTAGGATCTTCTACCTGGTTAATAGCTTCTATCTTTTTATCGTAAGCTTTTTTGATGGCTTCTGCTTTCTCCGCCTTAGTCATCTCAGCATATTGAAAAGCGCGTTTCTCTGTTTTAAGAATATCAGTATCTACTTCAGCAATCATTTTATCCAAATCTTCTTGGGTAAACTGAAAGTCTTTATCTTCTATTATTCCCATAGAAGCCAAAGTTTCCATCTGAGAATCAGTAAGCTTACGTAAATCAATAGTATTAGCAATACTGCGAAGTTGTGCTGCTTTTAACTGCAAAGCAACAAACTCTTGTGTTTGTTCTTTACTGAGGGTTTGTCCCTCGGTTTGTGCTAAGAAATCACTTACCTGTTGACGAGCTTTATTATACTCAGCAGTTGCTTTTTTAGTAATCTTACCTCCTAACTTAGCTTTAGTAAATTCTTCTTGTTGTTCGGGAGTCAAACTATCAAAGTCAATAGAACGTAGAACATCACGCTGCCTAGCTTTAGTGAATAGTTGTCTGCGTGCATCTTCATCATCGAAAAAGGTATTTAAATCTTTTAAGTTGTCTATTTGAGACAGAGACTTAAATGTGTTAGAAAGATTATCTATAGTTACAATAGCATCTGCTAATTGCTTTTCAGAAAGTTCTGAAGGATTCTTTTGGTGCATCTCCTTCAACTTAGCTTTAAATAATTCTGGATTATTTGCGGCCTCGTATTCAGCCTGATCTAACAAAGCATTCTTACGAGTAGCTCTGTAATGATTCATGCCTGTCATTAAACCACTATAAAGAAGACCTCCTTTAAATGATTCAACAAAAGTATCAATTATGTTTTCTCCAGTAAATTCTGTTTGTTCTCTACCTACACGAGCATACTCATCTGCGTAGGCGTGACTTACAAGTGCTTCTCCAAGTAAAGCCATTTCTTCTTCAAAAGATTCTACTAAGTTGGCTTTAACTGCAGTCTTAGCAAATTCAGAACCTCCACGTAAATATGCCTTCGCTAACTCAGATCTAGTTAAAGATATTCCTGCAGCTGTTTTACTGGCCGCACCTAATCCTCTACTAAATGGAGTTAACTTTAATATTCCTACATCAGGAAAACCTATAGCTTCGGATGCGGCTTCAGCTACTGCTAAATAACGAGCCCGTTCTTCAGCATTACCTCCCCACTTCTTTTCTTGTTCGTATATACGCTCATTAGTAGTTGCATAGATAGTTGCAAAAGTAGAAATACGATCTGCTAAGCGAAGACTTCCGTACTTGTTTACTTTATCGTAAGTCTTTGCTGCTGTAGAAGCTACTCTAGCACCTAATGTTGCAGAGCCTGCTTCAGTTCCTGCAAGAGCTAAACCAGAAGAAACTCCACGCGCAAGTATAGACCCCGTAGCAATAGCAGGTGCCATGTCACCTACAATAGCCCCACCAGACTCAAAAAAGCCACGCCAGTTTGCTTTTGTACCCGAAGCACTTTCATAAAATACTTGATTTGATAATACAGGATTTCCGTATTTATCATATCGTAGTACTTCAGGTTTATACATAGCATTTCTAATAACTTGAGTATTTGCATCAGACTCAGGGCCTTGAAAATAATCTGGAGTTAAAAAGTCACGCAAATCTCTAAAAGCCATATAGCCACTGCCTAAAGTAGCTTTAAAAAATCCACTACGGTCTCCTACAGATACTCCGTATACTTTATCAATACTTTTTTCTCTTGCTACTAGTTTGTCTAATTGAGAATTAATACGCTCAATTTTGTTGATGTACTGTTTGTCTTCTGGGCTATCTTTTACAAGTTTTTCTTCATCAAGAAGTTGTCTACGCTCATCAACTAAGTCAAACAATCCTTTTTGTAGAACTGTCTTGTAGTCATTAAGTGCTTCTGTTTCTAAATCATACTTTGCGTAACGAGCAGGTTTATTTAAAATGTTAGTTACAAAACTTTGATCATCAAACTTTTCTTGAAAACCTTGCTTAACATAGTTTTGAAATTCTTTTACATACTGAGGACTTAACTCTCCTTCGGCATCTCGGTACCAATCAGAACCAGGTGTTCTAAATTGATTCTCTAATACAGGAAGTAGTAAGTCATCAAAACTATTTCCACTATTTAAATTTCTTGATTTAGATTCAAGTAACTGCAAAACTCCGTCAACATCACCTAAGTTCTGTTTAAACTTATTAATAGATACTTCTTTCTGTTTACTATCTAATACACGTTTAGCATACTTATAAATGTCTGAGGGAGTAAATAACTCATCGAGCACAGCTTGTGCGGTTTGGTCATTTTTATTTTTACCTAACCATTCTTGTGGGTCAGTGTACTTAGCTCCACCAAAAAGTTCATGGCTAATATTAGTTGCACCTCGCGCAGCTTCAAAAAGACCTTCACCTATATCAGATAAGTAATCAAATCCACCAAAAGAAGAAGTAGTTCCTTTTTCTTTTAAATCATCTAATTCTTTTGCTAATTCATTGTAGGCAGCAGTTGCTTGTTGCTCAGGTAAATTAGGTAAGTCTTGTATTCTGTTATAAAGATTAGAAGCATAACCTTCGTCGTACCCCGCCTTCTTAGCAAGATAATTAAAAGAGTTTACGTTTATATTACGTAAACGTTCGGTTTCTTTCTCTCTTCTTATTTCATCTAATTGTGGTCTTAGGATTTCCTTAGTGTGATAAGCATTAAATAAAACAGGATTACTATTAATGGATTGGTCTACTGCTGCCTTAACAACGTTGGGGTCTCCTACATTTAAGCGAGGATCTATTCCTAAAAAGTTAAAAGAACTATCTACTTTTTTTGCCATGCCTCTTAATTACTTATGTTATTTCTTAATTTTAATTTCTTTAATCTGAGACAAGTAACTTCCATCTCTATTTAATAAAGAAGCAACACTCATATCCCTAACACCGCCTGTCATTTCTAAAACAGATACAGTGCTAGATGGATTTAAAGAGAAACTTTCATCCCCTTGTTTAATTGATCTATTTCCTTTTAATGAGTCGTACATGCCTTTAAATTTCCAAAACATCTCCTCAACTAATTTTTGTCCTCTTGCTTGACGTTCACGTTGTTCAGCTACTGGGCGTCTTTCTAAAAACCCAGAAGGTAAGAACATCTCATTAATATCACGTCTGTCTTCTCCTGATAGTTTACCTTCATCCATTATTGATTGCAGTGCTTGTTCTACAGTTTTCCCTTCAGAAAACTTAACAAGCCCATTTTGAATTAAAGCAGCTTCTTCTATACTTCTAGTTTGTCCGTAGATTGGATTAAAGTCTTGAATAACTGGATTTTTTTCATACTTAGAATCTGGCAGATAGGCACCTGGACTTAACATTCCGTTTGTTGATCCGTCTTTTAGTCCGCGTCTAACTAATTCTTCTTCTTTAGCAATATCAATTTGAGCCTTAGCTTGATATTCCGCTAAGTTATTCTGCATTCTCTTGTAATCTACTACGTAAGGATTTGCCTCAAGTTTAGAACTTTCACTCTTATAGGCAAAGGCTCCAGCAGCATCTAGTATTTTATCATCTTTTAAGAAAGATACTAAATCACCATCAGTTAGTTCGCCTGCTTGTTTGTTTTCATAAAATACCTTTGTAGCATTTATGCTCTTAATTTGTTCGTCTAGTCTTAAAGTTTCTGGAGACGATGAGCCGTACTTTGCAGCAACTTTTTGTTTTTCCTCGTTTAATCGGTTTAATTCTAAAGTTGTTGAAGTTATTTTATTGTTTAAATCTTGGTTATAGAAACTAGTAATTTTATTTCTATCTCCTGTCTCTAAGGAGTAACGAGCCTCCATCTCTAGTTGATTCTTAGCCTGTGCGCTTAGTCCGTTTATATAAGCATCTCTAAATCTTTGTGCAGTTACACCTGAGTATTTCTTCTGAACAATCCATTCACCACTAGCTCCATCAAATACAGGAAACTCTTGTTCTTCGGGTTTAAGTGAGGTAGACAATTCTTTCCAAAGTTTTACATGCTCGTCTGTATAAACAGTATAAGGGTTATACTTTAGTTTACTGCCGTACTTACCATCTTTCAACCAATTGTTAATGTCTTTCATAAAGAAGTAATCATTTACAGAACTTCTATTCTTAGGATCGAGTTTGTTATACTCCTCTATCATCTTTTGATAAGTAGCAGTTGATTCAGCAGCAGTAGCTATAACGGGATCATTAATTAGATTTTTACCTAGAGATAATGCTGATCTCAAATTATTCTTATTAGCAAAATCCAATCCTGCATTTTTGTTTAATGCAGAAACTAATTTAGTAGCCTCTTGGTCAAAGTAAGCTTTATCCTCTTCTTTCAGAAGAGTTTTTCTAATCTGGCCGTATGCGTCAAGTTGCTGTTGAACTTTCTCAATACCCTCATCATACATTTTTTGTTTAAGCAGTGCGCCCTTAATGAACTCATCTGCTGGTAGAGGAGAGATATAGTCTGGATAAACAAATCCTTTGGATTTATGCGAAATCATAGTAAATTATTTTTTTCTGAAACCTTTTTTCTTTTTGAATGGATTCAAGTAAGTCTCTAATTGTCCACCCATCTCCATACCATACTGCATAGATAATGGTAAGTTTGGATTTAAGTTAGTCTTCATTACAGGCGTACCTAAATCAGGCAATGCAGGATTAGTTACTCCATACTGCATAGAAGGCGGTAGATTAGGATTTAAAGAAGCTCTAAATGTAGAATCTACAGGTACTCCTGTAGTAGTAGGCGTAGAAGTTGTAGCTGGAGTTGGAGTTGTTGTTGAAGCAGTAGACGGTGCTGTAGTAGCGTTAGCAGACTGCGTAGTTGGCGTAGCAGGAGTAGACTGAGTAGACTGAGTAGGTTTTACTCCTGTAATACTAAACTGATTTGTTCCTGTAGCATCCATAGTTAAACTCGGATTTCTACCATCAAAATCGTAATTAGTTACAAAGTTATTGAAATAAAACTCTTTTAAGTTTTCGTCTTGTTGCCACTTATTACGATTAGTAATTAAGGAAGCAATTGCTTTTTGTTTTTCTTCAGACTGAGCAGACTTTGCACCAGCGTACATATCATTGTATACTTGGTTAAACATCTGAGCATTTATTGAATCAGCACGCATCTTAGCTTCTGCATTATACATATCTGCTTTAGCTCGTGCATCTGCATCATAGTTTTGTTTATTCTCAAAAGACTTTTGCTTTGCATCAAGTCCTGCTATATATGCTAAGTTAGGATCTGCCCCGTAACGCATTGCAGCAATAGCATTATTATCTGCATCTTGCAACTGACTTTGAATGTTTAAAGTCTGCGGTCTTATGTAAGGAGCTTCTACTTCAGGAATAGCATAAGGAAAAGTTTCTTGTGCTTGTGCTAGTGCATATGCGGATGGGATAGCTTGACTTACAGGATAAGGCATGCCTCTATAAGTACCACGTCTACCGCTAACATTTAAGTCATAAGCTTGACCAGGAGGCATGTTTTCTGGTACATCTTCGTATTGGTAAGTAGGAACTTGTTCTCTATTTTTTAAATATTGAAGCTGTCTTACAGTAGTGTTGCCTAAGATAGCATCTGCTGGAGAAATGGCCTTTCCTAAATACATTTGGTCCCCAACACCTTTAGGAGTTAAATCAAAATCAGCAAGGGCTGCTTGATATTGAGGATCTTGTTGAATTGTTGCAAGGTCTTTATATCCTTGTTGGAACTGAGAAATCTGATCTTCGGTAAGTTCAGGTAATCCTAATTGTTTGGCTAGTTCTTTATATCGCTTATTCTTAGCACCTCCTGAAGTTCTATCCCACTCTGGGTTAGATAAGTCAATATTAGGGTTATTAGCAGCAGCTGCGTCAATAGCATATAACTGCTCTTGTGTTTTAATGTAGTTATCTAGGTATTGTTGTTTGCTAATCTTTGTGTTTGGATTAGCTTGAATGTACCTGTTCCACATTTGGTCTTTAACTGGATTAAGACTAGGATCATCCCAACGCTGTTTCATTACAGAGAAGTCTTTATTAAATCCTTTGTCAATTGTTTGTACATCTTTCTTGGTAAGTTTCTTTACTGTACCATTTGCAAATCGTACATAATCTCCAGGTTGAGCATTAGCTAAATCGGATTCTGCAATTACTCTACTTCCTTCTGGGATTTTGTATCTCCCACCAGTTTGCATGTTAGAAAGTATCTTAGCTTGAACTTCAGCAGGAAGAGCTTTAAAACCAGGATTGTTTATTCCACCATTTTTCATTTCCTCCATAGGCTCCCCATTAGAGTTACCGTTAAGAATTTGTTGATCGCGGAAAAGTTGGTCAAGAATTTTAGCGTTACGCTGCATCATTACTTGAGCTGTTTCTTTATCTACAGCAGAAGCAAATGGATTATTAAGTACATCTTGGTAAACTTTTAAGTCGTATCGTTTAGCAATTTCTGCAAAAGTTTTCTTAGCATCTTTACCTTTAAACTTACCAGAATCTTCCAACATGTCTTCTAGATAATCTAATCCTAAGTCTTCTACTTCTCCACCTTCTTCCATATATCCACCTAACAACATTTGTTTATAAGGCGCAGGCATTTTATGTAAGTCTGCAGGACGTAAGTGATTTGAAAATACTTTTGTTCCTTCAGGTAATATAGTATCAATGCCGCCTTTTGCGTGGGAAGGACCTTTTGCTATTTCAGTAGTGCCATCAGGAAGAATTAAAAATTCTCCACCTTCAATTTCAACATTAGCTGTTTCTAATGAATTTAGTGGCCTACGAATGTTTGCACCTTGTTTTGCCATAATAATTGGTTGATATTCTGTTCCACCAGAAGTAGTCCTACCGTACATCCAATTGTAGTCATATACAGGTTTACTATCTCTCTGCTGAATAGATTGTTTAAATTTTTGATCTTGCTTTAATGCATCTTGATAATTAAGAACTCCTGAAATTCCAGCTAGTCCTAAAGTAGCGTAATCAGAAAAATTTCCATTTTTATTTTTTTCTTCTTTAGGTTCTACTTCTGCCATAGGGTCAACTGTAATAGCACGCTCTGTTACTTCTTGTTGGGTTAAGGGACCCTGTTCGGGTTCAGGTGTTTGTTGATTAACATCAAATATATTTAACGGAGCAGGAAAGGGCGTAAAGGTATTGTCTGCTTTTTCATTACTAAATACTCCAGGAGCAAAAGATGCATCAGGAGTACTAATAGTTCCTTGTGGTTGATTGGGGGTAGTATATGTTCCAAAAGGAGCAGGTGCCTTAAATGGGGCAGCGGGGTCTTTTTCACCTCCTACCTGGTATTTTTTACCAAACTTTTTATATAAAGAATGCCTTAACATTAGTTTAATTTTTAAAGTTATAACATTGAAAGTTAATAACTGATTATATTATAGGTAATTACAAATATAGTTTATAAAGTAAAAAAAGCAAGGGATTATTTCCCCTGCCCTCTATATGCTTTATGATAGTTCTTACTTTGCTTTAACTTAGAAGATTTAGTCTTAGCGTGAATGCCAGGTCTACTTACTTTAGGTTTGTCTTTAAATGCAGACAAAACACTAGTGGATTTTGCTTTAGTTGCCATAGTATTAATTTTAAAAGTTAATGTTTAACATTTCCATCTTCTTCTTGCCTGACGTATTCTTGAGTTAGGGTCGTTCTTAGTTTTTTCAGAAGCTTGACGCAACTGACCTAAAGAACGTGCGCAATAAGACTTTCTCCTATTTGCATCTTTACTGCCTGGTTTTACTTTACCTGTTACTGCTGTTTGTAATTTAGAACCTGGATTAGCTCTTCTATATGCGGCCACTCCTTTAGCTGTCATTCCTGCACCTGATTTAGTTGGGCGATAGTTTGCTCTAGGGCCTTTAGTAGTGTGAGGAATAGTGCCTCCACTTTTATATGCTTGGTATAAACGTCCACCAGACTTCATGCTTTTGCTTTCTGCTTTAATCTTTTTTTCTTGCGCTAGCATTTGTTTAGTAGGCTTTTTGCCGCTGCCTCTATTAGCTCTAATGTTGTCCCAAAGTCCGCGTCTTGAATACGACCCGTCTTTACGTTTTATCATTTGACTCATTTCTTTTTAGTTTTATATTTTTTATAAAGTGAAGGACTAGATGCTACTACAGTTCCATTTACTCCTGGTATAGACATACCACCCATTTGAAATGTATTAAATGGTAGATATTTATTTAGGGAAGATACGTTCTGTTTACTTTTAGTTTGATTTAATAAATAATCAGCTGCTTGATTTTGAGTAGCAAATACAGAAGCTCTACCACTTAATGTATTTTTACCCTGTCGTAGATTATTTATTATTCCTGCATCTAAGATACCTTCATTAGGATTAAATAAAAAAGGAGCCGTTTGCATTGCTGCTAAATCTTGATTAGAAAATTGATTTGTTTCAAATCTTTTTGTTGCACCTGGCCCTAGTACTTGATCTAGTTCGGTCCTTGATAAGCGGCCAGGACCCATGCTCATTATTCTAGCCTCTTCTGGCATTCCCTCAGCAAATTGTTGATTGTATTTATACTCAGGAACTCTTTGTTTCATAATTCTTACAGGAACTTGTTCTCCAGAAAAAGCATTCATCACTTTTCCCGTTGTTGGGTCTTTTAAATTTTGCACATAATAGCTAGCCTCATCTGCACTATTAGCAGCCCATCTTCCTGTAATGTCTTGAGGAGTTGCTACTTGATTAAATCCTGCGTGTTCTGCACGATAGACATCTTTATACTTAGGTAAAGCTGGTCTACCAGCTATTTTAGAAGTTTGTATCACATCATCCCCATAACGGGTTGCTTGTTTTAATATTGGTTTTAATACTGGAGCTGCTGCTTTAGTTATTGGTACAAGACTTAATGCATTCATCTGTGCTTCTAATAAATCAGAACCCGCTTCTTGAAAATTTCCTTGTGCTAAATTCTTAACAGCAGATACTTGATTACCTACTAAATCAGTTGCATTAAATACATACTGAGTAGGATTAACTGTATCTAATACATAATCTAGCGGAGTAGCAAAGCCATCGGCTAGTTTTGATTGCTCTACAAATGACGCAGCTTTTTTAGCTTTTTCATAATCACTTTCAGGAGTTCCTGCATATATAACTCCCGATCTTTTTGCTGCAGCTTCCCTAGCTCTTTGATCAGCCACCATAGCTCTTGTAGCATCAGATACATTAGGAGTTACTACTCTTGTATTATCTGATGTACTCCTTGTAGGTTGTTGATATGATGTTGTAAATGCTCTACGTGAAGGAGGTGTATAACTAAATCCCCCACTTTGCATACCTTGTTTATTATTCTGTAACTGTGATGCTCCTGCTGCTGCACCAATTCCTATAGGTGCTACAGTTCTCATAGAACCGTACACAGTTGTTGGATTACCAAAATATCCAAAAGCATTTCCCTTTTTTATAGCATCTTGCCAAAGTCCGCTAGAAAATTGAGTTTGGGAATTAAAGCCAGGTTTTACTCTACCAAGATTCATTCTTTTAAGGTATTCGTTTATGCTTTTATAAGTATTTGTACCTCTTCTTGGCATAGCATCTGAAAATACACTAGCAGTTGTATTATTCATATTCAACCCTGGGATAGCTTTAAAATAATCAACATTTGCAATATCTTGTACTTCACCTTGCCATAACCCAGGATTTATTTGTACGCCCCAGACTGCCTCTCCTTCTGCAATATCTCTAGTATTAGAACCCCACCGATCAACATAATCTTGCAGACGAGGATCTATATTACCTTTACTATCTATATAACCTCTGCGAGTTAAGTCATCAATCATATTATTTGTTAAACCTAATTTTTCTACTTGAGCTGGAGTATTAAATCTTAATGCCCCTGAAGGAGATAGTTCTTTAACAGTATAATTTATTCCTGATTTATTATTTTTAGCAATTATATCATTAAGTACATCTAATCTAGAATTAAAAATATTAGTATACTCAGTTGGAGTCATAGGAATTGTATCTTGTAAAGATAAATTTCTTGTAGTAGGATTAAAGCCTAAATTTAAACTTAAAGAAGGTTTATAAGAGACAATTTCTCCCGTAGGTTTTAAAACAGTTTGTTCAAAATCAGTTTCAGACATTTTAGAAACAACATCTTTATCTTTAGCAGATACTTTAGCTAAAGCTTCTTCTTTAGTTAGTCCTGATATATTTTTTGATTTAAAAGCAGTTTCTGCATAATCAGGTCTGTAAGAACCTGGTATATAATTTAAATCCAAATTATTAATAGATTGTATTGAACCGTCAGGCATAAATTTAAGTTTAAACGGAGGAGGAGGCAGTTGATTATTTTCTAGAACTAATGGACTAGAATTTCTTAATCCTCTTTTTCTCCCTAAGCTATTAAGTCGATCAGGAACTTGACTAAATATGTTTCTAGCTTTACTAGATACACCTACACCAACTAAATTCATAGGATCTGTTATAGCATCTATAGCAAAAGCTCCATAAGGATTTTGAATATCCATTGCTTCAGAAGGTGTCTGTACCTTACCAGTTACACCATAAGTTGCTGTATATTGAGGTGCATTTAAAAACTCTAAAGCAAGACTTCCAAAAGGATTAGCTTCTTTATACCAATCTTTACCACCAGTTGCATCAGAAATTTTTTGGGCATATTGTGCACCCCAATCTTCTAATTTGGCATTGGCAGCTCTTAACGCTTTTCGAGGATAACGAATATACCAAGGAGGTAACTCAGCATTAATCTCAATTGGGTCCATTCTAATGTCTTCGTCTTTTACTAAGGCTCCATCTTGTAAAGACGGAGTACCCATAGATTCAGATTCTTCTGGCTCCACACCAAACTCTTCTTTAGATTTTTGAAATTGAGAAAACAAAGATTCTAAAATAATTGGAAGAGATTCTTCGTCCTTCTTAATAGGTTGAAGCATATTAGTTTGAACTGTTCCACCATCCTGCATGCGTTTTTCAAACACCTGCTCATCATTTGGAAAATAATATTCTCTACCAGGTTGCATCAAGACTTGTTTGCCCGATTGCAACCCAGTAGCTAATACAGGTCTCTTAAAAAAATCTTGCTCACCCTTTGGGCCTTTCATAGTAATACGGTTTGAGGGAACAATAACTTTGTTTTTGTTTTTGTCCCATAAACCTCTTTTGCTCATATCTATTTTCTTAGATTGAACCTTACTTTTAGGCGCAGTAGGCTTGCTGTACTTTAAAAATTTTTTATAAAGAGACTTAATTTCCATTGATGATTATCTAATTTTAATAGGAGAGGCATTAGATCCAGTCTTATTAATATAGAAAGAACTTAGACTAGGAGTTTTTGCTTTTGTAGCTGCTTTATATAAAGGACTGCTTGATAAATTTTTCCGTGCTTGAGCTACTGTTTGAGTTTTTGTTTCAGGCTGAGAATCAGTTCCATAACCTGATACAGGCATACGACGAAGATCTGCTACTGCTTTATCAAAACCTTTATTCTTTTGAGGCACTGCACTAAGATAGGTAGAAAGAGAAGGACGACTTGTTGTCGGCATAATGTTGGCTGGAGTATTAAATCTTTGTTCAGAAGATCTGTCCCAAAATGCAGGTTGTGGTGCTTCTTTTGGTCTACTAGCTGATTTGTTTAAAACAAACTTCTCGTAAGCAGCTTGAGTTTTAGGACCCCACGCTCCGTCTGGTACTAAATCAGCGCCATACTTTTCGTTAAGCATACGTTGATACTTACGAACACTTTCCATTTCGGCTTGTTTCTCCAAGTTGCTAAGAGTAGCTTTAGCTTGTTCAAGATTAGGATCTAATAAAGCAATTTCTGATTCCATTGCAGGAGCCATTGTATTGTCCATTTCATTACTCATTGCTTCTTCTGCCATCATACGATCTGGCCCCATTGGATCTTTGAAATCCATACCACCTTGACCTTTACGCATTTTAGAAAGTGTCTTAGCTAAGTTAGCTCTTTTAACAGTAGTAGAAGAATAGTCTTCTTTGTTAGCAAGTACTTTGTCTCTAAATGCAGGAACAGACATTCCAGCAGATTGTGCTTGTTTTGTAAATGAACCTGGATTCTTAATAGCAGACTGTATCCACTTGCCTCCAGACTTCATTTTCATTTTACCTCCACATTCCATGCAGGTAGAATAAGATTTTTGTAAACGTCCCATTATGATAATGTAAGTAAATATAATGTTTTTGCAATCAAAGCGATTATTTCATCAATAATATTTTGAAGATGGGTATTCTCCATTCCAAATACTACGCGATGTTTTTTAACGTAATCCATTAATTGTTTTAAATGTTGCTGAGGATTTACATACTCAGAACCAGGAATTTTAAAATTTACTCGTTTGCCGATAGTACCAAAGTAGGCTTCTAGCAAACTATCAGTCAAATCTAAAATTCCGTCATAGTACTCATTCAAAGCTTTATGCTCTGCGTAAGAAAGAGTCTGGAGATGTGCAATGTGGATTGTATCCCTAGACTGAAACAGTTGTCCGATAACTAGCTCGGGCTTAACTGTTGTAAAAATTTCTTTTTCTTTCATGGTATAGGTTATAAGGTAGTGTTATTAATTTGAGTTATCTGTAAGTTGTTTACAAATTTATATCTATTGTACTTGTCTTGAATCAATCTAATTTTTGTGAAATCTGCCTTTATCTTATTTTTCTGATAAGCAACACTTAGATTCCTAATTGCTTTTGTGTTTGGCAACTTATCAATAAAATAATTATTCTGTAGATCTTCCCACTTAGTAGTCCATAAAGATTGTCCGTTTGACTGCGCTGCTATGTTCCAGAAACCATTAAAGGTATATTTGTTTTCTCTCCTAGAAAGAAGAGCCTCAATACCAGTAGGGGTCATTCTTGGATACAAAATCTTTTGTCTAGTGTTACCAAAAACTTCAGGTATTAAATTAATAATTCCAGAAGATTGTTCACGATTATAGACAATTGCTTTTGTAAAGTTAGCTGTGTTTTTATTATTTGCTGTACCCAAAGAATAGTATTCATACTTAGAATAGTACTCTTGGATATCTTGAATTAAAGATATACTAGTTACAGACGAGTTGATTGGCAAACTATTTATTAAGTACTCAATAATGTAAGGATATAATTTACCGTAATAAGTTTGGTAAATATATGGGCTTAAATTATGATTCCACAAAGATGATCCTAGTGGAGTAGTTATGATAGTTTGGAAGTGTCCCAACTGAGGAATAAAGAAGTTAGGCATGAAAGAATAGAAAGAAATAAAGTTCTTCATCTTTGGGCTATATGCTACAGTCCATGACTTGTTCTCAAAGTATTCTTTCTGACTAAAGTCAATACGTGTACGTACTCCGTTGGTATTAAGAACGTAATAGCGATAGTCAGGGTCTAGTCTATCGGTTATGTATTCTACTTTAGTAGTACCTGTTCTGTACTGAAGTCTTACTCTGTAGTCTAACTTAGTTATAAAGATACGCTCAAAACGCTCGTCCCAGCCCATAATAATTCCAATACCCAATGAAGGAACATCTACGTCTGCTTCAGGGAAGTCTTTTAGAATTTGGAATGGTAGGTTTTCTTTAAACCAGTTATAGTTTAATTCAGACTTAATCTCGTTAAATCCTTGTCCAGTGATTTGATAAACGTGACCACGTTTAGCATCCACCCAGAATGTTCCGTACTCACAACGTACATACGCTTTGTGCTGAGATCCAATATATCCTAAGTCAGTAGCAGACAAATCTACAGGCTTCTGCTTGAACATATCTGCGTTGCCTATCTCTAACTGATAAGGAGAAGTAGAACTTAATACAATACGAGCATTGTATACTTTAGTGGTATTTTCAAATCGAGCATACACTCTTTCGCTCTCTCCTGCATTTAAATCAATTAAGCGGCCACCTTGTTTAGGGAAGTCGTAGAAGTTTCCTGGACGGAAAGCTAACCACTTGTCTGAGGTAAGATTAGAATCACTAGCCTGATCTGAATAGATTACTCTGTTCTGGTGATTAATAATACACTCTAAGTTAGGGTACTTTAATCGATAGGGCTGGTTAGGCGACATATTTTGTACAGAGTAAGTCGCGTTGTAGTGATAGTAGTTATCAAACTTAATCGGTACAGTAGCTTCTTGCAACCAGTCATCAGGAACTCCTCCACCTACGTTAGGGTAGAAGTTCTCTTTGTCTAAATCACGACCGTGACGGAAGTGTAGGTTTACGTCAGACTCTACAAAGAAAATTGGAATACCATAAGACGCTGTATAAAAAATACCGTCTTTATGATATCTGGTATTTTCTGCTTTGTCTAAAGATGTTTTCTTAACAAACTTGCTCCAAATAGCATTAACTCCTAAAGTAATAAAAGGAGCTGCACCATTCATAAAAACGTAGTTGGTAGTAATTTGAGTTAAGTAATTTCCTACGCCAGCTAAACCTCCTGTAGCAGTGAAGCCGTAACTAGCGGCCACAGCAATAGCAATACCAGCAATAAACGCAGCAATGTCTCCAGAATTTAAGCTGTCCATATTTGAACTGGTCCCAATAAAAAACTTTGGATATCCTAAGTTAGGAAATAACCAGTAGTCAAATGGCATCTCATCGGCTTTGGCTGGAAGGTTAACTAAGTTTCTTGTAAAGAAAGAATGTTTACGCTTAATAGCAAAAGGTGTAATGTAAGTATCTCCTCCAAAAGCAGGATAGTATTTATAAGATAAACTTACTGAACCCCCAGCATGTGTGATAATATCTTGACGATAACCTGTGTTTACATAACGTAAGTTTTCAAGTGGACCGTACTGATTAGGGAATTGTCGTTTTACTGAAGAGTAATAGGCTCTAGTTAATCTGTCTTCAGTTAAATCTTGTGGATTACTAGAAGCATGATTCGAGGCTATGTAACGACTATTATCTATAATCTGAGTAGAGTGTAATGGAAGATAATCTCTTAGTTTAAGATAAACTGAAGTTTCTCTAAGTCTATTGTGAAACCTACGTGACTTTCCTCTATGTATGGAAGGAAGGTTAAGTGGGTCTATTGCAACATATTGGTTATAAGTAGCAATTGAATTATACTGATAAGCAAAGTTTACAAATGGAATAAGTTTCTCGGCTATATCCAAGAATAATTGTTCGTTAGTAAACAGTTTATCTATTCTAGCAGTAAATGCACTTCGGTTTCTACCTCCTACGGTAACAGAAATGTCGGCTTCAGTCTCTGATTTTTGCTCAAAAGAAATAAGAGAAGCCAAAGTACCTGCGTCAATAAACGCTTGTTTCTTTAAGAATCTATAGCGAGGGTGTTCAGCCACTGGCATAAAGTGACCTAGTACTTTACCAAACTCAATGGTCTCTAATTTAAGCTCTGTTCCAATCTTAGGATATTGGAAAGATGTATCGGGAGAATAGAAAGTGTATCTGTTGTTACCGATAATAGGAACATTGGCAAATCCACCTACACCACCTACGCCAGTAGAACCGTCTTCTTCCAATACCTTTTCACTTTCCTGATACCATCTTGAATCATTCATCAAGTAGGGATCAGCAAATAAATCGTTGTATGGGTAGTTAGGATAGTAGTATTTCTTGATAGGACCATCTCCAGAGTTATCTTCAAATACACCTACGTCATATAAAAGACCTTTTGCTATAACAGACTTGTTACCTACGCGAGTTGCATGCACCAGTTCGTATCCACAAATAACGTCTTTAATTGGAACGTTAGTCTTTTTAATAGGATCGTAAACAGTGTATGCATAAGTTCCGTCTGCTTTCTTTTGATTTAACAAAGAAGTCAAAGCAGCTTCGTCTATACGTACCCCAATAGGATAGATGGTTGAGTTGTAGTCGTTGGTTACTGTGTGATCTATCTCTCCATCATGCGCCATCTGCTTGTCGTGTATATGGACTTTAGCAGAGTCAGGAAACTTATGATGTCTTATAGGTTTACCTGCTAAGGCATTTGGGTCGTAATAAGGTGCGTTAGGATCGGTAGACTGTCCCCATATCTCATCGTAGCATGGATATACTTCGGTAGACTCCCAGTAAGCAAATTGACCTTGCTTATGGTTTTTAATAGCACAGTTATATTGTTTTTCAATTTCATCAGAAAGATCTTCGTCTTTAGATATAGGTACGCCAGCACTTGCAGTGTTGTATACTTGCCAACGAGGAAGTTCACTTGGGAATATACAATCAGATTCTCCAACAAAGACATCTAAATTACTTGCAGCTTGTTCTAGTATTAAATCATTTGAGTTGGCTTTTCTTCCTGGAATATGGAATACATCTGTATACTTACCGTTCTTTAGTCTGAACTTAATACCAAAAGCATAAACCTCATCACGCTGATAAGTGCGGAAGAAGTATGCAACTTCAGGAGAAGAGTAATCAAACTGTCCATCTGCAGGCATCTGTACAGTTTCCCACAAAAGGTTAATCTTAGAAGCAAAGGGCTGGAAGTTATATTTAGGATACTCCTCTAAGTCAGCTAACATTAGAATGTCGTTTTGCTTCTCAATAATGTTTGCTGTTTCGTAATGGGGACCACGAATAAGCGGAACAATGGAAGAGAACGTAGATTTATAATCTCCTGTATAAATAACTTGGTCTGTGTCTGCGTACTGATTAACTCTGTAAGTTCCTACTAAATGATAATTGGTAACAGTGTTAACTGTCTCAGCTACTACTACGTTAAAGTATTCAAATATCTTAGTCTTATGTAAAACTTTTAAGTTAACCGACTTGGAGGTTACATACTCAGTTTGTTCGGTAATTGATCTTTCATAAATAGGAATTGGATTAGTAAGATCACAATACTCAGTAAGCTCAATTCCTTGTTCGTCTGCATAAGCAATAGCAAAAGAATAAACACCTGCCTTTAATTGTCCTCCGTCATTTACATCAGTTACATGTACTTCTGGAATACAAAAGTCAGCAAAGATTTTAGAGTCCTCACAAGATTCTTTAATACAAGTTCTTGCTTCACCACAAGCATCTCTACCATAAGGATATTCTACAGAAAAATATCTAGGAGGATTGTTTCTAGAGATATAATAAATTTTAGTCTCACACTCATCTATGCGGTATTCTGCGTTTACAGGAAAAGCAATATCAAAGTTTAAACAACAGTTATCTTTAGAAAAAGTCTGCGTTTGTCCTGTTACAAGAACTTCTTGAATTACGACTAGTCTTGGGTGGTTTAAATCTAAAGTACCTTTCTTTGCTTTGAATCTTTTGTTAGTAGCTAAAATAAAGTCCTCAACATAGTTTCCTTCACAGTCAGTGTAACTAAATGTTTTTTGTACTGTGCTTAATGGATCCCCTATAACTATAACTTCCCCAGTAGTAGGGTCTGTTACTGCTATGCCCGAAGCTTTAAAGCCTACTACATACTCATAACAATCATCTTCGCAAGATGATAAGCAATCATCTACAACGAGATCTTCGTATTTACAGCAAGTAGGTTCAGAAGTAATCTCAATTTGATTTTGATAAATAATTCCTCTACATCTTACAAGACAGTTTTCATCAGCAACTAGTGTGTAACCTTCAGGACAAGCACTAGTCAACTCAGTAAACAAACCACCTAATCCTGGAGGATTAGCAGTAGTAGGACGTTTAGGTTGAGAACTAATAGGCTGGCCATTACTAATAACTCTTTTACTTTGTAATGTAGCTTTTGTTAAAGAAGGGCTTGTAAGTTCAGCTAAAGTAATGTCGTATAACTCATACGCAAACATCCCAATACCTAAACTGTTTCTATACTCAAACTTAATTAAGTGACTACCTGCAGTAAACTCAACTGGAAAGATATTAAAGGTTGACCACATAGTCGAACCATTATCTACAGCTGGATTTCCTGGATAATTTGCAAATAATCTTTTTGCAGATTCAGTTGGACTTGTTCCTGCTTGAATATCTAAGATAACAACACCATCTACAGTAATACGCAAGGATTCATCGGCCGCAACTCCTAAGAAATATTTTTTAGTTTCAGGAATACATACTGTTTCTGTGAATCCAATAAACCCGTGCGACACAGTATGGCAGGTTCGACATCCTCCACCTGAAGGATTTAAGTCTGCTTGTACAGCAATCTCTTTTACATAAGTAGAGACATTAAACACACCCGCACCATTAGGAACCCAGAAAGACTGGTTCAAAGTTGAGTAAATAGATGAATAACTATTAGGATCTAATGCTGTCCAAGTATCGCCATATACTCTTGGATAGTTACATCCGTGAGTAGAAACAACTCCACAAGGTCCACCGTCTATACAAGTTTCAATTACAGGAACACCTGGTAACTCTGTGTTCAATGCTCTATATGCGATTTGTTCGCACTTCTTTGAAATTGGATTATAAGTAAATCCAGCTGGACACTCTAAAGAAACAGTTGGCTCAGGTAAGTCTTCAAATACAGTATTCTCTGTTATGATTGTTCCTTCTTTACAGCCACAGTCCTTTTCAGTTATCTCTATATCTAAGCAGGCGTTGTTAATTGCTGTAATCTGCCCTATGCGAGAACGTCCATCGGGGTGTGTAAGAAATAAAATAACTTTTGACTGCTCAACAATGTTAGTAAATCCAACAACTTTAAATCCTGCTAATTCTCCTTCTGTAAAATCGTAACAAGAAGTGTTACCAGGCTCGTTGGTATAAGTAATAGAATCTCCATCGTGGGCTTGAATGTTTGCATTTAAAGCCCAAGTAATTTGATTGTCTTTTACTTGCCACGTAATTGCGTCAAGGTTAAGTCCTATGAGATTCTGATTTACTTTGTTTTCCATTATTTAATGTGGTATTTAACGAATTGTTTTCTACCCTTTACTACGCTATCAGCAATTTGCTGTTTGGTCTTGGTAAGCAGATAAGAAAATGCAGCCTGTAACTTAGCAAGTTGGTCTTGTTTGTAGTACTGAAATTTCTTTTCTACTTGAGCAGCACTTTCATCAATCTGAGAGTGCCATAAGATTTCAAAGAATTTAAATTTTAAATAAGCTTTTATGTATTCTTCAACTTCCAAAATTTCTGGAACTGTAGGAATACCGTCGTCGTCAACAGGACGAGAAAAATATCTTACGTGTATACAGCCCTCTTCAAAAGAAGAACTTACGGTTTTGTTATTATGAATTTGAATAATCTCAGGACCAGGCTCGTTTAAGTTTGGGCAGCCCTCAGTACACAAAGATTTAGATCCGTGATAAACTCTTACCCACTTAGGTTTCTTCATTGTTATTTTAAACCCAGGAGTAGGAATCATTAGCTGCTCAAAGAACTCTGTCTTAGGATTACAGTCTACGCACCCTTCAAGAACTTCATAAGAACGATACCAATACCCTTTTAAAGAAGTCATTCCAGAAGAAAAAGTAATATCTGAATCATAAAGAACTGCACGATCAAGTAAAGCAAAGTCACAAGGTAATTCAGACTTATAATTAACAAAGTGAAGAATTACATCTTCAGGTTTTAAAACCATCACCTTTAACTTGCGTAATGCTTGATCTATAAATGTAGGTATTAAAATTTCAGAAATAGCTCCTGATTCAAAGTAACTTTTAAGTTCTTGTTTAACCTCGGCAATTAGAGGCTCAGAAGATATGAAGTTTATATTTTCGTACTTCATCGGTTTAGTTCGTTATTTTTTATCAGTCGAGCTAATTCTCTTTGGTGTTTCCGAGCAACTTGGAAATCAAAGAAACTTAACTTGGGGTATTTCTTTGCGTATGTATAAAGATGGGTTTTATAGATGTAACCATCGGAATGATTATTTCTATGAGGAGCCCACACCTTAGTTTTGTTGTATCTGCCCCAATCTATTAATGCATGTCCTTTTAAAATAGGAATTAGCTTTAATAGCTTTAATACTCCTAGATTAGGAATATTAACCGCATATGGGCCAGACTTTATTTTCTCAATCATCGCCTCATGCACTAAAGGCGGGATTTTTGAAAACATCTCAAATGTAATGTCAGAACGTTGTGTGTCTTTTAAAAACTTTCGGTAGGCGACTTTTGATGTGCAGTTTATATCGGATACTAAAGTTTTGTAATGTGCTCTTGGCTTAACTTCCATAATTAAATTTGTTCATCTCTATTGTTATCCTCTTGCTCAACTGGTAACTTATGGTAATTAATTAATTCCTGATTAACCAACTGAATTAAAGGATCAACTAAATAGGAAGCAATCTTAAATTCTTTATCGTACATACTAAGACATTCAGATCCATCAGCATCTTCAATTGACTCAGTAAAGTAGGCATACATATTCACAGACTCTACGTCAGGGTCTAGTACATATAAGTAACCATTACGAATTGTGTAGAATTTCTTTGGCGTTTTAACTCTTAGGCGACTGTGGTTGATGAAATCTCTGATTGTTGTTGGAAACAACTCTTCAGAGTTTGAAGTATTAAATACCCCCTGAATAAAGTAGGAATATAATCCTTCTTCTATTTTAGGAAGTTTATTTTTAGTTCTTCGTACATTACAACTTAAATCATAGCATTTTTAACTCTAGCGATTAATTCTGCATTAGTTAGCATAACTCTACGTATTACAAATATACTTAAATTTCATTTTTAGTCAAGTTTATCTTAAACTGATAGAGCCTAGTCTCCTAGGCTCATTTCAGCATTAGACAGGGGAAACCAACCTAAATCCTGTCAATATCTTATATAGCGTAGGTAACGCCTCCTATTACTACTTCAATCAAATCTCCTGAAGTAAGTACAATACCTCCTGCAGGGTTCATTAAATTTAGATTTAAATTACCACCAGGTGTAATGTGTCCAGTAGCTCTAGTATAAACTGAAGAGTAGTTTGCTCCTACTTTAATGTATAGTTCTGCATTAAAGTATACATCAGTTGAAGCAGGTCTTACTGCTGCTGGTAATGTAGCTACTAACTTAGACGCTAAGTGATTCCAAGTAAAGCTTACCATATTAAGCTGAAGTACTCCATGTAGAGTTACCATGTTTCCGTGCAAAACTGCGTAAGGGAATGGTTGACCTCCTAGTGGGAATCTAGTAGCATTAACTACGGCAAACTCAGCAGAACTTGCACCAATCAATGGATAAATAACTGGAGTATTATTAACTAAAGCTAAGTCAAAGGCAACCTCACTTGCACTTACAGTCTTAGTAACTCCAACAGTTGAGCCGTTTACTTTTACAGTAATTGCTTTGTTCTTCCAAACTGCTGACTCATAGGTTAAAATATCCCCGTTAGAAGGTGAAGTTATAGTTACGTCTCCTAGGTCGTTTAATACAGCAGCATTCAAACTAGCTGGAGTAAATGCAACTCCTGCAGCTAAACCAATTGTAGGACCACAAGATCCTGCAGTAATGGTAAATTTCGTATTGTCGAATTTTATGTTTAGCGTAGAAAGAACTGCTACTATACGATCTAATTGAGTTTGTAAAGTAGTTGCTGTGTTGGTATAGTTCCAAGTTTGTCCAGTAAATACTGAGTTAGCTGGGAAAGAACTAGGAAAACAAGATGCCCAAGTTAATGCATAGTTTGCAGTTGGTACTGTTAACAAAGTTCCATTAATACTAGCTACTTGAGAAACAAGCAAACTAATAGCTGCTGACGCAGTACTAGTTGCAGATCCACCAGGCAGAGAAGACGTGTTTACGTTTGCAGGCACTGCACCAACTCCAGAGATATATGTCTTTAAGTTATTTGCTGTTGTAGCTGTTGTAGCTGCAAATCCACTTAAAGAAGTGTGCATGCCGCACATATTACTTGTAATCCAATTAATGTAATCAGAAATTAAATCAGAAGTAGGCTTTGCTGAAAAAGGATAGCTAATACAAGGATTACCTAACACAGTATCCATTTCTACATAACTTCTAATAGTATTTACATAAGAAGTAAGAGAAGTTAAATACTGATCTAAGTTATAAGTTGCAGGTAAACCTGGTATGGCTCCTTCGATGTTATTTAAGATAATTTGTCCATCATAATCTTGAAGCGTTGTGTTTAATGCACACATTGCAGCAGATGCAGACTGTACAAACTGAGCTTCAGTGGTAATCGGAGTTCCAATTCCTGTCAAGACTCCGTTTTGACGAAGACAAGAATAGTTTAATGCAGAGTAATCTACACCGCCACCGCCAACTACTGCAGAACACAAAGCATTGTGGAAAGTAGTAATAATGGTGTCTAAGTTAGCTCCTGTAGGAATAACTGCATTTAGTGTTTGTACAGTTAACGTAATATCGTTAGCTGGAGAAGCACCTCCTACACTAGTTCCTAAAATTTTAATCTGATTTAAAGGAGCATATCCAGAACCTCTGTTGGCAATAATTACTGTGTAAGTATTACTTCCTGCAGTTCTTACTACGTCAAAAGTGGCACCTACACCTGAACCAGTAAGGTTTACTCCTGATACATTTGAGTGCGTAGTAGTGGTTCCAGGCACAACAGCAGTACCAGAAATGCTAATAGTTCCAAGTGCGCCAGTTGCGCAATATAAGTCTACACCTGAGTAAGTAATACACTTAGCCCAGTTTGTTGATAAGCAACCTTGATCACTGCAAGGGGCTACAACTGAAGATCCGTAACAATCAGTACAATGTCCCATAGTTTATTTTATTGAATAGTGCCCTCGCAGCACTCACAAATCTTTTTAATTAAAGCTTGAAGTAATACTCCTAGAGTTTGAATCTGTTGAGTTGGATCGCAAGGATCATTGCCTAAACAAGCGGCATATCCATTTTGTTGCATCCAATTTTTAAAATCAGGACTCAATGGTAAATCTTCCCAATGAAGATTGCCTGAATTTACGTTGATGTTCTCATTTACTAAATAGTTTAATCTAGAACGAAGTTCACAGATTACTCCTACAAGTTTAAGAACTACCTCAGACGAATAATACTTATCGTCTTTTACTGTTATAGTGTTAGTATTGATAACAGGCGATGTACCACAAGCTGTGTTAGCTGTGTCTAATGCGGTTTTATCTATACCTACTCGAACATCTAATGAGGTTAAGTTGTCATCAAACAACTTAATGATATCATTAATATAAGGATCACAGTAGTCCTGTTTATCAATAAGTCCTCCTTCGGTAGGAGTACCAGTGTATCGAACACACCCTGATGGTGTTAGTTCTACGCAGTTATTTGTTTGACAACATTTAGCCATGTTAGTGTTTTGTTTTAAAATTTAAAGTTTGTGCGCAATCTAAGCAATGTTGATATCTAAGAAAGCTTGCGTACTTTCTAGACTTTTTATGATATGGTTTAGTCAGATACTTGATATGCTGCAACTCTTTGTAGGCAGCATTAGCAAGTTTCTTCTTAACAGTCAAGTTCAATTCTTCTGAGTAAGTCATCTGCTTTTCTATAAAGTTCAGTGGCTTTTTCTGGGTTGCACAAATCGGCTTGAGCTTCAGCTCCCCGTAACAAGAAGTCAATTTTATCTAAGTAGTATAACATTTTTTCATCGTCGCAGCAGTCAACGTACTTAACCCACTGAGCAGCTAAGCGACAATCAATATTACAGGTTCTTAGATGGAATCTACTATTTAATCCTAAGTCAGGACAAGTAGTAATAGTCAAATGATAAACACCGTCAGGTAATTGATACTGAGCGCTGTCCTCATCATTTGCAACTAGGCCAAACGAATAAGCGTTTAAAATATTTATCTCGTTTAAGATAAAAGGAAAGTTGTACGGAGTATCATAACCTGGTACATCAATAGTGATACTAGCAGTATCAGGTGGTACTGGATAGTAGGACGTATCAAGTACAGCCATGCTGCCACAGTCCTTTGATTTATATACTTCTAAGTTTAGTTTAATGTTTGGCATAGGTTTAAATAAAGGGGAGATTTCTCTCCCCTATTAAGTTGTTTAGAAAATTGCAAAAGCAACAGTTACAGTTCCAGTGTTTGCAACAACGCCTCCTAAAGAAATTGAGCAAGAACCTGCTACAATGTTATCTACTTGTACAGCAATTAAGCCAGAACCAGTAGTATCATTTACTACAGCAAGAATTACAGAATCAGCTTTAATAAAGCTATTGTTCAACGTAAACGTAGACATAGCACCTGCAGCAATAGTAGCACTTACAGTTGTAATCTCACCAGCAGGCTGGTTAAGAGTAACAGCAGTTGTAATACTTCCACTTTGAGTAACTACACCTTTAGATAAAGAAACAAACTTGGCACAGCAAGTTGGATTCTTCAATAGGTTAACTACAAACTTCTCCAAAGAAGCGCCAGGGACAGCTTTACTCTGGGTGTTCTTGTTTGTAACTAACTCTACGTATGTTCCAGTTTTTAAGATTAAATCTTTCATTTATTTTTTGGGTTAAAGGTTAAAAAGGGGGAGTGTTATCTCCCCCTAAGTAGATTACACGTGGAGAGCAGTAGGCAATACGTTGTTCAACGCAGTAGTTACCGCAGCAGTTACACCAGCAGCAGCCAATACAACCAACGAATGAGTGTTGCGAGTCTTATTCTCGAATCCTACAGGAGAATCTTCCAAATAAGTAATCTCGTACATGTCATAAGTGGTAGAAGAGTTAACGTACAAGTACTGGTTAGCATCTTCGTTGTAGATTGGATTCCAGTAGTAACGAGCATCTGCAGTAGCAGGCAAGTTATTAGTGAAGTGGTGACGCTCGAACTCGGCCATAGCAGTACCAACACCTACAGGATACTTGATGTCTTGAACCTTAGTTACAGACCAGTTTCCGCAATCTGAAGGCAAGTCAAAATCCATAGTAGTGAAAGGACCTTTGTGAACTACAGCTTGGAAACGAACCAAGTTGAACACGTAAGGAACTGCATCAGGAACGCAAGCGTTTCCGAAAGCATCCAAAGCTTTACCAGTTAACTTGATACCGCAAGCAGTAACAGAACCAGCAGTTGCTTCGAATTTTTCCCAAGCAATACCATTGTAAGGAGGTAACTCCTGAGCACCGCTATTGATAGCAGCTACGTTAGAAGTCAACTCATACATGATGTTAGTGTCGTTACCGTCACCGTCGGTGTCAGAAGTAACTACGATGTCAGTAGCAGCAGTTGCTACATAAGAAGCATAAGCGGCACGTACAGCAGTAGTTGGGTCTGTACCAGGATCAGGAAGAACCAAACGGAACTTGTAAGTAGGTGCAGTACCTTTGTTTACGATAGCAGCACTTACATACTTGCTCAACAAAGGATTGTTGTTCACTTTGTTTACCAATTCAATCATGAATGGGTAGCAACCTAAAGCGTCGCAGTTTCCGCCACATTCAGTGCAGCAAGTGGTTTTAACACGTACTGATTCCTGAATCATAGGCTGGAATACGCCTTTAGACCAATACTCATCAATCTTGATGGTTAAAGTGTACTCTTCGTCACAACCAAATACGGGAGACTTAGAATCGTTAACCTCATCGTAACCGATGTAAGTGATCTGCTGTTGTACAGTAGTATCAGCTACAGTTTTACGAGTAGAGATGATGTTAGACAATTTGATGGGGGAACTTTTGAAAGAACCGTATTTGCTACCTACAGCAGCAGAACCGATAGCTACCAAGAAGTCTGCATCAGCTGCAGTACCACCAATGTTAGCATAAGTGCTAGGGTTGTAAATACCCATCACTTGTTTTCCTAATCCGTCGGTACCTAGAGAAGTATCTACTGAGGTAGGGACGAATACTTGTGTGATTTTGTGATTCATGTTATTTTATTTTTATTCTGAGTGTTTAATAATTCTATCTTCTGCAAAAACAGCCTGAGCTTGATTGTCATTAGATTGAGCAGCAAATTTTACAGCTAAATCTACTATATCATATTTAGTATAACCTGGAAGTTCACAATCTACAGTTTGAGAAAGTGTACCGTCTAACTTTTCGTAACCGTCTACATCAATAGTTTTCGGGTAACGTAAGTAAGTAAGATATACTTCTTTTACTGTAAATTCTTCCGCAGTATATACATGCAACTTATCATCGCCAATGGTAGCCAGTGTGCTTCTCCACTCAAATGAAGGGCTAAAGTTTGAATCAAAGTACATAGTGCGGATGTCTCCTTGTTTTACTAAATCAATACCAAGGTTTTTTTCGCATTTTTTTCTGCTAGCTAAACAATGACTTGATACGTAGAACATATAATCTGGTGCTTGGTCTAATGGGCACTCATACCCAATTAGATAAGAATCATTCGATTTTGTAACAGGAAGTTGAAGATTGGAAACCTTTAAAACTTGTAGGTCATCAATCCGCTTCCGAATAGACTCATACCCTGTCTTGTATACATTGTTTGGATTAATTTTTGTTTTAATCCAAGAGAGTTGTGCACGATTAAGATAGATGATGATATCCTCAATAGGAATATCAACATTATCTTGACGATTAACTTTATTAATCATCAACTTAAACTCGTATATCAACTCTTGAACAGGTATCATTATAAGGTATTAATCTTTAACTTTTGTTTTAACTTGTCTTTGAAAGCTTCGTATTCTACGGTGTTTTTGGGGTCTACCATAAAGAGCTCAAACTCTTCTAGTGACTTAGCCCAAACATGCTCACCTTCGTATACAACAGAGCCTTTTACTCGAACAATGTTGGTGTCTATAAGATCCTTGATTACAGCTTTAGCATCTAACATGTCATCACTATAATTCATGATTCTCATAAAGTTTTCTATAGGATCAAGTCCTAATGCGGTAGATGGTGTACGTAAGTATTCATCTATTGCATTATAAACTTCTTCCTCGGAAGACGTATTAGCAAGTCCTAAGCCGATAAGCTTTTGTACTTTTTTACGTTTGATTTGGCTCATTTTATCCAAAGCCGCAATCGCACTGTTAATACGCTTCTTGCGCTCAAATGTAGTCTTAGTCTCGACAGTACCATCAAACACGTAGAATCTTACCATAGACCCATCAATTTCGCCAGACTCAATTGCATCTAAACTAGGTGCAACCATTTCTGTCTCCATTAACCAGTAAAAATTTACTGCGTCTCTTGGATTCTCCATGTTAAAAATGTTATCTCCATCTTCGAGATTAATTCCATTTTCTTTTATTTCTTCATAGAACGTGCTGTTGGGCTCAAGTGATTCGTCAAGCAAAGATTCGTAGTACTCTTTCAATTGCTTAACTCGTGCAGTTTCTTGTTCCCTTGTTTTTAAGTCCAGGATTCCTTTCAACTTTGGAGAGTTTTCATCGAGTCCTGTTCTTATCACCCCTCTAGAATCTACTCTTGGGTAAAACTTACGAGCAGTTCCTGGGATAAAGTTGTAGCCGTTTTGGGCCAGTGATCCTTCTAATGTACGTGGATTAGAGATCGTTTTTTTGTAAGGGCGGATTATACGTACTCCCTTTAATATGTCTTTAGTCATGGTTGGTTTTTTTTGTTTTTTAATCTATTATCCCTAATGGGGGAGTTTTAAGGCTCCCCCGTCAGAGACCGCCTAGATTAGAGGCGTGGGTATTCTTTAATGATTACAGTTCTGGTTGGATCTTCCAAGAAGATACCGCAGAAGTCTTTCATGATGTAAGTGCTATAAGGATCTTTGTTAGCAATTACAGTCTGCTGGCTTCCGAAACCAACTGAACCAGGGATGTACTGATAGTACATGTTAGGACGAGTTGACAATTTCACCTCGCGGATGTTAGAGCCACCTTCGTTGCTCACGTCCATGATGATGAAAATTGGTGGAACTTTCTTGTTAGGACCTAACTCTAAGAAAGTAGCATGCTCGTTCAATTGCTCTAGTTCAATGAACTCAACTGGACCAGTCTCAGTAGTCATGAAGTGGTCAAACTGTAAAGCGTAACCTTGCTTCAAACGATCTTTACCATCCATGAATTTGTCAGCAGACAACATGAAGTTAGAGTTGTTGAAGTCTTTACGCATTGCAGAAGAAGCTAACTCCATACCTGCACGGTTAGTGTATACTTTAACGTAACGATCAGCTACTTTAACACGGTTGTAGAACAAGTCACCAATTGCAGAACGCAACAAGTTTAAACTGAACTGACCGCGATCGTAGTAGATAACGTTACCCAAGTGCAACTGCTGCCACAAACCTGGCTTCAAACGAGTAGGACGGCCCTTCTCATCTTTAGTATTACCTTGACGACCCCACATCAACATGTTTGCACGCATGCGCAACATCTCCATACGAAGCAATCTAGATACTGTAGGTTCCCAACCAACGATTTTGGTTTTCTCACCTTCAGCCATAGGATCAGTTACAGAGTAGTAAGTGATGTCCAAAGGATTACCAGAAGCATCAGTTTGTGCACCTAATTTGGTAGCATCAGCCCAGTCAGTGATAGTGTGCTCTACACCATATTGGTTAAGAACATCAGCCATAACTTCCAAGTGACCATCGAACAAGCCTAAACCAGAGAAGCTGGTAGAGAACTCACCCAATACGTTACCAACTTTGAAGTACTCAACCCCTACTGTCAAGAAGCGAGAGCTTACGAAATCAGCAGAGTTAGCACCAGCGGCACGGCAACGGTAACGGAAAGCATTTTGGAAACGCTCACCTTCAGACACAATCTGAATTTGAACCTCTTGCTCGTAACGGTGAGAAGTGATGATATCGTTAACAGCAAATACTTGCTTGTCAAAAATTACATCAAATTCTTGTCCGTCGATACCAGGCTTTGCAGGCAAAGCTGAAGTAGTACCAGCAGAGTAAGCAGCAACAACTTTAGGAAGTTCAGCACGCTTCTTAATTTTGTAGGTGAAAACACCGTTAGGATCGTTTACCATGAAAGGCTTGCCAGACTTCATAACAAGATCGATCAAATCATTTGAATACAGTTTAGTGTCTGTAAACAAACGAATCATCATTTTGTCATACTGGTCGGGCTTAGTACGCAACATGGTCTCGACAAAGTTCTTGTCGGTAAGTTTGTTCAAACCATTTTTGGAATAGTAAGAACTAGTCATGTGGGCGTTGGCTATCACTCGCCCATTGACTCTTGGAATGTTTTGATTTGGCATAGTTATTTTAAATTATGTTTTTATTTAAAGTACCTAGAGAATACGTCTTGATCAGACCTACTGCTCTTGGCGGGCTTTTTGTTTTTGGTTCTCAATTCGTTAAAAATTGAGTTTGTTTCTTCAGACACACCTTTCTTTTTAATTGGAGTTAGATCTAAGTTGTTTTGAACTAGTCTAGCTACAGCTAAAAATTTAGATGGATCCTCTTGACGCATGGTAGCAAGTTTGTATTCAAACTCACTTATCCTTTGACCGTTGGGTAATTGTACAGACTTAGATAAAACAAAGTCAAACAATTCTCCCGCAGAGTTTTCATTAATTGGATAACCTTCAATAGATCCTTCTTTAATGGATTTTTCTAAAACAGAAGCGTAAGTTTGTTGACGCTCTTGTTCTTTTTGTTGAGCTGCTTGCACTCTAGCTGCACTTTCTTCAGCCATAGTCTGACGCTCTAGTTCCATTCTTTCTAATAATTTACCGTGGTATTTCTTAGCGTAGGCAGCAAGTCTATCGTTATCTTTTGCATAAGCAATCTGATCTTCGATTTCTTCTTCTTCCATACCAGTCTTAGCTAAGTATAAACGAAGTACTCTTTCTTGGTTGCCTTCGTTTTCTAGGTTGATATTAGAAACAATTTCTTCGTTGCGGAACATAGTTAAGTATTCGTTGACTGGAACCTTATTAATAAATAAGTCTTCAACAAGTTTAACTCCAGCTTCGCCATACGTTTCCATTGCTATGCTTTCTAAAGTATCCCAAGCTTTCTTCTCAATGGTTTGTTCCATTTTATCTAAAAAAGTCTGCTCAGTCCACTCTACTTGCTCAGGATCTTCTCCTTCTTCAAGTTCTAGCATACCTGCTTTAATTAATCCTTTACCGAAAGTAGCAAAGTAGTTAATATCGTCATCTTCTTCTTCCTCTTCTAAAGGCTCTGGTTCATCATCAGGTTCATCTGATGGAGCAGGAGGCTCATTAGCTGGTGGTGTTTTTGGTGCGGGAGGAGTAGGAGTTTCATCTTCTTCCTCTTCGTCGTCTAAAACATCATCGGTAGGTGTTAGAGGTTGGCCAGATAAAATATCGGGAGCGATATTTTTGTTGGGATCATAAGCAGGTGAATCAATTGGGTCATCTGCGGATAATAAATCTAAGAACTCTAGACTCTCTAGTGGATTGTCATTTGTGATCATATAGGTTGGTTTGGTTATTTCAAAAGTAATATTTAAAAAAATTAATTCAATAAGTTAAAAAAAGTCGTGATTATTATAGCTAAAGTGTACATTTAGCCTTTACTTTTTTCTATCGTACTTATTTTTATTAGTTTTTGCTATCTCTAAGTTGGTATCAATCTCCTTCTCTTTTAGGTCAAGTTCTCTTGATTTTAAAGAGTTCTGTTGACGCTTGTTGGCTTTTTCAAAAGCATCTCTAGAGATTTGTTGAGATAATGAAGTCTGCTTTATTAACAAATCAGTTGTATCTGCATTTGGATTGAACGAACCTTCATTTGCAATACCTCTTAGTTTTTCAACTTCTAAGCGGTTCTGTCTGTCTAGTTCTTTGTTCATATCCTCACGACGAGCCTGTTCAGCTTTCTCAGCAGCATCCATCTGCATCTTAGCTTGGAATTGTTCTTGCTGTTGAGCTAGCTCTTGTTGCTTCAACTGGTTCTGTTGCTCCATCATTGCTTGTTTACGCTTCTGTACGTCTTGTAATGTCTTACGTAAGTTTCTCTCAGAAGACGCTGTAAATAAATCTAACATCTCAATCAACTCAGCTCCGTTCTGCATAGCAGGTTGTGCCAATTGTTTAAGCTGGTCAAGAGTTGCTTTATCTTCTGCATAAGATGTAACAAACACAAACAACTCATGAAGCAACTCATCTTTTGTAACTTGAAGGAATACACTCTCTAATTCAGAGTTTAAGTAATTCAAGGTAGAAGTAGGCTTCTGTAATTCTATGTATTGAGTAACATCTAAGATAGTTTGGTAAACTTTCTGTAGAATAGTGTCGTGCCAAGCAAACCAAGTTTCTGTTTGTGCAAAGGATTGAATCATTGCATTGTTGGTAGCTGTAGCTGTTTCAGAAGGTTGAGTTCCTCCTAAACGTTGACGAGTTATACCAATTAATTCATAGGCTTCGTTTCTTAATGTCTGCGCTAACTGGATACGAGTTTGAATCTCAGCAGAACGAGACAAGTCTACGCGAGTCATTTGGTTGAACTGTACAGCTCCTCCCGTATTCTCTATAGACGTATCAATAAATAAAGTTCCACGATTCTTTGCGTTCCATAGTAACATCTCAATAGGATCTTGAGTATCCTTTTTTGGAACAACTTTTAAGTCGCCTAAGAACACAACACCAATTTCTTTTTCTAGCAACTCCCACAATTGGTTCATTGCAATGTTATAAAGAATTTGGTAAGGTTTTAATAAATCTAAGAAAGACTTACCTTGAGTGTTTCTAGCAGTGTTAATTACCCCAACAATAGGGCTGGTCTGTAAATACTCTAAAGGCTCTACATTAATGTAAATGTCTGCGCCAATCTTAATACCTCTCCACCATTCGTTAATCCAGATTTCCTCTAAGGAAACATCACCCATACGCTTGTCAAATTTGTAATCTTCGTTAACAAACATCTCCTGCTGAAAACCTTGTTCATCTAAATAGGTTCTCTTGTAGATGCGTTTCTTAGATTGCCAGTAACAAGTAACTACTGTGAAAGCGTGCTGGGAGTTAAATGAGAATACGTTATGGTCAATACCTCCATTAGCAAAGTCACCTACGTTTTCAAAGGTAAGCTGCCACAAAGGATCGTTGGGGTTTGGAAGTGCAGGGGCTAAAGGAGAGTATTCGTTGTTGCGTAAGTTTTGAATAGCTCGAGTTTCAAGATGCTCAATTTCTTCTCCAGTTAATTGGTAACGGGATACAATTTCAGAAACAGAAAGAACTTCAATTGTACCTGTTGCCCAGCAGTCGTCTGTGTAAATAGCATTACGATTAGCTAGATACCATACGTTTGATGGGTTCTCTACTTTATAGTTAAATCCTACGCGAGAATTATCTGGATAGAAATGGTGAAACTCTTTTCCAGTAATCAAAAAGTCTAGGAAAGATTGCTGAGATTTTTCCTTAAAGTTAAAATGATATTTAAGTGCATTTAAAGTTTTATTACCCCACTCCTCCGCTACAGAAGTGTAGTCTAAAATTTTATTTTGGATTTCTTGTTCCTGGGCAGATAATTCCTCCTCAGAAATAGGAGTACCTTCTAATTTGCTTTTTAGTTGATTTAAAAAGTATTCCTTTAACAGATTAGTTCTAAAGTCAATTACTTCGTCTACAGCTGCATCATCTACAGCCTTTACTTTATACTTGTGTGGACGATTAATCAATTCACCCTTCAATTGGTTAATTGGAGGATTTACAATAGAGTAGTGTTTTAGGTACTGAGGTATCTCTGGCTCTTGGTCAGGTACATCAGCTAGATAATCAATAATCTCTTTGTACTCTGGTTGATTTACATAGTCTTCAAAGTTAAATTCACCGTTAAATAAGCGGTAGTTCTTCCTAAAGGTTATATTCTGTTTATACTGTGCAAAAGCAATATTAGCAAAGTAGTCTAAAGTAGACTTGATAAATTGCTCGCTGCTTTTTTCTTTGCGAGATATAAACTGTCGAGGATAAAAATACGCATGATTTAGCGGATCATTGTATTCTTTTAAAGCTTCGATTATCATAGTAGTAGTTATCTAAATCTTGAAAATGGTGTTAAGGAGCCAGACCTAAATGGACTAGCAATTTTTTTGGTTTGAAAATATTCCCGAATCCTATCATCTTCCGTGTTGCTATGAATGACAACTTTGTTCGCAAGACTTCTAGTCATAGCAAGCGTCAAACCAAATGCAATAATACGGTCAACATTGAGTTTTGGTGTATATTTTATTAATTCTTTTATTAAAAGAGGATCTAAGATTCTTGTTACGCCTAGTCTTTCTTTTACAATATTGCCGTCAGAATCTCTTTCTACATCAATTACTTCGGTTATGTATTCAATGATTAGACCCAATAAGTACGCTTTGATTTCCTTAGTCATGTGGATACCGTAGTCACGGTTTACCATTGAGTTGGGGTGGATGTCTGTTAAGAAAGAGGGAGTACGTTCTAGAATACGAGGACCTTCGTTCTTCTCAACACAGTGTTGAATAAAACCATAGTCCATGTTTTCACACAAAGTCTTGGCGTTGTAGAACTTCAAAAGATTCTTGGTTGTTTCATACCACGTCTCAATCTTTTTAGGTCGACCTGTATAACAAGCAACTACAATGTTTTGCCATCCCTCTCCAGAAATATTATGTACTCGCTTATAAATATAGGTTGATCCCAAAGATGTAGAGTACTGGGCTTGTGACTGTTTATATGGGTCAGTTCCTGCTGTGTATAAACCATAAGGTGCATCTAGTACAGGATATTCCCAGATTTGAACCACGCCCTCTAAGTTGTCTGCGGGCTTTGTAGGGAAGTTTTCTACGGGTTTTTTATCGGTAAACTTATGGGCAATCTTTCCATCAGGCTTTACGTACAATTCTACAAAATCTGCACGTACTTCGTTGGCTATTAGTTTTTGGAGTTGTTCTTGTAAAAGATCTACAGGAAAAATGTTCTGCGACATTTCCATAAAACACTCCTCGTGCGTGAGTGGGTAGTACATTACTTCCTTTAGGTAGGCTTCAAGACCAGAAGCTTTCTTTACTTGCTCTCTGTTCTTGATAATCATTTCGTGACCTTTTTCTTGGTCAGCTACCCAAATAGTAATATTGTCTAATTCGGAGGGTTCTTCTTTTTTTAAATAAAGTCCAAGAGGCGTTGGTTCTTTTGGAACTTTAAGTGATTTAGTTCCTGGAACAAACAAGCCATAAGACTTACCTGATTCTTCTACAGCTACAGGAAGAAAGTTATAAGCGTCTGGATTATTGAAGAGTTCCTCTAAGTCTCCTGCTTTCGTCATGTCTCCCGATGTTCCAATTACAATAGGAGAACAACGCCAGCCATACGGTGAGTCAAAACAAGGAATAGTCGCAGCCAAGCAGTTTAGGATTCTACCCTTACCTGCTTCTTCAAGCATAAACGAAGATAAGGTAAGACCTGCCGCTGCTTCCGTGTTGTTGCCTTCGTCAAAGTTTCTAACGTGTATCTTGGACCACTCGTGTCGTGCGTTGGTTTTCTTGTCTTTGTAACCAAGAGTTACTTGACGCTTCCAGTCATCTTCAATACGGGGGAATCTAAAATAATCAGGGAGGTTTCTTAATATCAAATCTACGGCTTGAGTGGTGTTATTCAAGTCGGGTTGGTTTAGAGCTGATATCAAATTGTCTCCTCCCTGAAGTGTGATTGCTTTGTGCGCAATGTACGAAGAAGTTAAAATAGTTTTTGAGATACGTCGACTACCTACAATAACTAACCCTTTCTTTCCTTCTGAATGGGTCTCGGCTCGGTAGATTGCATCATCTACTTCTAGGTAAGTGTCCCATAATTGGGGCTTTCCTAGTTTTCTAATATTCCGATTACCAACTTTTTCGTCAATATATAATGCGCCAAAATTCAAATGCCAATAGATAAATGGCGAAAAATAAAATCCATTGATAGTAACTCCTTCATTGATTTTCTTGTCCTCGTTCTGCCAAAACGCAGTGTACTCATCAGACTCTGCGTCTGGAAGTCGTTTAACGTTGATTAGAAATTCAGGACTGTCTAAATACATATTAGAAGTTTTTCATTTTACCATTAATCTCTTGCGATCCTCTTGCCTCCTGTTTAGCTTCTTCTTTTTCTCTAAGTTTGTCTACGACTTCTAGTAAAGAAAGGTACTCCTTCATAGTGTCTCTTAGAGATTTGATTTGGCTTTCTATAGATGCAATAACCATAGGTATGGCTCCACCCTTAGAAGTTGGCTTCCATTCTATACGGTCTTTTAGTTCCGATATAGGATTCTTGTCTACGTAATCTCTCCACTCGGCTAACTTTGACTCAGCCCACTCAAGTTCCGCAGATACGTATGTCTGTCTTTTATTCGCCATATTTTTTTAAAAATTCTTGATAGGATAAATTCATAAAGTCTTCCAACAACGTAGAGTAAAAATCTTCATTCTTACCCTTCTGAGAATATTGATAGCCTGCTTTCCAGAAAACTTTTACTGTAGACAGCAAAGCATCTTGAAAAGTCTTAGGCGACTCAATGATTTCTTTTTTATTGAAGGTTGACTTAGGTTGGTTGGTTTCCATTGTCTAATTACTTTTTAATAGCTTTCGCTATGTTGATTTTACCATCGTGCGGCATGATGTAAAGTTCTACGCCACACTTGGTGCCTTGTTTGCCTCCACAGCCGTTAGTAATGGTAGGTTTTTGTTGTCCTTGGGTTTTGGTGTTGTTATTCATATTTAGTCCATTTAGGTTCTAGTTGTTTATCTGGATTATCTTCGTTCCAGTCTACGATACCACAATCCGAAGAAAGGGACGAGGTTTTGATTTCGAGGATGCAGCCACAAAGCGAACAGTGTAACTCAGGTCGGGCTGTGTCGTAGTGCTTTCCTGTAAGTTCGACATATTCCTGGGATAGTCTCGCATTTTGAGAATTGTAGGGACATCCAAGACAACGTTCCATTCGATCTGCAATAATTTCTTTTTTCTCATCACTTAATAATCTAAAATGGTTTGCTACCTTGTTCGTCAGTCCATACAAAATCTTGTCCGCGTTCTGTAGTCCTTTTTTGCTGATACTCAGGTATTCTTTGAATAGATTCATATATTTGATTTAGTTGGTTTTCTAGTTTCTCTGAACGAGTCAACTTATTAATGTAGTATGTCTCGTTGATGTTTCCCAAACTTTTTAGCTTAGCTAGTCTCTCACGGAAAGAATAAATAGCGTCTACAAGAAGTTTGTGTCTGTTAACTAGGTAACTATAGGTTACTCTAGGCGGTTGACTGTCGTCTATAAACTCAGATACAGAAACCTGTAGACCATTAATAAATCCAGCTAAGTTTCTAATCGATAACCCTGCATCAAATTTTAAAAGTCCAAGTCCCTTTAAATAAACTTGACAAGCAGGAGTACTACCTAATTGTTCTAACACCTCATTAATGTACCAAGTGTATACTTGATTTATTTGCGTCACAGTATACCCTGTTTTTCTAGCTATACCAGAAAACAATCCATGAGATTTGAATTTTATTTCACGTTTAGGATACAGCGACATTCACATTAGATGTTATAACAGACTCAGCGGGTGCAGAAGTAGCAACAGGTGCAGGAGGAACAACAGTCAACAACAAAGTAATTGAAGCATTGTCTTTATTCATAGGCGACAATTTCTTGTTGATGATGTTCTTTTCTAGCAATCCTAATTTACGTAACCTAGTGATTGCATTGGAAATAACTTGACTAGAAGTCTCGTTTTCTATGGCAATCATGTCTTTGATTTCTTTGTTAATAGTGCCGTAGTAGGAACTGTGCGCTAGTATACTGGTGTACAAATCAGACAGTCTATGACCAGCTAGACGTAATAAGATGTCTATGTAGGATTGATGTAGTTGCACGCCTTTGTTATAACATAAAATATTAATAGCAAAAAATAAAGATTAATTTATATTTGTGTATGCTCAAAAGAAAACTCCCAACTAAGGACGAAGTATTTGCAGCCCTCAAAGAGGAACTAGACGAATACGGTGTAGTTATAGCAGGCAATATTTCAGCATTTAAAGTTGAGCTTCATAAATCCTTTAAGAAATTTCTAGGCAAGCAGCCGTACAAAGACAAGTATCTATACGAGTTTGTCTTTATGGCAGTAGACGACTTGCTAGAAGACGAACTTCCCTCACAGGTTTCTGATTGTGCACCCGAAGCACGCGCTACAAAATAATTGTGCAGCACCCTGTTGCACTTCTCGAATTTTCTTTCTAATATTGCAGCGACACCATCTTACCAGGTGATCGCCTGTGAGGGCACGATTGTGAAGTAGCAGGCCAGAAGTCGGATAGTATTAGTAACTCAAAGAAGTGAACAGAGGTTTCTCCGATAGTGTCAAAAAAGGTAGTTATTTGAAAGGTACAGTGCCATACCCTAGCACGGCTAGGCAAAAGGGTGGACACAATATGGACTCATTGTCGACAGCTCTGCGTAGCTTCGACAGCGTTTGGTAAACAAGCTGATTGGAATGTAGGATTCGCTCTCTTCCCTTCTTGTCGAGACTGCTGTACTATAAGATTGCTATTAAATAAAAATACCCTGGCAAAACTTGTTTGCCTAGGGTACTTCTATATTTGGAAACTACCTTATTTTAAACGCTGAATTTCTGCACCAATCTGTTGAGCTGTAAATGATGCTTTCATTCCAATTCCAGCTTCCCAACGTTTTACTTCTACACCGTCTTTAAAAAAGATTACAGTGGGGAGGGTGAGGATCTTATGCTTGGACTTTGCTAAGGGGTTCTTAGCTATGTCTACTTCTTGATAAGCGCACCACTTGATTGTTTCAAATCCAGTTACGTTAGGAGAACTGTGCCAACTAGCATTAAACTGTACTAACACATATTTAGATGCCGCTGGGTTAAACGGAGCAGGCTGAGCACTGTCCGTAGTAAAGATTGCAGCCCCAATGGCTACAATAAATAGAGAAAAGATTCCTAAGATTGTTTTCATGATTTTATTGTTTATCTTCTAGTCTTTTAATACGTTCTTCGTGTCGGTCTAGCATTTGGCGAGCAAGTTCATCTTTCATTTGATACTCTTGGCGAGAAGGAGGCCATGTTTCTTTTGCAGCAGGATCGGAAGGATCTACTTGGTAGAACCCTTTTCCTGGCTTCATAGCATTTACTTTCTCTTCTATGCGTGCATCAATGCTTGCATCAAATGCGTACCAAGCACCGATAAGCGTAGCAACACCTGCAACAATAGCTGCAAGTGTCTTAACGCTTATTTTGAATTTTAGATCTTCGTTTAATTCTTCCATTTTTATAAATGCGATTTCCTATATAGGCTAATTGAAAATAAAAAGCAATGAAAAGTATTACGACCCCATCACTTCTTTTTGGCTACAGGTTTCTTGGCCGCCTTACGTGCCTCATCCTTCTTCTCTCCTACTGCTTTGTGCTCAGGGAAGATATCAGACGATTCTAGTAAGGTATAAGAGAACAAGTTGCCGTGCACTAGGCGAGCTTTCTTGATAATGTCTATAAACTGCAAGAAGTCTTTTTGACGCTTGAACACTTGACATCCCTCAGACCAGTTCTCAACAAAGGTAGAGTCTGCTCCTGCCATATGGATATTTACTCCACAGTTAGAACACTCGGTAATTTTGTCTTTGTCGAACTCAAGGTCTTTGTTGCCGTCTCTATACAATTTAAGGTTTCCTACTTGACGTAAAGCCTCGTATTTGCCTTGGTGTAATCCAATTGCGTGAGATCTGCGATACTGTCCAGGAACCAAAAACGCAACTCCGCCCACAGCTTTGCCTTGAAGCATACCTTTTTTACCAGGTTCTGTAGTGGCTTGCCATTGGTGGAATTTCCATACACCATATTCTTTGTACGCCAAAGTAAGAGTGTCATCAAATAAGTTGGTTACTTCGCTTCCTGTAGCAGAGTTACGTACTCCGATGATGTTTACATCGTAGCTTTTGTTTTCGTCGTCGTTAAACCAAGTATAGCCCTTATCTAGGACAACTTGTTTTATTTGTTCTAAAGTGTAATTCATAATTGTAAAATTAATCAAACATAGGATATTCTCCTGCGTAGCAGATAATATAATGAATACCTTCTACTTGAGCGTCTTTTAAATTAGGTAGTGCAAAATTGTGTACTCCGTCTCCTCCATACTTGGTACCAAGGATAGAAAAAAGTGCAGGGTAATCATGGATAGGCAATAAGCGACCATCACACAAGAACCAGTACATAGGTACTCTGTATCCCGCAAACAATAAGATTTGTCCAATAGTTCCTTCCATAATTAAAGAGTTTCAGAAGTTGAAGATGAGTCGTTTTTCTTAGCTCCAAATGCTTTAATAGCACGGTCTACGTTGGTAAAACCAGCTAAGAAAAGAATGACTGTAACCACCGCATCAGTGAGGTGCTCAGATGGCTGAATGCTTTCGTGAGTAAGAGCACTAGCCACAAAACCAAATCCAAGACAAGCAACCAGAAAGAGCATGCTTAATCTTTTAGATGAAGCCTCCCCATCAGCATCTGCCAAGAAAGCTTTAACCCAACTGAAGAAGCTGGAAAATGCTTTTCCGATAGAATTTAATAATTTCATAAATGTTAACTTTGATTGTTAACAAATATAAAGTTTTAAAAAAATAAGTCAAGTAAGGTGTAACTTACAGTAAAGAAGCAAGTTGTGAACCAACTGTTTGTGGAGTAGATACGTTCTTTAAACGCAATCCTATACTGTTTGCTGTAGTGATGTTATCTACTAAGTAATCCCACACAGATGCTGCTGTAAGTACGGCTGTTCCAAAAGTATTATCTACTGCTACTCCATAGGTTACTTGGTTAGGGTGAGGCATACGCAAAGTTCCTGTTAGACTTCCATAACCATAAGTTGTTCCAAAACGTACATTTGCAACTGCTGGTAAATCAGATCCTACTTCTGGAGAGTTTAGTCTGGTTGTAGGGGCATTTGCTGCTGGTGGTAATGCACCATTGGTGGAGTTATCTCTAAACTCGTAGTAAGAACCAAGGGTTCGTTGATAGTGCATGCGGGCTACATACAGTGGTTGTATTCCTGTTGGGTGTGAAATAAAAGGTCCTGTAAAAATATTAATAGCACCGCTACTAGTTGAGCTAATAGCTGCAGCACTAATACCTGCAGTAATTGTACCTATTACTTTTAAGTAAGAATTAGAAGAAGATTGTATTCCATTATTAAAACCTCCAAATACATTTCCAGTTAAATTAAAACTGTTAGAAACTAAACTAACTAATGGACTAGAAAAAGTGCTTCCCGATGACTGCCAAATTAAATTACCAGTCATATTAACAACAGCAGCAGTACCATTTACTCTAATTCCTACAGAACCTGTACTTGAAGTTCCTGAGTAAACGTCTCCAGTATAATTTAAAGTACCTGCACCGCTAATAATTATGCCAGAACTACCACTTCTAGAATTGGTAGTTATACTTCCTACAAAATTTAACGTCCCAGTACTTGAGTGCAATATCGTTGGGCAACCATCCGAACTATTAGTTACAAGAGCATATCCAGTTATATTTAAAGTACCTGTACCACTAAATGTAACGCACGGTAAGTTAAAATTATTACCTCCAATTAAATTTGCATTTAGTGTCGAAGTACCTGATCCTGAATACGTTATAAGAGTTGTTCCTACACTAGTTATAGTACTAGTAGTAGTACACGTAACAGTCACACCTGAGTTAAGCACAAACCCACCTCCTGCTACTGATGCTACTGTACTGTCTGCACCTTCGTATAATATTAAAGAACCTACTACAGTAAAAACACCTCCACTAATATTTGTTGTAACATTTAATCGATACTTAATATAACTGCCAGGACTAGCAATAGATCTTGTAATAGTACCAGATGTATTATTTGTTACTGTATCGAGAACAATCCACGATGACCCGTTCCATCCTTCAAATGTAAAATTTTTAGGAGCATAACTAGCATCTCCTGACACTACATAAGTTGTAATAGTTTTTAAGGATGTAAATTCATAAGCAACCCATCCAACTTGAGGTAATGAAGTTCTCCAAGCAGTACCACCATTGTTATCAAACGCATACCAAGCTAAAGAACCTGTGTTATATTCTCCACTAGATGTTACTATACCAGATGGAGTTGTGTACCCAGTCATTGTTGGAACTGCACTAACAGGGTTGGTCACAGCATTAGTCAACGAATCAACGTTAATATTTTGGTCAATTGTTACTGTAAAACCATTAGATGCTACCACATCGCCAGGTTGAGGTAATACACCCCCGTTCCAAGTTGAAGCCAGTGACCAGTTTCCATTAGCTACAGCAAGTCTTAATCCCATATTATAAACTATTTAATATACTTTCTATTTGTGCTCCAGTAGTTTCTACTGTAGCAGCGTTTTTAACTCTTCGACCTATACTGTTTAGAGTATTGATAGATGCTAAAGGAACAGACCAAATTGCATTAGGATCTAGTATTGCAGTTCCTACTGTATTATCTACAGGCACATTGTTGGCTACGTTTGATGGAGAAGGTACTGCCATTGTTCCTAATAAAGTTCCAGAGGCATAACTAATGCCTGAGCGAACATTGGCTGGAATTGGAGCGTCTACTGCTCCGCCAGGAGAAACAAGTCTTGCAGCGGGTGCTATTGCTCCTGGAGACACCGCACCATTTGTGGTCTCGTCTCTGAATTCAAAGTATGATGTAACGTTCGGTATTAAATGCATACGGATGCACTGAAAAGGAACAAAGCCGTAGTTATTACAAATAAAAGGTCCTGAAAACAAATTAATAGCACTACTATTAGTAGACACTACTGCTGGACCTATTCCATTTGGTGGTGGTCTTGATATAATACTTCCAACGATATTTAACAAACACGCTGCATTAGTCGATACAGCATTACAAGAAGAACTAAAATCACCGCCAGTAACCACGCCTGTTATTCTAATCGTTGCTGAAGCAGTTATGGCTATACATGAAGAACTAGTGCTGTTACTAGAAATATGTGTTACATTTCCAACAATATTAAGCGTGGAAGCAGCACTAACAGCAATTAATGTTTGATTCGAAAAAACTGAAACGCCTGATGTAAAAATATTACCTGTAATATTTACAGTAGCATTGGCAATAATATTTAAACAGTTTCCATAACTAGCAGTTGTATTATATACATTCCCGATAATATTCAAAGTTCCTGTATTCGCAATCCTAACGACCATGCCTGCATTATTGTTTACAATGTCGCCTGTAATATTTAATGTTAGTATAAGTAAGCAAATCTACAGCACCTCCCGTTAAATTCGCATTAACCGTATATCCACTATTTAAAATAAATCCACCCCCTGCTACTGAATTTATCGTGTAGTCATTAGCTTCATACATACGCAACTCAGTCACACCAGTGTAAGCTAAGTCTCCGTTGTTTAATGTAATATTAATTCTGTATCTTATATACGCTGTAGTATTGGTCGTTGTTCTTGTCACAGTTGCCGTGCCTGAATTGCCAGTGACCGTATCTAAAACTACCCAAGTCGTTCCGTCCCATGCTTCAAACGTCCAGTTTCTTGGAACAGACCCTGGAGCATTGTTTGTAGGAGGAACCATTTGATAAATCTGTACAATTTTAGGACTTGTAAATTCATATGCTACCCAACCCGTAGGACCTGCACTTAACCAGTTATTAAAAACCCTATCAAATGCACGCCAAGCTTCAAATCCTCCACCAAAAACACCGCTTGCAGTAACAATACCACTTGGTGCAGTATTCGAAGTCATTGCAGGGGTAATAATAACAGGAGTTTGTACAGTATTAGTTAGCGTATCTACAGTAATGTTCTGATCAATCGTGACAGTAAATCCGTTTGATGCAACCACATCACCAGCAACAGGTAAAACACCGTTATTCCATATTGCTGGATTTGACCAATTTCCTGATGCTAGTGCTACCCTTAATGCCATACTTACAATCCTTTATCTGTAATAAATTCTTGAAGACCAGTCATGATCTTCTCAATTGCAGAAGCAATCTCAGGATCAGTCTCAGCTTCTTTGAATACGTCAAAATATGAAACGGCTTTTGCGTGGTCTGGTAGTTGCTCAATAGCTCCTCCTACTTCTCTATACGGAGTTAAACGCATAGCTACAGATGCTCCAATAATACCGCCTTCGTGTACTACAGGAGATATAGCTAAGTTAACAAGGAGAAGGGGATATTCTACTCCGTCTACAATGGTTGGTTGTGTTGATTGTATAGGCATAATTTTATGAATATGTATGGGTTAGGCGACCTGTCCAGGTCACATTGTTTGCTTGGGTAATAAGTACGTTTCCGTCTGCTAAAACTTGGATTCTTTTAATTTTCCAAACAGCAGCACTTTCAGAACTTAACTGAGGAGCCTTTCCACAATAAGAGTAGACACCTACGTAGTCGTGGCGTACATCTGCTGTGGTAATTTGGTTAGTCCACTTGGTTCCGTTGTAAACTAAACTTTCTCCAGGAGCTAGTGAGGTAAGCTGAACATCCGATAGGTTAGCAATTTGAGAAACCAAGCCCGTAAGTTGAGATCCATCTATTGCAGGAAGTTTTCCTAGAGCGTCTAATCTAACTAATTTATTTGCTACGTTAAACGTGTTTCCTTGTTGAGTTACGTTAGCAGAAAGTCGCGCATCTGCTAGAGTCCCACTTGTAATGTTATCTGCGTTTGTCGTATTAACGTTTGGAACGTTATCTAATCCTACTTGTGCTTTAGTTACTCCGTGAGGATTGTCTGTGCGTGCTGTATGAGCGTTTGTAGAGTTAAGAAGAGTTGTGTGTTGGGTTTGGAGTTTACCAAACGCAACTAAAATAGAGTCCGTTGCAGTAATCTGAACGTTTGATTGACTAGTTAAACCTGTTAAAACAGAAGCAACTGCTCTAGCTTGTGTAAAATAAAGATTATTGCCCTCTGCTAAACTTGTAGTAGTCTGGCTTGTAAACCACTGGTTAGCTCGAGTTGTTGTAAAGTAAAGATTCGAGGTCCCCTCGTTTATATTATCTGAAGTTAAAACAACGTTTCCTACGGCTCCGTTAACGCTCTGTACGTTACCCACACTACTAATTACAATCCTGTTAAGATTATCGTCGTAAACTATAGATACGTTAGATCCTGCCTGAAGTAAACCAGCAACTCTGTCGTCTACTCTTTCATCTGAAAAATAACGATTGGTCGAGCCTTCACTTATGTCATCTGTGTTTAAACTAACGGCACCTGACTTATTATTTACGCTGATTACGTTTCCCGTAGAGTTAATTGTAATTTTGTTTGTGCCTAAATTATAATTAAAGGAAACATTTGTACCTGCTACTAACGTGTTTAGAATTTCTTGAACAACTCTACCTGACGTAAAATAAAGATTGTTAGATCCTTCAGTTAGTTGGTCGGTTGTTTTTCCAGAAAAAGAAGCAGCAGTTACCTCGCTTACAGAAGCAAGACCTGTCACTCCCTGTTTAAGAATGACAATATAATCTACCGCACTAAGACTAGTTAGTATGGGTAGTTGCGAGGTTCTTCTTTCTAATACTGTTGCCATCTTAAACGATAAGTCTTTCTCCTAATTCTGTTAGTAGATAACCAGGCTCTCCAAGGTCGTCATACAACAAGTAAGATACTGTAGAGTATTTATCAAAGAACTTCAGGTCAAAACTAGCTAGACGCTGGTCAATCACTAAAGTAGTCTGGAACTCTCCAATAGCATCCTGTACTGTTGCAAGATTGCCGTCAATAGAAATACCCTCAATAGAACCCTGCATAAATTTCAACGCATTGTAATCTATTAAGTTTAAATGAGTAACTCTACTGCGACCTTTAACAATAAGATCTTTGACCTGGCCAGCGTGTCCGTTGCCCATGAACTCTGGTCTAAATCTCATGTCCCTCATGTAACAGAATATCGGTTGTTCACAAAAATAGTTAATTTATAAATAAAGTCAAGTAGACTCGTATACAAACAAAAAAGCAGCACTAGGGGGTGCTGCCTTTTTGCGGTAATAAAGAACGAAAACAGAAGGTTGAATGGTGATACAAATATAATAGAATATCTGTAATCGCCAAAAAACTTTTTTAATTTGCTTTTAATTTGCTTCTAAATCTTCTCCAGAAACTACGTACTCGTAAGATTGTGGATCTACTCCGCCTTTCCCATACTTGGTTTCTAAGTCAGCAAAGTATTGGTTCTGTTGAGTTACAACATCAGCCATTACCTTTTTAACTTGTTCCTTAACATTTAGTAAGTCACTAAGTTGTAATTCAATCTTACCTAAGTCAATAATAACTTGGTGTACTTTATTTTGAAAAGCTTCTAACTGTTGCTTTTCTTCTGGGGTCAAAGGTATTCTTGCTTCAGCCATAATTAGAATGCGCCTAATACCTGAGCTTTAGTTAAGATAGTTAACTGCTCGTGGTCTTTTACAAAATTCTTTAGGGTCTCTGCATCAGAAGGATCTAGCTCTAAGCTTTCTCCTGCATGCAATTTTAAAGCCCAAGACATGTACTTTAGAGCGTCCCCTTTGTTAGAAGAAGCCAATACCTGTGCAACTAACTTACCTAAGTTAGAACCTTCAATTTCTTTGCCATCAAGATCTGTGATAGCTTTGTTTAAGTCAATTTTTTTAGTAGACATATGGTTGGTTTAATTAAACGTGTTATTCAAAATTACTCGGGAATCTCTACAAAACCAAGTTTAGCAAGAGCCCAGTCAATTACGTAAGAGTCATCAGTACCCCACAAAGCATATTCTTCGGGAGTCATAGACAAGTTTCCGTCAAGGATGGTAACTCCAGGAACTACAGTTTCCACGTCAGATACTAACTGAGTGTCTTCTGTTTTTACGTGCCAGTAGAATGATGGAGCTACCGCAGTGTTTTTAGCGATATCTATTTGCAAACATTTAATTCCAAAGTACTTACCAGTACCTCTGCTTGGAACTATTACGTCTTCTATTTTAGTCATGATACTACAAATTTAATTATTTATGTTAAAAAATCAAGTTAAAAAACGTTAACAATGATACCATTTTGAACATCAATGTTAATCGGAGGCAAAGGAGCAGGTTGTTGGATTGTTACTGTGCCTGTATACCCAGCCACGCTACTTAGTAATCCACTTGTAGAAATTACGGGACCGTCTGCTCCCGCATCTAGTTGGGCTAAGTAAAGATTACCTTGAGAGTTGATGTAGGCTTTCTGCGTGCCGTTCTCTTGCCACTCTTGGATAAAGTGGGCAGAGTTTCTTTGGTTAACAATAAGAGCCTTACCTCCACTTGCAGGACTAGTACGGATAATTAATCCGTGATATGCATCCATCTGTGCTGCGCTGCCGTGAGTCGTACTTATACGGTGACTAGAATCTCCTCCGTATTGGAAGTGTAAAGTTTGGCCTGCACTTAATCCGTCAAAACCAAACACACGACCATTAGCAGAAGCTACATAACTATCTCCGTTAGATCTAAACGAGCCATTTACGTTGAGCTTATATCCGCTATCAGTAGTTGTTCCAATAAGCAAGTTTCCTCCACGCCTAAGAGTCATAAGTGTAGTGCCTGCGGGGTAATCCCAAAGGAAATCTCCAACTGTTGGGTGCCCTAGATAGAACTGCATGCTTGCGTCAAAACCTCTATACAAAGTAATACCATTAGACATAGCATATACACTATTGTTACTACCGATGTCTAGACTTCCGTTCATACTGAATGAACCTTGAGTAATCAAGTTTCCTGTTACTCTAAGTGCTCCGTAAACTTTGTTTTCTGCAGTTCCGTTCAATCCGTAAATTTCTACACCACCTGTTCCTCCGTTGTATAAATTGATGTAGTTTCCGTTAATTCCGTAGATGTAACGGTTAGTTGCATCGGTCATAGACAAGTTGCCACGAATAATTGTATTACCGTTGACATCTAGTTTAAATCCTGAATCAGTTGAAGTTCCAATAGTAACGTTTCCGTTGGCTTTAATATGCATTTTGCCATCAGTAATCCACGCATTGCTTGCATCAGCTACGTTATTAGTTGCAAAAATTAACTCTCCACGTCCGTAGTTAGCTGTCCAGTTGTAGAAAATAGCAGTCTTACGAGCGTAACTACCCATAAAAATACCTGAAACGCTTCCGCCTCCTTCTGAACTATTAACCACAGATATTGATCCTCCAAGAGTACCAAACTTATCTGCTGAGACAGTAAGTAGAGAATCGGGACTAGTAGTACCTATACCAACTCTATTATTAGCAGCGTCTACAAATAAAGTATTTGTATCTACAGTTAAGCTTCCTGAAATTCTAGTCGTTCCATTAACATCTAGTTTATAACCACTATCCGTTGAGGTACCAATCATTACGTTACCTGTAGAGAAGTTACCTTCAATTAAACTTGCATTGTTTCTGTTGCCTATAATAAACCAGTTACTGTTAGTGGAACCAAAACCAGCTCTATGTCCTAAGAAAACATTATCTCCACCTGTTGTAGCGTGTCCTGCTAAATAGCCTATATAAGTACTGTAACCTGTTCCTACAGCTGCACTATAACCAGCAGATGAACCTACGTAAGTATTCTGAGAAGTAGTTTGATTTCCCCCACTAGTATTTCCAATATATACGTTACTACCTCCTGTTGTATTTTGCTCTCCTGCTCCTTCTCCTATAAATGTGTTACCATTTCCTGTTGTGTTAGATGCACCTGCACTCCGTCCCATAACTGTATTGTAGGAACCTATAGTATTTGCAGTAAGTGCGTTGTATCCAAATGCTGTGTTTCTAAATCCTGCCCCATAATAAGGAACTGTGTTACTTACAAGAGCATTGTATCCTACGGCTGTATTGGTTTCTTCATTTCCTCCTCCTTTACCTATGTATAAAGTATGTACTGTAATAGGATTAGTAGTTGTAGCTCCTCTGTTAGTAACGCTTTGTAGTGTGTCTGTTTCTGTAACTGAAGTTAAGTAACCTTGTGCTGTTACCCAAGATTCGGTAGCTATGTTTTGCCAAGCTGTTCCGTTGTATAAAAGATTCTTGTTGTTTGTAGTATCGTATGCTTGTAATCCTGTTGCAGGCGTAGCGATTGCCAGTACCTGTGCATTGGTCATGCGAGGCTGTAGAAAACCTTGAGTAGTAGAATCAATAGTTAATAAGGAACTTGCTACAGCTGAAAAAGAAGATGCTGTTGTAATTGTTACAGAACTGGCATCGTGTATAAACAACCGAGCTGTAGTAAATGCAGCTCCTAAAACAATTGCAGAAGATGGAAATCCTAATCTTGAAATACCTCCTAAGCCTAGAATATCAATACCTGCTGTAGAATTTATATATAAACTTGAAACTCTAGTACTTCCTACTACATCAAGTTTATATCCCGAAAGCGTTGTAGTACCAATCAACACATCCCCTCCAGTAGGATTTATAATAAATGGATAAGGAGTTCCTATTGATATATTAGTATATGCTTGTATTTCACTATAATTGCTTCTTACGTTAAATTGAACACCGTAGGTTGCTCTACTAGTAAAAGTTAATGCACTAGATCCTATAACAAATCCTCTTCCTGCTGAATCAGCAGCCATAATTAAAGGATACGAAACTCCACTAGTTGCTGCTTTTAAAAATAACCCATCGCCAGATGCAATTTCTACCCTTACTGCATTTGTGGTTATGTTACCTGCTGTAGTTACTTGTTGCAATGTAGGAGTAGCAACTACAGGCAAAGCACCATAAGTAAGTTCTCCTGTAGTTGTATTGTAGTATACTGCGTTTGTATGTGTTGCATTAGTTAATACTGCTGATACTGTTCCTTGTACTCTTAGTTTATGTCCTGTGTCTGTAGTTGTTCCTATTAGGACATTACCATTACTTCTAAATCTAAACAATGAATTTGTGACAACCCCTCCACTATAACCCGAACCAAAATCTACATAACTACTTGCATCAGTTGGTATTATAAATTGAATAAAACCATTTGTAGCTATGTTATTAAATCTAAATTCTGTTCCATTGTTGTTATTAAACCCAGTAAATACTCTTACGTTTCCAGATTGATTTAAATATTCAATGCCACTAAATCCAGAAGAATTACTATTTTGTACCATTAACATCTAACTTATAACCTGCATTTGTTGTAGAACCAATTGCAACATTACCTGAATTAAATATCACCATTTTAGAATCAGACAGTGACGCTTCAACAGCATTATTTACATCACTGGTACTTAAACAAAAATGAAGATTTGCTCTAGACCAACTACCTAATCCTTGAGCTATAATTGCTGTTTTGGGCAAAGAAGCGGCATCGAAATTAGTTCCAAAAAATAAAGAAGCATTTTGGTTTTCTGCAGTTGTTCTAATTTGAACTTTGACATTTGCTTGATATACGTCTAATCTATAAGCAGGTGCTGTTGTACCTATACCGATATTACCGAACTGGTCAATTCGTAAACGTTCAGTAATAGTAGTAGTATTTGCGTCTTTTGTCCAAAAAGACATGACACCTTGCCAATGTACACCAGTGTTTGTAAAACGAATCCGCGTTACGTCTGGATGATTACCAGTTGTAGAATAGTCACCACCTTGTATGTCATACGCACCATTTCCAGATATACCTCGAAATTGTATTACTGTTGATACTCCACTTGATAAAAACCTCAGTTGTCCTCGAACCAGTACGTTTGCATTAACATCCAGCCCGTATGTCCCGTCAGTACCTGAACCTGAAGTTCCAGTACCAACCATCCACTGTCCAGAATCGCTTATGTATCCTAATTGCGTACCAGCACTGTTCTGCAATAACAACGCATTGGTTGCTGAAGTACTGCCCGCACTTTTAAATCTGACACTTCCGTTAACATCTAACTTGTATCCTGCGTCTGTGGCAGAACTTGATGCATTTTGAATAACTACGTTTCCTGTTGGAAAAATAGTAAAGTGGTCATTTACTAGGGACCATGAAGTTGATGAAGGTGCTACTCTTAATACTAAAGGTTGACCTAAAGCAGTACCATCAGCAGATGTAGATATAACATGTTTGTTTGCTGATCCAGCAGCAGAAGCCCCTCCGCCAACAAATAATAAAGCGTTAACGTTAGCAGTACTTGATTTATTAAATTGAAAAACGTAAGCAAACCCGCTAGGAGTTCCGTTTGGAATATAACCTGCTGATATGCCTTGACCTGATGTTAACGAAGTAAAAGTTACATAATTTAGCCCATAAGCATTATTTGTAGTTATTGCAATATTGCTACTCAAGTTTAACCCACCAACAGTAATAGCATTAGTAGTTGTATTTCCTGCTGTAGTAACTTGAGCTAAGGTAGGTACAGTCAGTAAGGGAGTGCCGCCTAAAAGAGTAGAGATGGTAGCTGACTTCCAAAGGTTCGTAGCGGTATCTCGGTATAAGACTCCGTTATTAATGTAAGGAAGAGGAGCTACATCGTGAAGTTCGTATAGTTCGTAACCGTTTTGAATACGATAAACGATTGTTCCGTTAGTCGGAGAAGTCCTCGTAACTACTCCTACGTAAACTAAGTGCTGAGGAGCTAAAGGTTTTATATTGGTTACATACCCTGCGATTGTAGGGTGAAGATAAAGCAAATCTCCATCTGCTAAAGTTACGTCTGTAAATGGATTTGTAGCACCTCCTGCTCCTGTTCTTGTGTCTAAGTCATGAAGAGTTCCTTGAACCAAAACATAGCCGTCTGAGTTGTTTGCTATATCAGTCATAACTACCCCGAAAGTCTGAGCAGAGTTTGCGTCATTGTTTCCCTGAGCCTTTACAAAATTGGGGCGGTTTCCCGTAGATCCTTCAATCCGTACAATCGTACCCTCGTACAAAGTCGCTCCAGTTGAGTTTCTTCCTAAAGTTGTAAGAGCCTCTGCCTTATCTACGATACCACTATTGTCAGTGTCGTAGGTGGCCTTGTACATGTCTCCTCCACCGCCTCCACCTGCAACAGGTTTCCACTGTCCGTCATCAGCTAGGTAAAGGTTTCCTGCCCCAGTGGCTCCCGTACCCAACCTATTGGGGTCAATAATACCCGTAGAGATGTAGGCTGCGTCAAACAATCGCCACTTTACAGGTCCAGCCTGTGTTGCAGGAGGTACCAAAAAGTACGCAGGTGGCATATATAACTCATTGGCACTGCCATCTCTAGGATGTAAGGGATTATATCTTGCTAAATCCTGTTGTTCTTGAGTAGTTATGGGATTGCTATAAGGCATAGGTATTGGGGTCGCATAAGGCGACTATACAAATATAAGTCTTTAGAGGAAAAAGTAAAGATTTAACCTTTTAAGTTAAAGGCTTAATCGGCTTGCCACCAAAACTTAGCAGACTTGTCAGACACTTCCCCAACAATACCTTCAGAGGAGGCAGAAACCAGCTTAACCACAGTCAAACTATTCTTAGTGTAGCCTCCTGTTACGAGTTCTCCTACAAGATCTCCTGCATAGTTAAAGTCTTTGGCGTAAACCAAGACAATACGAGCTACATTTTGTTTCCACATAGGCACCAAAGCAGTAAACATAGCTAAGTATTTTTCTTTAATTTCTTCGGAATCTGATTCGTTTGGAATATCGATTGAAATGATATTAGGAATAAGTTTATCTGAAGCTACTAAGGAGTGAGCGACCCGCATAGCCAAAGAACTAGAGTACTTAGGACCTACGCAAAAAATCGCACAGTCTTTAATAGACTCAAACCTAACCAAAGAAGATATCTCTAAACAAACCTTCTGTATAAGAGCCTCTTCTCTTTCCCTATCTAATAATAAAACATTCTCCATATAAGAACAAAGATAGTTAAATTTGAAATAACATAGATTAAGATGATAAAAGTAGTCTTTGACCATATAGAAGGATTCGGTAAAATCACTGAGCAAGACTTTATCTATTCAGATCCTAAGGGAATAGCTGAAGGCAGGGACTTTATTGACTACTTAGAGGCTGGATGGGTGGAATGGGGAGCCTACTGGTATAATTTGAGATCGGTCAGACTAGACTTAACTCAGTATAAAGCCAGTAAGACTACGCAAAAACTAGCTCGAAGTATTCGCTGCAGTCGTCACCGATTAACCCTAGAGATTATAGAACTTTTAGAGCCTATTTATTCCAAGTACGTAGGAAAGCACGGATTTCAGCGTAAGATAGAATTAAAAGACTTCTTAACTACAGAAGACTTTTTTGTACTTCTCTACTACAAGGAAGAAAAACTAATAGGCGCATTAATCCACAAAGTCTACCAACAGGACGAAGAATCCGCATTTGTATCCTATCAGTTCCTATGGGACTACCAAGAACCTAAACTATCTTTAGGTAATATCTCCCAGATGTACGAATGCCAACTAGCAAAACTCCAAGGCTGTAAATATCTTTATCTCCTAGGAGGCTACGAAGAATCCTGCATATACAAATCCCAATTCAAAGGATTCCAATGGTGGACAGGAAAACAATGGTCTACTGATACCCTACTTTATACTAAACTATGCCAAAGAGATGCACATATACGAACCCCACAATAGACTAGAAGTAACCACCCCCAAAGGAAACGGCATAATCTGGCTAGTCACAGACTACGGCCACGAAACCGACACAATCTATACCATAATCCTAGATAACGGAGAACTATGGCAATTTACCCATAAAGACATAAGAGCAAGAAACAACCAAACCTTTAATAGAATCATCCCACCGTCTTCCTAAATTTTTTTCCTACCCCCCCCCACCCAATTTTTTTAAAACAGTTTAAAGCCAAAATTTTTCTACCCCCTAGGACTTAATTAGGTCTATGAGTGGTTGGGGGTCACCAATTTATTATACCCCGTCTTGTTTTTGCGCGGGGGCTCGCCCCCTAACATTATACGGATATGGATACCACTCTAGACGGAAAAAGATTGGCGGAATGCCAAGGCTTTTTCATTAAGCCTGTTCGCACCTCAAACGGTGAGAACCAGTACAAGTACATTGTTATCAATCCTCAGAATGGTAACAAAGACACTGCCATCGTGGCCTGGCTGTCCAAGTCATTGTCTGCAAAATACAATGACTTCGAGAAAGCAGGCCCTGACTGTGTACTACGTCTTCAAAAAGACGAAGACACAGACGAGCCTACGCACTACCTCTTGACAAGTCCATCGCTATACGTAAGTATAGACGAGCTACTTGCCAGCGGTACGTGGCAGTAGCACAAGGGGGACTACGGTTCCCCTTTTTTCACGCTTCTACCCTTTTAGGA